GTCAAATTCTGGAAACGGCCAAAAAGTTCAAGGTTCTCTACAAGGATAAGTCAAAATGGATTTTGGGGGAGCGGTCCTTTAAGACGCTGAATGAGATTGTAGCGTGGGCTAAAGCAGAGCCTATTGAGTTTGAGTTTTTCCAACGGGCGTTGACTGAGTTGGTTTGCAGTATGCAAGCCGGATGGATATCTAAGGGCGTAATGAAAGCCGGGGGTACCTTATAATGGATATCCGAAAGCATCAACCAAAGAGGCGTACACCGTCCGGGGATATCAAGAGGTCGGATGAAAATACCGAGACTTGGAAAACGCAGGAAAAGAGAGTTGCCAAAAGAACGGGGGGTACCCGTACAAGGGGGTCCGGGTGCGGGTGTAATATAGAGGAAAAGGGTGATATCAAAATTCAGAATATTCGGTGTGAGTGCAAATCAACCAAACATCAATCCATATCCATAAAGGTAAAGCAGCTTGCCAAGATCACCTCAGAGGCAAACGCTATCGGGAAAATTCCGGGGTTGGCTATAACCTTCAAAGACGTACCCGCCGGGGTTGACGATGATTGGATTTTATTGCCTTTAGGTTGCATTGAAAATCTGGAAATCACGCAAGTACCTGAAAAATAAGGGAAATAAAAATCGTAAAAAAAGTGCAATTAATTGCATTTTTTACTTGACAAGCCCCTAGAGCTTTGATACACTTTAACCATGATGATGAATGAAACGACACAACAAGCCAGCGAAGGGGGTAGCCAAATGAACGTATCAATCAATAACCCAAATCAGTATCGTCACGGTATCATGGTCAACTTGGAGGCTGCGGTTGCCGATGGTCATTTTGATCAATCTGCGGTGAATGCCAGAGTCCAGAGGGCAATGACCGTCCTGCGGACCTACGAAGTGGCTGAGTTGGGTACCTATGTAAATGGATGGAATGAGAATGTCACCGGATATCGCCTGACAAGCCCCGCCGGACGTACCTATGAGGTTCAAATCAGGGCAAACGGTCAAGGTTCCTGCAACTGCCCGGATTGGATTTATCGCAGACGGTCCAACGCCGGACTCTGCAAGCACGTTTTGGCAGTCCAAGGGTTGCATCAAGTGATATCCCAAAGGGGATAAATGAAACCTACAACTGAGGGGGGCTGCTAAAGCGGCCTCTTAGGTTTTTTGGGGGTAGCTAATGAGTGCCAAGAAAAAGATAAAGATTACGCTTAGAGCGGGTTATGTTTGCCCTGAAAAAAGGCGTAAAACTGAGGCAAAAGCTGAGTTGGATCACGGGTATCCGTGGCAATATGATGAAACTTATTTCATAGAGCTTAACGTGAAACGGTGTCCGTTGTGTCGTAAGCCGCATACGTTTCATATGGATTTTGATGAGTGGAAAACGGGGAGTTTTCCGGTCTAAGAGGTAGTATGTCATCTAGTGCTTTATCGAAGTTGGCAAGGTCTACTCTATCCAAGGGTGGACCTATCGTTATTCCTGCCCTCAGAAAAGCCGTTTTAGAGCATGATTCGGAGCGGGATGAGTCTTACCTACACGCATCCGGTCTTGAGGATTACTGCCCACGTCTTAACGTCATATCTCACATTTTCGGTATCAAGGTTGAAACCGGAATAGAGATAAGCTTTCAGCTTGGAATGACGTTTGAGATTGGTCATGCAATCCACTCAAGGATTCAGAATAAGCTTTTAGGGGAGCGTGTGCATAAAGTCTTAGGGCTTTGGGTATGTCCGTTCTGCTTGTCCGTTGCGGGCGGTGTAGAGCCTAAACACTGGCAACCATGCCCAAGTGTCAAGGGATGCACTCAAAACAACGGTAGGCATTTTTGGAGGTTTGTGGAATCGTCTAATATAAGTGACCGGCTGAAAATTGGGGGATCAATCGACGGGGGTATCTACAACTACGATAAGAGGGGTAACAAGGTTCTATCCGGCCTTGAGATTAAAACCATATCGGAAAAGGGATTCAACCGGCTCAATAAAGTCATGCCGGGTCATGTTCGCCAAGCCCAAATTTATATGTACTTATTCAACTTGCCAATGCAGACGTTTATTTATGTGTCGAAAGGTTGGCATGAACCAAGCGAAAAGATTGAGATTATTCGTAAGAATCGGTTGAAAGACGTGCAAGGTTGGAGGTGCGGCCCGGTATTTGAAACTGTAGTTTATAGGGATGAGGCTTTGATTACTCAGCTTGTGGAAGGTCGCAAGGCTGAGTTGGCTGCGTATGAGTCCTTGGATGCAGGGTTTGAGGAATACCCTCAGAAATTGCCGGAATGCAAAAGCAGAATGGCAACGAAAGCCAAGAATTGTCCGGCGGCTCACATTTGTTTTGACTTGGAGAAAAAATGAGTATAGCAGTATGCGGTTTGGATATCAGTTTGCGTGGGACAGGTATTGTGATTCTGCAAGATGGTCAAATTATGCACCGTGAAACCATCAAGTACAAGCCCGTTGCTAAGGAAATGACCATAACGAAATCCGGCAAGAGCAAGACGTTGACGGAGAGACAGAAGATTGAGCGGTTGCTTTATGTTGCTGATCGGGTTGTAGGACTATGCGCTCAATTCGGGGTGCAAGCGATTGCCCGTGAGGATTACGCCTATTCCAAAAGCTCATCATCTGTTACCGGGCTGGCTGAGGTGACGGGTGTTTTGCGGACTCATATTTACAATCATGGGGGAGCCGTCTTGCATACCCTTGGAATCACTCAGTCTCGTAAGCTGGTTATGGGGGTGGGTACGGGTAGCAAGGCAAAGGCAAAGAAATGGTTGCAGGATCAAGGGTATGAATTCGATACGGATGATGAGTACGATGCTTTCATGGTAGCTTTCACTCTCTATTATATCGTCAACAAGAAAAGCCGTGGGTCACTCAGCGTTTTACAGTTGGAGTACCTTGATGAGCTTGAGACTGAGATTCAAAGAAAATTAGGTGTGCAAGCGATTGCATCTTGACAAGTCAAAAAGACCTTGTTATATTATGGATAGTTTTTTGAAACGGCAACTTTTAATTGTAAAGGGGTAGTTATGACTTTGAAAATCGAAAAAGTGACCGCACAAGAGCCGTGGGATGCGTTCAAAGAGGAAATGCCTCAGTATTGTTCGGATGAAAGCGGCGAAAACATTGACGTGGTTTTGGCTGCGTTGCAGGAATACACCGCATGGCTTGAGCGCAAGGGTGTAAAGATGAATCAGTGCGTGGTATGTGAGCGGAAATTCAAAAACCGTAAAAAGGGGGTAGCACAAGATGACTGAGGAAAAGAAATTTGACGAAAACCCGGAAACCAACCTTACAACTGAGGATATTGAGGCGTTGCGTCTTGAGGCCAAACGGCTTGCGGACGTGGTAGATACCTCATATTTTGAGCTTGGCGGGGTACTCAATACCATTTCGGAGTCCGGGTGCTATACCGAGTGGGGGCATGACACTTTCGGGGCATTCGTGGAATCGGATGATTTGGGGTTTGCCCGCCGTAAGGCTTTCTACCTTATGATGATCCATGAACAATCTGAAAAGCTTGGGGTAGGAGTTGACGATTTGAGGGGCGTTGGATGGTCTAAGGCTAAAGAGTTCCTACCTATCTGCGAAACCCGGTCTGAATTCGACGTGTGGGCTGATAAGGCCAAAAAACTCAGCCTCAAGGATATCACCAAAGAGGTTAAGCTTGCCAAAGGAGCGGACCCGGACGCTGGTAAGGATGCTGAGGGCAACAAAATCACAACCAACCCTGAAACCGGTGAAACTTTCCACATTCTGACTTTTTCCCTTGCCGATAAGCAGTACGAAAACGTCTTGCTTGCTATCCAAAAGGCAAAGGAAATGGGTAAGAGCGAGTCCAAAGAGCATTTGATTGATATGATTGCCTTGGATTTCCTTTCCCACAATGCGACCTTTACCGACTTGGCTGAAAAGCTTGCGGATTGGTTCGTACAAGACGGTGATCTGAATGTGCGGATTGCTGAGGCCGTTAATGCCAAGCTACTCAAAGCTGAGGATGATGAAACCGAGTAAAGGTTTGTACTTGATATAGGGGCTTGCGAAAACTCGTAAGCCCTTGTATTATTATAAAAGTACATTTTTTGCTTTGGAGGTCTGCTATGGCTAAGGGACGTTCTACCGGCGGCGGGGCTGCGGCGGGCGGTGCCGCACCTGAATTACCGGAGCGCACGGTACAAGAATTAGAGAAAGCGTGGGATCAATTTCAAGGTCAAGTGGATAACGAGCTTAACTCTTTTGTGCCTGTCATTGAGGCATGGAATCTTGATTCAGCCCGTAAAGCCGCTATTCGGAATCCCATTGACGTTACCGATATGAGCGTTGCTGATTCACGCCGGTTGCAGCGTTTCACTAAAACTGATAACCATGACGATGCCATGCGGATGCTTGCCCGTTTGGGCGGTGTTTCGGACGTTAATACCAATGGTATCAGTATCAATTTCAAGTATGGTGATCCAAATACATTGGTGGTATCGCAAATCGGTAATGGACGTAATATCCAATATGACGTGAAATTCAAGGGGGGTCAGCCCTCAATCACTTATCATATGTTTGTGCCAAGACCGGGTGACTCAAACTCAGTTGCCCTTATGGGTACCCGTCTTACCTCTCTTGCCAATGACTTTGGTATCAAGAGGATCAATATTCCCTCAGCCGCAGGGTCCGGGGGTGGATTGGCGGGCGGTCCAAGGAAAGAAACTGGTTCTTACACCGGATACAGGCAGTGGTTGGGCGTTGGTGCCATGCCGAAAGGGTGGGGTACTCCCCGTGAACCCGGCGGTAGTTGGCGAAGTGCCGCTACCTCAGCTATGCGGAATGGCACGTTTGTCCGTTATGGAAACGAAGTTTATAAAGTGCGCCCGGAGGCAGTAAGGCAGCTTTTGGGTAGTGAGAGAAACCCCAAGTTCTTTTCGCCGCAACAGGTTGCACAAAATCCTATTCTTTTCGGGATTTGGTCGCAGTATGGTAGAGGCGGTCCAGCAACGGTCTTTCTTGGAGGGGCCAAAACGCAGGACGCTATCAGGAATTATACGAAACTCACAATGGCTCGTAAGATGCCGCAATTTCAGAATTTGGGGTATGGCAGACCGCATCCCCGTGATTTACAGATGCCCACTCGTACCGAGTTGAGGCGGGTAGCACCCGATTTACCGAGAGGCTAAAGGAGAAAGAAAATGGCAAAGCCCAAAGACGGTAGCGTAAGGACCGTATCAGGCATGAAACCAGTGAGAGTCCCTAAGCAGGGCAAGAGCAACGCAATGGATTTTGATTTTGATGCCGGTGTTGGAGCCGCAGTCAACGCTACAAAGCCCAAAATGAGCAAGAAACTGAGGGAGCAAGCAGCGAAAATGGGTAAGACCTCGCAGCGCATCATGCGTATGAATGAGAGGCTTGGAAAGAAAAAGTAATGTATGGGTTTTGAAATCAATCCCAAAAGAGAGGCCAATTACCGGCATACTCTAACTTCCCGTGATTATGAATATATGAAAAACTGTAAGGTCTGCCCCGTGGTGGACCTTTGCGGTGGTTGGTCCGTTTGGAATGATGCCCGTTGGTGTGTCGGACCCGGCCCGTGGTGCGTTGGTGGGGAACATCCTGACTACCCGCACGGTTGCAGGGTGATTTGTTCCCGCTCATCCGAGAAAATTGAGGATGCTACTTACGCTTTAGGACCGAGCAACTATGAGTCCAATCTTGAGTGTGATCCAGAGAATCGCAAGCACTGTTGGGACGTAGAGGTGGTTCCTGACTTGGGTATCGTAGGAAAGCACAAATGGGAGCCGTGGGATTTTAATTGGCCGGACGTTGGTTTTCAGCTTAACGCACATGCCAACTATCAACATCAAGACCTTTATACCATATCCCTCAAGCACCTATTCTATGCGACCCGTCGCACTTGGAGTCCGCAAAAGGATTTAAGGGAAAGATTCAAAATTCCTGAATCGGCTGCGGTTGCGATTACCAGTACCGTCCATGACGATATCCTTGACGTGCTTGCTCAAGATATTCCAACGTGGGCTGCGGCGTTGGCTGAGTACGAGGGTGTGACTTTCGTACTTGCTCCCAATTTTTCGGTTTATGACAACTATCCCCGGTTGGACAATCTCTTTCATATAAAGCGGAAATTCGTTGCTTTGGAGGCGTTTCAGCGAGAGGGTATGAAGGTTGTACCGGATATCTGCTTTACGACCTCTAGGGATTTTAAGAATCAGGTTGCTTGGATGCGGGAAAATAAGTGTGAAATGATGCTTATGAACTTTCAGGTTCAAGCCGTTACAACCGATACCCCGCAGTGGAAAGCCCAAATTAAATCCGCATTAATGGTACAGGATGCCCTTGGTTGGCCGGTACGCATGATTGCCTATGGAGCTACCGGGGGTAAGAGAATGCAGGATATTGCACGGCTTTATCCGAATACAACTTTTATTGATTCAAAGGCATATCGACTTGCTGAGTTTCATAAAGATTTGAATTTAGTAGTGGATAAGAGCATTCCGGTTAAGGATTTGTTTCATATGAATTGCGCCCAAAGTCTTGCCAGAATCCAAGAGGCCAAAGGACAAGCATTGAAATTGGGTGGGTAATCTGGTAAAACTGTAAATAGGTCAAGCCGGATATGGAGTGTGACAATGCCAGAGATTTTAGATAGATGCGTAATGGGTCAAATGGAGAGGGGCGTTTCTCAATCCTCAGCTTTTGCTATTTGTACGGCTGCTTTGCAAAGAGCGGGCAAATTGCCCCGTGGTAGGGGTAAGAGTGCCTTTCCTGGGTGGGCAAAAAGGGTTGCTTTACCGGAGCCGGTTTATTCTGGTATGGAGAATTCTTGGCCCACCCTAACGTCACCGGATCAATCACTTTTGAAAAGTCTTAGGAAAGTCCAGTTGACTGATAGAGAGGGTATCTTGGGGTCTGCCTTTCTGCATTCCAAAGTCATTGCGCTCAATCCCGAAATGTTGGAGAAAGCGGGCGGTCAACCCCTCTGGTACGGTGCTGTTGCTATCCATGAAGCACAACACGCTCTTTACGGCTTTGGGGAGCATGAAGCTACACGGGCAGAACAAAGGTTCCTTGGAAAGTGCTTTGGAGAGTCCAAGATGGATTTCGATAGACCGGGCATGTTCCTTTCTTGCCGTGCAAGTACGGTTGCTCAAGCCCAAAGGATGAAAGACGTACACGTTAGGCATCGTCGCAATGATTATCAGTTCCTTGTTTCCTGCGGATATACCCCACGGGTTGCCCGTAAGATCATTGAGGGCGGTAAGAGGGCTTATAAGGCCCGTTTAGCGGCTGCAATGCCTATTCGATTGATTGCTGCTAAAGACGCTAAGGACTATTTCGAGTTGGATGATACCTATCTACATGCAGTTGTGGATAAGGAGTTTGCCGCCTCTTTGGATGAGTTCGTTGTGGAAAAAGTTTTTCCGGGCTTTGATATTTATGCCGGTAAGAGCGGTATGAAAGAGCCTGAGAGATTTGGTGGTTTTCGCAGCGTTATGGAGGGGTATATTCGTCAAGCGGTTGGACGGGGAGTTGGGGTTAGTGAGCGTGGACCTCTTGGAATCGTACCTGTTTTGCGCCGTCATAATTGGGATATTGATGCGTTGCCGGATGAGTGGCAGCAAAAGAGGGCAGACGCTTTGGCAGAACTTACCGAAAGCCTGAAAACCGAGGGGCTTTACAATGATGAGGGTGATCCTACCGAGCCTCATTTACTCTGCATTTTGAACGGTTGGACACCGGTACCACATTTGGTATTCTCAGACGTAACCACGTCAATTTCTGGTTGATCCATTCAAACATTCTTGCTTAGTCCTTTCAGCTTTGTTATAGTCAGGGGTGAAAAGGAGGCCGTATGAGCAAAATCGACAAGTCCAAAATTGGGGGCTTGAAAGTCAAAGACCCTAAACGAGCCGCACCTGAGACAGTGGAGGAAAAGGATACCTCTGAGGATACGTCTTGGCTTGATGAGGGTTTCATTCCGGTAGAGGATGGTGTTGGTGATTCGGAAATGGCGAATGTACCGGGCAATTATATAGATATTCCCGTTGATGACCTCATTCCGAATTCGTGGAATCCGAATCAAATGAATGATAAGACGTTTGATATGCTGGTTCGTCGGATGCGGGAAGTTGGACCACTCAGACCTATTAACGTCATTGCGCTCAAAGATCAACCCGGAAAGTACATGATCATTGACGGGGAGCATCGTTGGAAAGCCGCAAAAGCCCTTGATTGGCCGTCTGTCTCTGCTCTGGTAATGGAGGGAACGCAGTTTGAGCAAGAGGATGCTCAAAAGTTCCTAACCATGCAGCTTAATCAAATAGCTGGTAAGACAAGTCCTGAGAAATTCCTGAAACTCTACAACGAAATGGTAGCGAAGTACGGGGATAAAGCCCTGAAAGACCTTATGGGGTTTACCGATTCTACTAAATGGAGGGTTTTGACGAAAGGGATTGCGGACGGCTTACCGGGGGAAATGAAAAAGAAATTCAAAGAGAAAATGGAGGGGGCAAACCCGGATGAATTAGGAAATATCCTGCAAGAAATCATGGGGATGTACGGCAATGATATGCGGTATAACTTTATGGTTTTCACTTTCGAGGATAAAGAGCATGTGTGGATACGCATGAACAAAGATACGCATCAATTGGTCAAGGATTTGGCAGATACTTGTAGGGCTGTTGGTCTGGATATCAACATTCCTCTCATTGATGCCCTTGACTTTGCGTTGACTCAGTTTACGCCCGCAGATGACGGTTTGGAGTATTCCAATGAGCCAAGTGAGAAAGAGCAAGCTACAATTCAAGAGGGCGGGGGATGATCTTAGAGCCTTAGATATTTACCCGGAAATTTACCGCCGGATAATGTCAGGGGAAGCGTCATACTCCGTTGCCAAGTGGTTAAAGTCCTTGGGGCATTTTGCCGAAATTAAAGAGGAATCTTTGCGTAAGAAGATTGACCGGGCAATTCCGAGTATTCAAAGAGAGGTACCACCCCAAGTCCAAGCAACTTATCTCCGTAAGAACGAAAACGAAACTGTAGAGCCGGAAATAGTTGAAAAACTTGATGAATCCGCTGAGGATTGTGTTGAAAAACTGCTTGAGTCGAAAGAAAAGCCGGGGGAAGTTGTCAAGGCTGAGGGGGATGAGGCTACTGAGGTGCAATCGGTTGCACCGGATGTAGTGGATTGTGAGCTTGTGCAAGACGATTTGCCGCCTAAACCGGTCCCGCCGCCGGTACCCCGGCCTCAGTTAAAAGAGGTTGCACAACTTGAGAAAGCCGCTGATATGCAATGGAGTAGGATCAAGATGCTGCATGAAAACGAGAAAAAGATTCAGCATTTGTTCCCGCAGGGTAGGCAGGAATTCTCTGAGTACCGTGCCATGCTGCATACTCTTATCGACAAGAAACGTGATCTTGGTATTGCCGGGTATGGACGCAGACAACCCAACATTACTCAGAACAATACCATCATTCAGGGTGACGTAAAGCAAGTTACCGAGCAAACCATGAATGTCATTGGTGATCCGAAAGCCCGCAGAAAAGTTTTGGATGTTCTCAGGCTTTTTAAGGTCCAAGAGGATGATGAGGATCAAAAACGGCTTGGTTCTAACGATGTAGCGGCTGAGGCATGACGGAATTAAATCAAGATGAACAACGGCTACTTACTTCCCTTTCCCCGGAGGAACAGGACTTAGTTTTACGGGTGTTGGAGGGGGATGAGGAAATACTTTCAGCCCTCTATCAAGAGGAATATGAGGAAGTACCAGTAAGCCCGCATAAGTTTTTTACCGACCCGTACTATTTGGGGCAGACCGGAGCCGATTTATACCCACAAATCTTGAGTGACTTGGTTGACGTTTTCAGTACGGATTGTGTGGAAATTGTGCTTGGTGGTAGTATCGGGTGGGGCAAATCCACGTTTACAGAGTTTGCAATTCTGCGGGTTTTGTATGAGGTTGCTTGCCTGAGAAATCCACAACGCTCTTTTGGTCTTATGGAGGGGTCCAGTATTGTCCTTATCAACCTTTCCGTTACCCACGCTCAAGCAAAGAAAGCCATTTTTACGGGTTTGCTTGCCAAGGTAAGGCAAAGCCCTTTTTTCAAAGAGAAATTCCCCTACGACCCGTCTGTTACCTCTGAGTTGCGCTTTCCAAAGAACATTACTATTTTTCCGGGTGCATCAACTGATAACTCTATCTTGGGGCTAAATGTCATAGGAGGTGCGGTTGACGAATCAAACTTTATGCCGGTAAGGGAGAAAGCCAAGATGCCGGGTATGAGGGGCGCAACCGTTGGTGTGTACGACAAGGCTGATTCTCTCTACAATGCTATGCTGAGGCGTATGAAATCCCGTTTTATGAAGCGGGGGAAGCTGCCCGGAAAGCTCTTTACCCTTTCCTCAGCCCAATACCCAAACGATTTTATTGAGCGTAAGACACGTCAAGCCTTGCATGATGACCGTATCTTTGTTCGTAACTACTCCCTTTGGGAAGTCAAGCCGCCGGGTGAGTATTCGGATGAGACTTTCAAGGTAGAGGTTGGCACGGATTTACAGGGATCACGGATACTCACCGGCAAAGAGCCGCCCAATACGATTGTCGGTAAGGTCATTGACGTTCCCATAGATTTTATAAAGGATTTTGAAAACGATATTGAGGGGTCCATTCGGGATATTGCCGGTATCTCTACTTTGACCGTTGACCAATTTATCAAGAATTTCAGAAAAGTAGTGGATTGCATCAATAAGAAAAGGCACCATGTTTTCACGGGGGAAAGCACAACTCTTGAGGATAATCATAAGTTTTATCGTCGGACCTATCTGAAACCAAATCCAGTTAAACCCAAGACTCGTAAGCCGGTCCTAATCCATAATCCAGAGGCCGTCCGGGTAGCGCACATTGACCCTTCTGTATCCGGTGATGCGACGGGTATTGCGGTTGGTCATATCGCTGATATGGTCAAAGTGTCCAGAAAGCAGCCGGACGGTAGAAAAACTGAGGAATATGCACCTCTCATATTTTATGATTTGTTGCTTCAAATACGCCCGCCTTTGCATCGGGAAATTCAGTTTGACCGTGTTCGTGACGTTCTTTATGAGTTGATTAAGGATGGTATGAAAATCCAGATAGTTACGATGGACTCTTATCAGTCAGCCGAGCCTTTACAGCAACTTAGGCGTAAGGGATTGATAGCTGATTTGTTGTCAGTTGACCGGACAACCGACCCTTACGATATCCTCAAGGCCGCATTCTACGAAAACCGGGTGGATATGTACGAGCATAAGATTGCCATGCAAGAGCTTAGGCAGTTGGAGCATGACCGGCAAAAGAACAAGATTGATCACCCCGAAAGAGGCTCAAAGGACATTGCGGACGCTATGGCGGGGGTGGCATTCACTCTCACAACTTACGCATCCAGACTCTATAAACCCACTGTTGCCGTCCGAACATTCGGATAACACAAGATGTAGTAGAGCATGTATAAAAAACGTCATTTATTCTTGACAAGCGAGAAATGGCGTGTTATGTTTTAAGCAGAAAGGAGTGGTATATTTATGAGCGAGAATGAAAAGCCAAAACGCAAAAGGTTGCCGTCCCATATCCGGGAACAGCTTATTAGCGAGCTTGGTACTGCCACGGATCAAGCGTTGGCTGATAAGTATTCAAAGCTTGTGGGTTTCACCATCGAAAGGCATACCGTATTCTATCTGCGAAATAGCCGGGGAATAGCTGCGTTTGCTCCCCGTCCATATACCCCACCCGCTTTCAAAGGTCGGTTTGAGGATGCGTATCCAGAGGTCAAAGAGCTTTTGGGCAGAGTACCTTTGCTGCATATCGCAAGGCGATACAATGTAAGCCGGTCATGCGTTAGAGCCGCCGCTGAGAGGCTTGGATTGCCCACACGGGCGCAAGACTTTGAAAAGATTTTTGAGGATGCCGGGTCAAACCCGTTGCCAGATGAGGCAAGACAAGCCGGATAAATTTGATACGTTGCGAGTCATAGCACCCCACCTTATGATTGCCCCCTTAACCGGGGGCATATTTTTACTTGACAATTCAAAAGAGTGTTGTTATATTATGTGCGTGAAACATATTTTTGCGGGGGTGCGAAATGACGCATGAAAGTGAGATTAATTGCTCCATAAGCAAGATTGAACACCGGGTATGGGGTGGTTCTTTGATTGCCACGGTGACGGTCCTGCCAACGGATGAGGATGATCCCGATGAGGTATCTTTTGGGGTTGATGTTGCTGAGTTCGTCAAACATCTTGAAGTTGAATCCAATCCATACACTGAGATTCTTATCGACAAAACGGAGCCGAAAAAACGGTTTGTTCTGCGTACCGTTGATTTTGTGGGGGGTCTGGAATCAGCCGGGGTCTTAGCTGAGTTGGAAAACGCCGGGGAAAGCGTAAATACGGATGCGCCGGACGGCATTGACGATGATGATATCCCATTTTGAGTAGGCAGTACAACATAAGCGGGCAAGACCGCAGCATTCTCTTTCACCTGAAAAGACGTGGGGGAGAATGTGAACTGTTTACAATACTTTACTACGATCTTGATATGCCAATGGGACGGGCAAGGCAAAGCGTAATGCCTCTCGCTGCCCGGTTGCGGGAACGCAGATTAGTTGCGTTTCCTTCAAAGCAGCCCTTGGTTTGTGCTATAACTAGGGTTGGAGAAAAGGTCTTATCCAAAGACCAAAAATCCATTACCGTTAAGGAGCAAAATGATGATATTAAGAAGCGAGTCGGAACTAATGCAGGGGCTAAAAGCCGCCGAATTACCCGTTACCGACCTACGACACCGCCTACCCCGTCACGAAAGTAGAGCTTGGGGAAAGCGTGACCCGGCGGGCATTCAGGGAGTCGTCTATCACCATGCAGCAAGTACCGGAACCTTTGAGGCTGTTGCTAACTACCATATAAAACCCAACCACATTTCCAGCCGGGGTCTGCCCTCCATTTCGTACACAATGGGTATCGACACGGATGGTACCATTGCGTTATTCAATGATTTCGTTTGGCGCACTTATTCTCAGGGATATTCCAAGCGTCCGGGGGATGAAAACGCTGAGTTTATGGCGGTCCTTATCCGGGGCAACCTTTGGAGTCCGCACAATCCCAACGGGCATGATCCAACGGAAAAGCAACTGTTTTCCGCAGCCGCACTTTACGATTGGCTGCATAGGAATTGGGGTTTGCATCCCTCAATGCTTTTCGGTCATTATCATTTTGGCAAGGCTTTGTGTCCGGGGTCCGCAGTCAAGAGATTGATTGAGACTATTCGGGGTGACGTGGTAGAGCCTACTCCTACCATGCTGCCAGAAAAGCAAATTAACTTGGTTGCCGATAGGCAAATTAAGCTCAAGACTTTGGGGCATTATTCCGGCAATATTGACGGTATTTGGGGTCCGCAGTCGGACTCTGCCCTAAGAGCATTTCAAGCTGAAAGCGGTTTGTATGTTGATGGTATTTGGGGCCGGAATACTGAGGCTGCTATGAAAGCTGCCCTAGCTGCAAAATAAAAAATGCCCGGTAGGAGTACCGGGTCTTGGTAGGATTCATTAGTGGGATTAGGACACTCTTTGGGAACTACCCTCTTGCATTTGCCCCTCAAAGAGTGCTTGTAGGTCCGCTAATTCCTGCCTTTGGCGGTCATTCAGGGGTTGACCGTTGTTATTGGAAAGTTCCTGAATCATTATCTCAGTCTCTTGGATCATTTCAGAGTGTGTCATTTTCAGACTCCTTTAGGCGATTGAGCCGGTAGTGTTGATATCGTTAATATGCCGGTATCCCGCTCCGATATTGACGCACACGGGGCCAAACCCGGTAGCAATAGACTCAGGGACCGTCAACCGCCGTCCGCAGCGTCCGCAACGCCCTTCATGCCAGATTTCGACACTCTCAGGGAGATTGCCGGAAAGCAACCGGGTGAAAAACCAGTTGAAAACCCTTGCGCTTTGGGCATCCCGGCTGATTCGGGAACGCCGCCCGTGAAAGTACCGGGCATTCTCGGTACCCGCATCAAAGATGGTACCCAAAAAGGTGTAGTCACTGGAATTTTCCGGGCCGGTCAAAACGCTTACGAAGTGAGGCGCATCCTCATTGGGTTGCCGGACTCGGAAAGTGAGGCGATTGCCGGTATCGGTATTGAGTAGGGTAAAGTAAGCGTTTCCTGCCAAGACGAATTGCCGGATATTTTGCTCTATGATATGCCTTTCCATTTCGTTTCCCCTTTCGGTTTGTTGTGTCGTTTCATTAATCATCATGGTTGTACTATACCAAGGCTAAAAAGACTTGTCAAGTAAAAAATGCAAGCGATTGCACTTTTTTTAACAATTTTCTCTTGACGTGTTAAGTAGGTTTGCGCTATTAAATATTTGTTATGGTTATTTGGTTACGAGAATTTTGATATGAGGTACCGGTGTAATGATCCCGTCACCGTTGCCGTATCCTATTGTCCTATGTGTCAGAAATCCGTAAATATTTTGTACGTTGAGGCTCGTAAGGACCGTGTTCTTTGCCCGCATTGTTTTGGAGTTTTCACTTACACACAGCCGAAAAGAGTTATAGTAAACCGTGGCATGATTGCGTCTGATGGTATGGACGGGGAGTTTCTGTATGAGGATTGATGTGTTTAGAGCGACGGGTGACGGGTACGCACAGGACGTTACTGAGGGGGTTGAGGTTGCCAAGATTGTAGCCGCCTTGCTGAGTAATAGTCCGGGTGTGGTAGAGATTGATTTTGCGGGGGTCATAGCGGTAGAGCGGGTTTTTCTCTTTGGGCTATTCAATTCGCTTTATCTACAGTTCTCGGTTGATGAGCTTCATACTCGGATTCGATTTAAGAACTTGGGAGATTTCGAGTTCGTAGTAAGACGGTGTGCGGTGTTGTCTTTGGAGAGTGTGCTGAAAATTCAATCATCCTCAGCAACGTAATCAGTCTTTTTCAAGAGCGTACCGGGCTTTGCTGATTCTATCCAATAGATCATTTACCCGTACAAAGGCGGTATCTAAGGTTTTTTCCGCAGCCTCTTGTTTTGAGTGTTTGGCCCGTCTATTTGCCATTAACACGAATAGATGTTCTCTAAAGGTTACTTTGGTTTCGGTGATTTTTTGGAGTTCTTTGCACCGGTCAAGTGTTTGATCCACTCGTATAAAATCGGCACCTATTTTGCCCCAATATTGTTGTTCTTGGAGGTCGGTACCTATCTCACTAGCCTCAATGCAGGAAAGTGCATTCTCTAATGTTTCGAGTCTATCACTTGCTTGGTGTAGAAGTTGCTCCAAGGCTTTCATAACTGATATACGAATTTGTGTATCCATTTTAATCATCCTCAGCAACGTAAAGGCCGTATTCAATAATAGCATCTAACAAGTCCGGGTGTTCGTCAAGTTTGTATCCGGTTGCCCTCTCAAATTCAAAGAAGATATCGCAGAAATGATTGGAGCCTTGATCTTTTGCTTTTGCCTCTCTATCGTCTGCTTGGCTCATTTTACGCATCCCCCTCAGTTACGAGTACCCACCCCGGCCCGCTGGTAGGATTCTCAGGAATAGCCTCATAAGCGGCCCTTTGCATGGCCTCAGTCAAATCCCGCCGGTATTGGGCATTGCGCCTATTTGCCGCATCCATAACGTAATCCAGAGGCAAGAAAGTACCATCCCCATATTCATAGTCCGGTAGTATGGATTCATTTTCCATAAAGGTACCGTCCGGGGCAGTAATTAGAAGCTGCCAACCGTGATCATGGTACAACTCAAAATGAAAACCGCTATCACCGGTTGCCTCAAATCCGCTACAAATCTCAGTCCATTCGATTGCTGCCATTTCGTTGCCCCTTTGGTTTGTGCCATTAAGTACCATACGCACACTATAATAAGGCTAAAAAGTCTTGTCAAGTAAAAAATGCAATCACTTGCACTTTTTTTCATTAGTAACGATTTCTCTTGACAAGCCTAAAAGTGAGTGTTAGATTGATGGAAACTTTGACAAGCGGGGGTAGCAATGGATAATCAAGAGCTTGCGAAAAAGATGATCAATGACCTTAGTTCCCACGTCAATAACATGGGTTTGGATGAGAATGAGTTTGCGGATGAGTTCTTTCAGGCTTTGGCAAGGGAGCATAGGACGTTGCAAGCGTCTATTGTGCGTGTACTACTAAAAGGATTGGTCCGGTACGGTGAAAATATCAGTACCGACTTGCGGAATGAAGCTGCGAAAAAGGCGTGTAAGGCCGTTTCGGACGTAATCAGGTCTTGCCCTATCCCTTTTATCTAAATGGAGGTCTGAGGCTATGTGGGAGCATTTTAAGCAGACTTTTGAGGGTATGTCCAAGCTGGAAATTGCCTCTGAAATTGCCGGGGGCTTTATGGTCTTTGGGCTGATAGGTCTTTTGTGGACTCTTGCGGCGGTCTGGTAATGGTTTATATAGGTAGATTTTTAGGCGGGGGTGGGAACGTAGCTGAGATTGGTCCCATGCTTACTTGGCTTGTAAAAAAAGATATAAAAGCTGAGTTTGTTCTTTTTGCCAACGGGAATTTTGGTATTCGTTTACTTGAATCAGAGGTTTCAAAGCTGCCTACCTATGAGGATAAACCTTATTTACCCGTACCGGATGAGTGGGGAAGGAATACGCAAGGCGGTCATTCGGTTTATAAAATACATGAAAACGAGGATTGGTCTAAGCGTGTCAAAGCCTTTGGAAAAAACACTGGTTGGATTAAGGTGGGGTTAGCAAATGTGTAGGGTCTGCGATTGGGAAAGTTACGTTGATAAGATTGAGGGTATGATTTCAGACGGGGAGTACAAGTGGGCTGAGGATACCCTTTCTGGTATTTTGGAGTGGGTAGAGGAAAATGGTCATATCACTGATAAGCAAATGCGGGCGGTTGATAATATCGAATCAAGGGGTAATTGAGTGGGATTTTTCAGCAAGAAAAAGAAAGCCAAGCTAAAGGCTATTGAGGAATGCGTAACCGGAATCAAGATATGGACGGATGGTTCATGTTTTCCAAATCCAGACGGAGAGGGCGGTTGGTCTTTTGTGATCCGTGCGGATGATTTATGCGTTGTGAGGTCCGGGTATATTCCAGAACCATGCACCAATAACCGGGCTGAGTTGCTTGGGGCTATTGCGGCGTTGAAACAACTGGACAAGAATACCCTGCTTTACAAACCCGTGACGCTATACACCGATTCACAGTACGTCCAAAAAGGCATTACTCAGTGGATAAGTGGGTGGATAAGCCGGGGTTGGCGCAATGTTCAAGGTCAACCGACTCCGAATAAAAAGCTTTGGCAGTTGCTTTTGGATGCCAAGTCCGGCATTAAGGTCCAATTCAAGCACGTCCGGGGTCACACCGGGGAGCCTATGAATGAGCTTTGCGATTGGTTAGCCAATGCTGCCAGAGAAAATAAGGTGGGAGTGGTTTACCAAGGCTGTTTCGCTGATTTAGATGACTCTTTGCGGGATGTTATGGATAAAGAGGGTGACGGTACCATGACTACCATTGCGCCGGATATCTCTGAGGATGATGTAATGGGAAAGCGGTCAAACCGGCCAAAACAAAAACCGGTTGATTGGAAAAAAGCCAATAACCCGTTTGGTGATAAAGACGATGATCCGTTTTAGGAGAGACAATGACTGAGAAAGCGAAAGTGCCAGAGGATTGCCCTAAGTCTTTTCAGGGAATTGGGGATGAGCGTTGTTATGCGTGTCCTTTGGGATATGGTACGGATGCAGAACCATGTTGTCCGTTCAAGTTCGGAATTCCAAAAGAGGTACGGGATGCGGTATTGGCTGAGGATGATGAGGCGAAAGCGTCTTTTGATCCAGACGATTGCACCGGGAAGTATGATCCGGTCACAAAACCGTGCTGTATTTGCGGAATCATTGACGAATGCCCGCACCGTCCGGCTCAAGTGGAAGTCCTGATACAATGGGATGATAAGGGCAGACCGGTTTGCGTGTGGGATAAACCCAACAATTACATACGTTTGCGGGCTATTGATTTCCCGGAGCAATGGTGGGTTATTCGGAAAGTGCCAAAATCAAGCTGCAAGCGTTGTTATGGCAGGGGTGTTGTGGGGCTTGATGCCAAAACGAAAGCCCCGGTATTCTGCGGATGCACCAAAGGCGGGATTCGGAAAGTGCCAAAACCAAACGTGAAAGATAGGGTACAGGCTATTATTGAGGGTGATTACCGTCCGGCTCTTGTGGGTGCGGATGGAAAACCCATACAAGGAGAGACAAATGGCAAAAGAAATGAAAAACATTGACGCAACGATTGATGGTGACATTCTGACTCTGAAAATCGACTTGACTAAGGATTTTGGCCCGTCCAAGTCCGGCAAGACCGTCATTATCGCATCCTCAGCGGGAACGGTACCGGTAGAGGGTGCGGATGGTGTGAAAATGGGGGTGAATGTCTTTAAGAAAAAGGAATAAGCCGTGGATGAGCAAGAGGAAAAACGGCGGGCTGAGGGTGATCTTTGGAAAAACATCTATGACCTTGTGTGCCATATCCTCAGCGGGGAGATAGAAAGCAAATGTGGGGATGCGTTTGGTTTGATCGGAGCCAAGTGTGACGGCCAACCGTGGGCTTGCCCCGGACCCGATGATGAGGATGGTGATGAAACTGTAGATGCGCTTTGCGACGGATGCAGTGGTAGTCCGGCGGTAAGACCTTTGGAGCTTGATGAGATTCTACCACCAAATCTAATGCAGCAAGACCTTGAGCGCATTCAGGCAGTCGCTTTGGAGCGGTCAACCTTTCCGGTATTGCCGGGGGATGTTCGCACGGTGACGGTAAAGCAGCCGCAGTTGATTAAAGAGGTGATTCGGGAAGTGGAAAACCGAATTGAGATACCCATTATTGGGGGCGCACAAATGACTTTTAGGAGTGCTAAAGATGAAAGCAACTGATTTCTGGAAAGCTGTCCGTAACATGGCTGAGGCTTGCAAAACCGGTTTTGAGTTTGGCTGCGATGGTTCGCCTTGTAAGCGGGAACAGATGTTCCATGATCACGGTGAATGTGAGGGATGCCCCGGTGATTCTACCTTTAGTCCGGTAGCGGTAGAGGGCGTTACTAAGGCTGAGTTGGAGGAAATACGCATGATTGCCATTGCTAAGTTTACGGATGCGTCCGATACTGCGGAGATAAAGCTGAATGGCAAGGAAACCTCTTAAATCAGAACATAGCGTAAGGGATTTTAGGCAAGCTTCACCCGCTGCATTGTTACCCCTAATCCCGTACCTGAAACCTGAATGGACGGTGTGGGATTGTGCGGCGGGTCAAGCTCGCTTTGTTAGGGCTTTGCTGAATCACGGCTTTACAGCTTTTGGCACGGACGTACTTACCGGCCAAGACTTTCTCACTTGGTTGCCCCAAGATGATTGGGATTGCATCGTATCGGAGCCGCCTCTTTCCCGTTTGACGGGCTTTTTCCAGCAAGCATACGCCTTGGGTAAGCCTTTTGCCTTTTTGTGCGATACCGGAGCGTTTGGTGGGCTGAAACGGCGTTTTCTATTCCGTTCTTATGGTGTAGAATTAATAATTCTGCCCGGTCAACTCGAAAATCTTGGAGAGGGCGCAAAGAGAGTGGAAATGACGTGGTTTACGCACGGTCTGAATATGGGTAAGGAGTTGACCTTTGCAGAACATTTGGTTTGAGGTCATATTTTTCTTGACAAGACCTTTTGACCTTGTTATAGTGTAGCCAATTGACGGGTACTTTCCCCGTTGGTTTTTGTGTCGGGTCTAAGGCTCGGTTGTCAAAATGGGTTGACACCGGGCCTTAACCTTTTAAGGAGAGTGGCATGACATTTTTTGAATGGCTTTTACGTCCGTTACTTAGGTGGGCTGCGAAAGTGAGAGAGAAAGCGTATGAGGATATGCTGCGGGGTTTATCTGAGGCTGAGTTGCAGCAAGTCAAGGAATGGCAGGATACCCGTGAAAAGGTTTTCCTCAAGTACAAGCACGGTGATCTTAAATGGCGTGATACTCTTGGTTTGCGCTACTGTGATATGCTGAGTCCGATTGAGCAAAAGCGGTTTTCGACTCTTAATGATGTAGAACTTATATTCCGCAATGAGCGGCTTAGACTACAAAGGATGGAAATAGATGGATATTGTCGTACCGGGCAAGAAACCAGTGCAAATGCCCAAGTGTAAGATTTGTGGATATCCAAACACTCTTATTGAAATGAGCTATCCGGGTATGTGTGGTAAGCAGCGGAAAAGGCGGCAATACGTTTGCACACGGGATGGTTGCTCAAACCGTGAAAGATACCGGATTCACCTTAAATAAACTTGACAAGTCTCTAATGTGTTGTTAAATTGGTTAGATGAAACGACACGAAAGGAGCTTAACGTGGAAAGTCAATTAATAGCAGTTGAAGGGGATCATCCCCTTGCAAAACTTTTGGAAAAGATGGTAGGGGGTAGAAAGCCCAAACACGTAAAACCTGAATTTGAGCGGGTACCGGATAATGAGCTATTCGGTTTTCTTATGCACCTATATGACCAAGAGAGGTCTTTGCCGATACGTCTTGCACTGGCAAAATGCTGCGTTTGCGGGGTACCGGTTGACCCTCATAAGCAGACTTGCTCGGTTTGCAACTACTTTACCTCACTGCCCGCAATGGATGAGCGGGATTTGGTACTCAAGGAATTCGAGGGCAAGCGTCTTGAGCCTGAGACACCGGATGATGAGGGCTGCAACTGCCCCGCTTGTCAATTGAGAGACAAAATGCGTAACGGGGAGCCTTTTGATGAGGCTGATAAGGCATTGTTGACTGAATTGATGAGTCAGGGTCCACCTTTCCGCTTGGATGAGGATGAGGATGAGCGAGAATAAGACACAACCGCCGGATGGTGAAAGGACGGGCATACGGGTAGTTTCACAACCAAGCCCGGATGAATCAGAACTTTTAGAGCTATTCAAAGAGGTCGGTACGGATACCAAGGGGGAAAGTGCTGAGTTTTTCCGTTGGTATTCATGGCTGACTAACGCACACGTTGGAACCAGTTTCGTATCTGTTGACAAGGCTTTTGAGTTCATTAACACGCTGGCAGCGTTGATTCCAACTAAGCTTTACCGGTTGCCGGACATTGATCTTAATGCGGAAACACCCGAAACCCCTACCTATACTCTGGCAGACAAGACCTACAAGCACTGAGGTTGATCCATGTTTGATGCTACCTCTAATGACTTGATTTTTACTTTTGCGGATGGTTGGACAATACCGGCAAAGCTGAAATCGTTGGAACAGCACATGGATTCCCCGATTGAATACCGAGAGGGCGGTATATCAATAGCTATGCGTTTTCCGGGTCGCAGGGAGATTAATCTTACGGTTTATATGGAGGCTGCGGATGCTGCGGGTTGGCAAGAGCGTGTCAATTCGCTGGATAATTATAAAGCGGATGCGGTGTACGGTGATGCGGTACTGCATGGCTGTTGGCCCAAGAGTGTGCAAGTTGATATGGCTTGGGATGCGGCTGAGGTAGAGATTATCTCAGATTCGCTTATAGAGCCGCCTGAGATACCAGCGGTCAACTTGACTATTAAACCGGAGCGTCCGACAATGGCTAGAGTTCGTTTGATTGAATAAAGGAGTACGTCATGTATTGGCTGATAAAGTGCCTTTGGAAGCGAACAGCGGCAAGCAAGAGGGGTTATCCGAACCAGTGGCACAACAAAGACTTTAGAAATCGGGATACGCTTTTCCTGCGGATGCGGAAAGGCTCTTGGATGGATAAGTTCTTAGCGTGGGCAAGTATGAGTGGTACGACTTACGGAGATTTGGTAGCCGTCCGAAATGACAGGTGGCACAAGGTCACTGCTTGCGACGGGGGCAATCCGCACTCCAAGTTTGTGATACATGAAATGGTACATCATATGCAGTGTGAGAGGCGATTGACTTATGGAATGCAAGCGATTGCATATACCCTTGAGTGGGGTTGGAGGTGGGTTGCCGCCCTTTTCGGAAAGCAGACACACGCCCGGTACGATAACAAGTATGAGGTGGAAGCTTGGAATAAAGCCGGTCAAGATATCCGGGATTGGAAAGCCGATGGTCTTGATCCGAAACGCCCGTGGGTGATCTAATGAAAGGCTTGCGGTATTTTGGTCATTTCAGGACACCGGCTGAGGCGATAAAGCATATCAAGTTTGTTGGTGAGGATTTGATGCCGGGTGATTGGTTCTATAGTAAGCGGAATGGAGAGGCTTATATTTGGGACGGGGGAAACTGGATACTTATGCTTGGCAGTACCGGGGAGCCGCAGCCGATTTTCAGAAAAAAGGAGGGTAGATTCATGGAGGTCTATGAGGTCAATTACGATTTGCCGGGTAATACCCCAATGGCTGAGGTAAGGACTATTGAGTGACTTCGACAAGAAAGAGGCCATGCGTGATCCGGGTATTGTGGGGATAGTTTCTCGCACCCTTGCACGGCATACCCATGTAACAGGTACGCCGGACCCGCTGAGTCCTGAGAAAGTTGCTGAGTGGGATGGTATGAGCAAAGTGAGGCAAGGGGATATAAAGCTGCCTAAAGGGGTTTACTATTGGGTGGGTGACTTCGATTGCCCGATTGCAAAAGTAAGGACCATAGAATGAGCAAACTACCAAAAGGTACGATAGTTACCAAGACGAAATTTGGGTACAAGCCTTATGTGGAATATCCGAGTATGGGGAATACTCATATCAATACATTGCAGGATTTGAAAGATTTTCTTGATGAGGTTGCCGCTGAGTATCTTTACAAACCAGCTACCAATGAACTGATAAACCAAATCTACAGACGAATCAAAGCCGCCGTACCCGCTACCTTGGGGGTAAGGGTCAACCTGACAAGAGGTGGAAACGTCCGGGTTGAATTTGAGGGTGCTGAGGAAACCTTTGGTTGCTCCAATGACGATATGAAATACTTTTTCAGTGACCTTTCGTTTGACGTGGCAACCGTGCGGTGTATCCAATAAAAAAAAAATGCCCGGTATGGGTACCGGGGCTTTGGAAGGGAATATGTGAATGGGTTTTTGTAGGCTTTATTCGTTTTTCAATGATGCCATTCTAGCAAGGCAGTAAAGCCTTGTCAAGTAAAAAATGCAATCAATTGCACTTTTTTTCAAAATAGTTTTTAACCCCTTGATTTTAGTTGACAATTCATAAAAGCAGTGTTAAGTTTCTTTTATGGATGCGAAAAGATATAATCAAACGCCGTGCATAGGGTGTGGGTATTGTTGCCAAACCCCTTGCGTATTGGCTTTGCAGACTTACGGGATAGACCGGCTCAAGAAAGAGCGTTGCCCGTCATTAAGGTGGGATGGTAAAAGATGGTTCTGCCAGCTTGCAGAAACGTCTGAGAGGGTCCGTAAAGACCTTTGGATAGGTGCGGGTTGTTGTTCTGCCTTAAATACCAATAGGAGAGAGAATAGACCTATTAAGCCGTGGGAATTTGGAAAATGACTTTAAGCGGCCTCAGAAAGAAGGATAGGGATTTTGTCTTGGACCTCAAGGATTTCCTTGAGTACGAGTTGCAGAATTACGTTGTGAGGCGTTTTCAGCAAGGCGTGAATATCCTGAATAAGCTCATATGCCAAAAAATGGAAAAGAAAATGGGTAAGGCGTATGCTATTCATAAATGGAGTTGGCAGATAAAAGAGCATCAAGGGTCGGACGTACCGGCTCATTCGCTTGGATTCCATTTGATTATATTTCCACCTAAGCCGTCACCCCTTACGTCATTCGTAGTTTCGATTGGAAAGCCGGGTTTTGAGTTTCCTTGGCCGGATCATATCGTTAAGGCAAAAGTGCGGTGTATCGCATGAAGCTACCCATAATATTTCCGAATCAGAATGAGAAAATAGTCCATGACTTTCGCAAGGCGTTGTCTGAGGATGAGTATTTCAATGCCTCTAAAACTTCTAAAGAGGCTAAAGAGTCTGCCTTTGGGTTTGCGAATAAATACTTGCCGAAAGGGTGGACTTTTAATGTTAGAGATTTGGCCGGGTGGGGAGATACGGTCAAGATTCAGGTGAATTTGCAGCCGCCAAGAGGGAAGGAAATCTATACTGTAGAGGCGGTCTTGCTCATTGATGACGGGGTGTACCCGCCGCCTCTGGCAACGGTAAGGCTGGTTGGAAAGTGATTGAACCACGCATAACCAAAGAGAAATTAGAGCATTTTCAGCGGACTATTGTGGATTTTCACCGCAGCAAGCTCATTATCTATGATCCCCAATACGAGTTTTATGATGCTACCCGTCAATTCTATGTTTGCACCGATTATGATAGCTATCTAAGAAGGATTTACCGTGGATCAAAGCAGACAGATGCCGTTGTGTGGGCTGCTTTCGCTGAGGCTAAGATTCGGATGGTTGTCTTTACCCCTATTCTCAAGTGCGCTTTGGACCGGCTTAGAAAAAAGACCCCTCGTAGGTCTAATGATCCGGTCTTTTTGAGTATGGTCCAGCTTGATACTCCTACTATCCGAAAGTTTGAACATGCTTGCGCTCAAGGTAGTGTTTTGGGGCTTTGGGAAACGATGACCCGTGATCCCGCTCCGTTGCTTGCCCGTGTAAGGTTGGTAGGATGAGTAGTATAACGGAAAGGCGATACAACCGCATAAAGAAAAAGCTATACGATGCCCTTGAGTACGATATGCCATTGCTCCATGATGAGAAACAGGGGCAGGATGAGGTATATAGAACAATCAAAAGCGTTTTGAAATCTCCGAGTACGTGGGACGTTAAAGTGTGGGTAAACAAAACGGTCCAACCGGCATTAAAGCAACCGGGTATGTTCTATTATTGTGCAAAACTGCGGGTTTTGGGAACGCCGGATGAGGTTCATTTGAATATAGTAGCCGCTCAAGGGGGAGGTAGAGATATCAAGGAATTGCGGTTGGCAAGAGTGAGGTGTATTGCCTAATGGATAAAGTTGTGGTTGATGGATTCAGGCAATTATTGAAAGACGCTATGCGGGAATGTATGAGGATCAAGGGTATCGACTCCCCCAATAAATTTGATGATACTGCTTTGGACTTTATTCAAAATGCGTTGGAAAGGCACCTATGGCCTCAGTATGAGGTATCGGTGCGGGTTTATAGGGGAGTATTTGAGGCTAAGATAATCCATGTTGATAATAATGAGGTAGAATGGCTTTGGCCGTATTTGGATATGCTGATTTATAGTAAGGAGTTGGCAGTGGTAAGGACAATACAATGATTAAACCAATGAAAATAGTGTTTTGGTCTTTTTCCTTCGGAACCATGTTGATCATCGTTTTAGTGATTATGCTGCTACTTTTACCGGTTTCTATACCCTCAGATGCGGTAAGTGCAACCGATTGCACTGAAAACATAACTGTCAATCCGTGCCATGACTGCCCGCCGCCGGGTCTGAGGTGGCAAACACCCGAAACTCCAAGGATGCCCCAAGTAGAGCCGCCTTGGAAGGAAAGGAGAGAGTGAATGTACGAATACAAAGCCCGTGTGGTTAGAGTAGTTGACGGGGATACAATGGACGTATCCATTGATCTTGGTTTTGGGGTTTACAAAAGGGAGCGGATAAGGCTTGCGGGGATCAATACCCCTGAGACTTTCGGAGTCAAGAAAACAAGTGATGAATACGCCGCAGGAATGGCTGCTAAGGAGTTCGTACAATCGGTCTGCCCCGTTGATTCAATCATCGTTATTCGCACCGATAAGGACAAACAGGGCAAGTATGGCCGGTACATTGCCTATGTGTTCTACCATGATTCAGGGGGTGACGAACCAAATCACTTGTGCCTGAATGAAACACTGCTTGCAGCCGGTCATGCGGAAAAGGTGGATTACTAATGAATGAAAGAGTCTTAGGGGATGTTACGGGTGACGGACCCCAATACATGACGTTGGTGTTTCCCTACGATTCAACGGGGATTCTCCTTGGCATGAAAAAAGAGGGATTCGGTAAAGGGCGTTGGAATGGTTTTGGAGGCAAGGTAAAGGAGGGAGAGCAATTAAAGGATGCTGCTGTACGAGAGTTGAAAGAGGAATGCGGCTTGGAAGCTTCCCCGGATGATCTTGTAGAGGCTGGAATCCTGAATTTCTATCCATATTATTGTGTGGTATTCGTGTATGGGTATAGGGTTAAGGGTGACTTGAGGCAGGAAAGACCCGTGGAAACGGAGGAAATGATACCACGCCGGTTTGCTAATGAGGAAATACCTTTTGATCAAATGTGGGCCGATGATTCATATTGGCTCCCCTTGTTTTTGAAAGGTATCCCTTTTGTTGGAGAATTTCATTTTAACGGGGATGATTCAGTTAGAGAATGGTCCTTAGAGGGTATGCCGTGAAGTAGGAAAGGTGGATTATTAATGAGGCGATATTGGGCTTACTTGAAAGTGGTTTTGAGGCACAAATACTACGTTTACAAGGCGTGTCGGATAATGAAAGTGCCTTGGTGGATTGCGGTAGTCCATGATTGGCGCAAGTTCCTACCGAGAGAGTTTATCCCATACGCTCACAACTTCTACAATGCGGACGGCTCCAAGCGTACTGTTCGGGATAAAACCGGTGCCTACGACCCTGCGGCTCAAGCAAATGCGTTTCAGCTTGCATGGCTGGATCATCAACGGGCAAGGCACCATTGGCAAGCTTGGTGCGTGATAGGTGACGGCGGTAAGCTGAGTCCAATGACGATGCCGGAAATCTTTGTGAGGGAGTTGGTTGCCGATTGGATGGGAGCGGGGGCTGCTTACGACAATTACAGTCCGCAGGGTTGGTACAAAGCAAATAAAGATTCTTTGGTTGTTACCCCGTCAACTACGATGCTCATTGAGCGATTGTTGCAGGATGAGGTACCGGTAGAGAATCCTTTTTAGGGGGTAGAAATGGCTAAGTATCGAAAGAAACCCGTTGTCATTGAGGCGTGGGAGTTTGGCTCCGGTACGCCTAAGCCTGAATGGTTGCAAAAGGCTTTTGATGAGGGAGTGATAGCGCATGATGGTCCTTTGCTCAAGGTCAAGACGCTTGAGGGAGAAATGAGTGCCTTTCCGGGCAGCTTTATCATTCAGGGAATCAAGGGAGAAATCTACCCTTGTGAGGCTGAGATATTTGAGGCTACTTATGAGCATGTTGACGATTAAAGCCGTGGATATCTATTACGGGGAGCATAGTCCAAGGTGGCAATATGACTGCTTTAGGTGCAAGTTTGGTTGGTCATGTGGTATGACGTGTGAGTGTGTGTTGCGAACATTCCTGATAGGAAAGATGCCGCCCGCTGAGAGGCAACAGCAAGTGAATGAGGCACTAATCTCAGCGGGCTTGGAGCCTGAGTTTTAGGGTTTTCCCTGAGAATGTTTGTTGGTCTGCCTTTTGTTCGGCACGGTACCGATATCAGCATAGGTCCGGCGGTAGCGCACTCTTGCTTTTTCCAAGGCTCCTACCAGATTCACGCCTTGAACGCCCCGGACACCCTCATAGCCCTTTTTGCCTTGTTCCCGTACTTGCCGGTCCCTGAATCGTACCTTAGCGCATGGGTTTTTCTTTGGTCCTGCCATTGTATCTCTCCTTATTCCGGTACCGGTGTGGGGAATCCCCCCGGCGGTAAAGTGTTTAGCTTACTTTCAAGCCTTATATTCGAGTCACGCAATTGCTGTAATATCGCAGTTTGCGCTTTCTGGTTCTCTTGAACATCATCCATTTCAATGCGGTAGATATCCTCATCAACCTTTGTATCGCCAAGCTCTTTCACGTCCGTTTGTAGGTTTTCAATCGCATGGTCCCTATCTGAGTTGACGAAATCGGAGATAAAGATGATTGCGGTGCCAATGGCTACGATACCAACGGCAACAGCCACTATCTTGCTCCAAAGCGGGAAAGGTGTTTTCTCTCCATTTTTTGTCATGGCTCAAGTCCTTTAGGTAATAGTACGTCTGCCTACCCTTGGTCCTTGCGGTGCTGCGGGTGTGGGGGTCGGTGTTCTCAGCGGACCTCTCATACCGGCTACCACTTGTCTCATATCTATTGTACCCCATTGTGAGGCGGCTGGAAATGTGCCGTCCCTATGGATATTCCGAATACGGTTATCCAGATTGTTGACCCGGTTTACTATGCGGTCATTTTGGGCTATGAGCCGTTGCCTTTGGCCCGGTGTGGTACCTCTGGCATTTGCGTTGGCAATAACCCTATCCTGTTGCTGGATAAGACGGCGGCGTTGGTTGATGAGGGTTTGGGCTTGCCTATCCCGTTGCTGGACTGCCATTTGCGTAATATTACGTCTGGTTTCATGCCCACGCTGCCTTATTCGTTGATCCGCATTCAGCCTCACACCCTCAATCGCTGTAGCGGCTCTTTGGGAGTCAACTCCCCACCTGAATATCGTTTGGGTGGGTAGTCTGGTTGCAGCAAGTTCCTTAGCAATCCTTACTTGGTTTTGCTCGCTGAGATTGGAGCGTCCTAAATCCATCATATCAAGACTGCCTAAGAGTCTTTGGTGTTCCCTAACTATGTTTTCAACGGGAGTTGGTTCTATAATAGCAACAGCCCCGCCGCCCGCTGCGCCTCCACCTGATCTGCCTTTAGCCATTATCTACCTCCAATAACTCGACTACGTTCTACTGCAAGACTGAGTAATTCAACACGCCGTCGCATATCGTTTTGCGCCCCTGAAAGCCTAAAGTTGCCCTCATTCCGCATGGTAGCTGCTATTTTGGTTTCGGATGCTCTTGCGGCTGCTAGTCTGCGTTCAAGTTGTGCCGTGGGAAATGTCCGGGCAAGGCCGTCCGCTATTGGTGAATTACCCCTGAAAGGCGGTGGAATGCTCCCAATTCTTGTGCTTCTATTCCACATACTATTACTCACACCGTCTGGTATGGTTGTTAGGTTGCGTTGACGGGTTGACAGTACGCCGATTGTCTCTGCGGGCGGTCTTGCTCTTGATGGTAAAGGTCGTGATCCGCTGCCTTGAAGGGGAGCGGTTGGTGCGTGTTCTACGAGTATGCCCCGTTGCCGTGCGCCTTGGAGTGGACCGGACTTGGAGCGTTGTGCGGCAAGCTCTCTGGTTCGCCATTCAGCTACCTGTGTGTTCATGGCTGAGATTGCTCCCGGTGTATGTCCGGGGAACGGAAAGCGGGCCATGACTCGGTTTTCCTCATCATTGAGCATTGTGTTAATATCGTTGTTACTTAATGGGGCGGCTCCCGCTGCGGCTCCCCCTCCCGCTCTGCCTTTAGCCATACTTTATCTCCTATTCCGGTTGAATGCGCCTTGCCGCAATCCGGTTTACGTCCCTGCGGGGAGTTGGCGGTGTTGGTGTGGTACCGGCGGGTCTATTTACTCTTTGACCTCTTAGAAACATCGTATCAGGGTTTGCGCCCCGGATTCGGATACCGGCTCTTTCCATATGCTCAAATTGTCTCTGCGTTGATCCAATGCGGGATATGCCTCCAATTGCGTTGACATATCGAATGCGGGCAACCTCTTGCTGCCCTAAAGCTCTATCCCGTGCGGCTCCGGTAAGTACGGATGCTCTTTGTTGCCGTCTGCGTATCTCATTTGCCATAGAAACGAGTCTATCAGCACTCCTAGCAGTGGACCGTAATTGGCGAATCTCATTGACGGCAAAGGCACGGTCAATCAAATCACCCCCGGTAGCATCCTGAATGGCAAGACGTAGGGCATCAATCTCATTATTAAGCTGTTCGTTGGTGATATCACCCATTCCGGCGGTTCCACCACTCCCGCCCGCACGTCCTTTAGCCATTGGTTACTCCTTTTTACGTTGGCTCAATACGCCGTCTTGCGATTCTTTCAGCTTGTTGCCGGGTAGCTGCCCTTTGAGGTGTTTGGGTGAATAGTCGGTTGGTCGCTGCATTGGCAACGGCTTGTGCTTCCCTGCGGGATGCTCCTGCGTCCCTTGCAGCCCTGAAAGCGTCCGCTCTTACCACGTCACGGTTTGCTGCGGTGTTAGCACCAAAAGCCCGGAATGTCCGGTTGGCGGCTCTATCCGCTGCCCGGATAGCAACAGGCGGTGCGCCGGTAGCAGTTCTGGTTTGGGTGCGGCGGTCAAGGGCATTGAGAATGATCCCATTTCGGACTGAGTGTGACCGGGTAGCTCTCTGCCTCATTGGACCAATTCTTCTACCCGCAACCCTCATATCAACACTTTCTTGGACAAAATCTCTGGAAAGACGGCCAATGGTGCGAAGGTTGGCACTGGATATGACGCTATCGGCAAGCCTATCAGCAAGGCGTTGGAGTTGGGTGACGCTGGTTACGTTCCCAAGGTCGTTAAAGCCTCCAAGTATCTGATTCACACGGTCTGTTGCCCACTCGACATTGCCAAGTCCTGCGGCTCTACCTATTGCAGCCTCAACGCCGCCGCCCCCTGCGGCCCCGCCGCCTGATCTACCCTTTGCCATGACACGCTCCTAGAGGGAGAAAGGTAACTGTTATCCAGTGATTCGTCTTGCGGCAATGCGAGCTACGTTAGCTGCGGTGCGGGCAATCCGTCCAACCCTTTGCCGGGTGGTTGGGGTTGCGGCTCTGGCAGGACGTACACGGACGGTCTTTTCCTTTTCGATAACAACGCCGCCCCCGGCTCCCCCGCCTTTTGCTCCTTTAGCCATGACTGACTCCTTATAAGTAGTGATTTGTCAAAGCACAATACAATCTGTGCGCTCTTAAAGTATAGAATATTGGGCAAGCCGTGGCAAGCTCCTTTTGGTGGGGAAAAGGAAAGCCCCCTACCATACGGCAAGGGGCTTTTCAGTGGGGTAAGCTCTTAGGCTTTGGCGGGGTCCGGGTACTTTGAGCCGGGTATTTTGACCTCATAGGATTTAAGGTCATTTGGCAAGTCTTTCCAATCGGGTAGGCTATTGCCAGTATCGGACCATTGCACCCTTACGGTACCGTCCTGCATGATTGTCAGCTTATACACATAAGCCCAATCGGTATCCCTTAGACTCTCAAAGAGGTCGGTAGGATATCCACTATAACCACTAGACCATCCTTGCGCCCAAAGTTCTGAGGTAAGCACCATCATAAGCTTACTTACCTCATTCACTATGTTGGCAGGGGGGTAGTAATCCTCATTCGAGTTGATAAGCTGAGGTATGCGCCTCTCAGCGAACCATTGCAGGAAAGCTCCCATACCCTCTAGGTATCCATCATGGTGATGATAGATAGCTTGGGGTGTGTCACCGTCATGGCTTTCGATTAAGATACAACACCGGGTACTCATACTCTACCTCCATTGATTTGAATGTCAAAGATACACATACTATAACACTACTCTATAGCCTTGTCAAGTATAAAGTGGGCAGGGCATACCCCCTATGTCACACGGCGCATAATATAAATAGAGTAGTGTGACGTGCAAACGATTGCACTCACATAGCCTATGAATCAAGGCCGGGTGGGGGTGGATCAAAGGCGGGGGGAAACCTATATTCAAGGGGTCGGGTCGCCAAGCAGTAGAGGGGTGGGGTAGTAGTACAACACAACACACAAAGCACCTACTGTCCGTCCTCACACAACACAACATCGGGGGTACCCTATACGGTGTCCACACGTTGTCCACATTCAGCGCATCAAACCCTTGTCTAACCTTCAAATATGGACGGTAGGGGGGTACCATCATTTTTGGGTCAAAAATAAAAGTCCCTTTTCAGAAAGTAACCCTAAGCCTCATGCCGTACAACTATAACGCACAGGACATTTTAAGTAATTAAAACAAGCACTTGCACACCCCCTCCCCCCAAAAATATAAGATACTATGAGATAAGGACACCCATTATGGACACTATGGACATATAACCCCTGAAAAGCGGGTGGTAGGCTTGGATTTGGCTTAATTTGCCTAAAATATAAGCAGAAACGGGGGAGCTAAGGTGGTTTGTGACTATCGGTTGCACCTAAAATCTTGGGGTATGGACACTTTAATTTTCGGGGGTGTCCATATTTTTCGTTGGGGCTGACTTAGTTCCCGCCTTGTGTATCGGAGCGGACAGTTTGCCTTTGTTTTCGCATACTTGGGGCTAAATACTTTCCACATATGGAGTTAGTCAGGGCTTTGGTGCAAAAAATATATTTCGTGGTCCACCAAATATATGTATCGTAAGTACCTGAAACAGTTAGGCTTTTTCGTTTCGAGCGTGTAAAGGGTCATCAAAAGGCTTTTTCGTGGTCCTCTTTTGCCTTATACTCTATCTATGAACAAACCAGCATTTCAGCCGTCCCTACAACTCGCACAGGCAAGGGGCATGATCCAAGACACTCAGGGGCGGTTGTTTACCCGGATTGTCTGCCATAGCTCCAAAGCATGTAGCGGCTGTTGCCGGGAGAGTGCAAACGTGGTCCTCACCCCCGACGAACTCCCCGTCATCATGGACCTTGCCAGAATCCGAAATATTCCCACCCCGCTTGTAGAAACCAATGACGAACAGGGCTTGATTGTTATGGCCCCGCAGCATGGCCGGTGCGTTTTCTTTTCACCGAGCAAGAATACCTGTGTGATTCATAAGGACAAGCCCTTATTCTGCCAACTTTATCCGATATGGCTCACACCCAAAGGGCCAATCATCGACGTGTCCTGTCCCATAGGTGATTTCTTTCGCAATCTTCTAAGGTCAAGAGACAAGGAAATGCTCACACTACTCCAAGCCGCCCAAGACCTACTGACACTCTACCCCACGCTTGCGAGCGTCCAAACTAATGCAATCGCTTGCACTGATTCTGTTAATTCAGATTAATCTTGACAAGCCCTTATAGTATTGTTATATTGTGCATTGAAAGGGGGTAGCTAAATGAAATTTGTATTCCATGATTCTTGTTATTACTGCGGGGATGAGGTAGAGGCTGAGTTTCACCAATATGAAGTAACCCGAATGCAAGTTGGTACGGCTCTTATGTCAAAGGGGTGGGAACAATGTATTAATGCGTCCGGGTGGGACGTATGGAAATGCCCAAAGTGCCAAAAAGCGGAAAGTGAGGCAACGGTGAAATTACTTGTAGAGTGGCAACCATATGATGAGGCACCTCAGAAAAGTCAAATTAAGGTCAAGGATAAAAACAATACCGCTGAGGTAAAGAAAGCTTTGTATGCGGATTACATGGAGTCCGGCGGGTTGTCTGAGGATGATATGGATGGATTTACCCCGGATACTTTCGTAACCATTCTGGAAATGTGGGAATTAAAGTGACGGTCAAAATCCACAACCATGAATCTTGCCCCAAGTGCGGGTATGATTTTCAGAAATTGGCAGACCCCGTGTACGTCAAAGATATGTGTCCTTTCTGCGGTTGGCCGAATAAACCGAAAGCGATAGGGGAATTTGGTAAGACGGTTTTCATGGACGGGGGTAGAGCTTTTCCTGCGGATATCCTTGAGGGTATGGCTGAGAAATACGATAAGATGGTCAATAATCCACCAATGGCTAAAGCTAAAACGATTTGTTGAGAGGTCTTGAGTGTACCTGAAATTCACCGGCAAAGATAAAGGCTCTTGGAAAATTGGATCATCGGTTTTCTGCTACAAGAACGGTGACGCTTTTCCTATGGGTAAGGTCATTGCTATCCATGAAAAAGAGGTATCAGTGGGTATCCGCTTTGTGTTTACCGCTGAGATAGAGCTTGCCTATTGGGGGGAAGCTTTGAAAATGGCAGATGGTTGTGAAAAGCTTTTTGAAAACGCCGGTCAAAAAATTTGGGTGGATATTGATCCTGAATGCCCGGAAATCGCTGAGGTACGGAGCATATGCTGACTCACAAACAGCTTATGAAAGTTGCCGGTATTCGGACTAGGACTGAGGCGGTAGAGAAATTGGCTGAGGGTAAGATAGGGGTTGATATGGGTATCAAAAAGAGAATTCCTTGGCTGAAAATCGACACCAAGAAATACAAAATCCGGGCTTGGAGTGATCCTAAAACCGGAATCCCTACGAGATATAGATTCACGGTAATTGACAAGGAATTGGTTAAGGTCGTACCGGCCTCAAAGGTTTTTCTGAATAGTGTTTGTGTGCTTGATGCAATGAGCAATAGACCCGTAACCGGGGCAGATATGGAGTGGAATGCCTACTCCCCCAATAGCCCGGACTTGGATGTAGAGATAGATTTTAGACCGCTGCTTGCTCAAGTCCGATTAATTTCTTGACACTCCCTAAAAGTGTTGTTATATTATAGATAGTTGCCCGTGGTAGCCGATGACCGGAGAGAGGCGGGGCAAGGACCGGGGAAACTCGCTACTGCATTGATAAGACGCTTACCGATGATAGCGGTGGACGCGCTGCTTAGTGGTAAGAAATGCCCTATGTCACGGGGTAAGGTCGCAACCGGTATTATGCGACCTTCGTTTAAGCCCCCACGGGTACCTTAAATTTTCATAATGGAGGTTTGAAAATGGATGAGCTTAAAAAGGTGCGGGATAGGCTTGCTGAAATGCTCTATGCGTTGGATGAGTTGGTTACAAACCGAGCCGGGGTTAATTCTACAATAGATAGGAAAAATATTTCCGTTGCCGGTGTTCCAATTTTTGAAAATGCGCTTAAAGAGCCGGGGGTGGGAGCCGTTTTTATGCTTACGGATAATGAAAGCCGTTTCACTCTTTCGGAAACCGGGGAAATGCAACTGTTTTCCGATAAAAAGAGCTATGCGACAAGATGGAATAGGTTTGAAATGGCTCATTATATCAGGGTTGGAATCAAGTCTTGCTTAGAGCGTATGTGCGAAGTTGCCGGATATCCGGTCAAAGAATTCACTTTTGCTAAATTTGTGGGGAATGTAGAGGATTGATTTTGCGATTTAGCTGAGTTTTTAGGAGAGAATGATGACGGTATGTGAAAAGAGCGATTGTCCTTATAATCTCCAAGGGGCTTGCCAAGCCGATTGGAAAGTTATGGAAATCACCTCTGAGGGTGTTTTTTATTGTGCCACTGCAATGCAGCTTGACCGTAACGCAAACGTCAAAAGGTCACATAGCTTTGACACCCCAATTCTTGCTGAGATAGGAAAGAAATAATGAACTTTGATCCTTTGGCACTTTGGAAAGACGGTAACGGAGTCAGTACCTTAACACTGAAAAGCGGTTTGTCGGTTATCGTTGAGCGTAAGCGTTCTCAGTGGTGGGTGTATTTGCGGAAAGGTCCGATGAAAAACGGTAGGATTTTGCTGCGGAAAGAACGTACTAAAACGGAAGCCAAAGACAAAACCTACGAATGGTTGCAAGAGGTGGGTTTGGTCTTTGGCTAGGGAAGGGTAAAATTTAAGAAGATACTCAGGGGGTAGTTATGGCTGAATTGAGTAAAAAAGTAAAAGCGGCGGTAGAGGAATATCAATGTTCTGGTTGCGTTGGCGGGTCGGATACGTCCTGCTATGAAGCGGCTCAATTTCATGCCGGGTGTGAGAGACACGTTGCGGGTACCATCTTTGCGCCTCATATTGGCAGCATTCTTTTAGGAATGCCTAAAGGCTTTAACCGGCTTGGACTTTTGGGAGCGAAACAACCTATCTGTATTTTCAAGACTTTTGCGGATTCATCCTACACTTTCGATAAGTACAACGTACCGGTTTGGAAAATGGTGCTTAACGGGCATACGTTTGTGCGGGGCATATCCCCCCGGATCAACATGCCTTTCATTCTGGTTTTTCTTGAGGATTGTGCGGATAAGATAGATTGCTTGGAAATTACTGAGAAAGACCTTGAGGAAATGGATTAAGGGGTAGAGTTATGCGCTTATAGCTCAATGGTAGAGCAAGGGACTCTAAATCCCCGTGCATAGGTTCAAATCCTATTAAGCGCACCAAATAGAGAGGATTACTAGATGAGTAAACCGACTTGTAATATCTGCGGGCAGTTCCTAGAGACAGTTGCCCAAAAATTTGCTGGATTCTGTGATAAATGCTGCGATGATCTACTTGATTTGCGGGAAAAGGCCAAGAACTACAAGACCACCCCGCAGGATCAGGACCAACAGCTAAAGGCGGCTGAGAATTTCATGGAGAAAACCGACAAAATCCCTATTGCCAGCATGGACCCGCTGGTAGCTGAGGCCCGCCTTGCGATTCGCAACTTTCTGGAATTCTACAATGCGGCTGTTACCTACCCGGATGTTGTCGAGGTGCTTGAGGATGTGATAAATCAGGCTTGCACCGTGGGGGATGAGCTTGATTCGAGTGCGCTATCTGCCTATGCGGGCGGGATGCGTCTGTTGGCGAAACTCGGACGGCTGGAAATTACAAAGGAGTACGGGCGGCGGGTTATCGGAAAGTGGGTGGCAGAATGAGTAGAGGCAAACATGATCCGAAACAAGATTTTCCTAAATCTGCTACTCCCTTGCCAAAACCTAAAGATGAGCAAGTGGATTGGGATGCCTTGGTTGATGAGGTTGCTGCCAAGATGAGGGAGTTTGTTAATGCCGGTCTGCTAAAGCCTACCCCTATGATTGACTGCGGGGAGTATTGGATTATCCCCCACGAAAACGGGGAGTGGGTTGACTCTGAGGGTCGGTTATTGATTCGTTGGAAAAAGCCGGTAGAGTATATCACCATGACGGTTATGATAGGTGGGGATGGTGAATAGTCTCATAGCTGTATTGATCATAATTGCCGGGTGGGTTTTAGGTGTTTGGGCATTCGTCATTATCCCCTTGCAGATTTACGCCGGGGTAGATTGGAAAACCAACCCCTTTAAGGCGATTGAAAAGCAGTGGGATGAGGATAGAAAGCGATACAAGGATTAGAAAAGTTCGTCACCTCTCCAATGGAAAATACCGTCAAGCAGATTATTGGAATTGAAGTCACCCTCTGGTTGTACCTCAAGTTCATGCTCTTGGATTGGAGCGTCAAGGGATTCTCTGGTTAAGATAATGACCTTCATATCCTTGTGGGTAAAGGGTTTGTCATAGGGGTAATCCTTTGGCTCATTGGGGTACGCTTTATCATCATATTGCTCTCTAATGCGCCGGAAAAGCCTCAATATGTATTCCTCAGCGGTATCGACTATAACCACGTCACCGCCCCGGAAATGGACCTCTAAGGCCAATTCTGCAAGCGCAAGGCGTTGCTCCGGGTAGGTCTGACTGAGGCTCCAAAAAGGCATAAAGTTAGGCGGTTGTCCACCTAACTTGCCGGTAACGTATTCTTTGGCGTGATCCTTTTCTATCCAGTAGGTATTTGGAATATAGAACGTGATCAATCGGTATCCTCTCGTTTTTCTTTACCAAAGCAGTAAGGATCATCCTCAGCGCAATAGCAAACGCTCTTATTGCAGCAAGAGGTGTATCCATCATCGACTACCGGATTTTCACGTCCGCAATTGCTACAATGCGGGGTGCCAAAATCTTTCATATGCCCACCTCAGCCATTAAAGCGGCGTTTGCAGCCTCATCAAAATCAGGGGGTACTTGTACCCGATAGGTCGCAAAATCCTCTACCGTTGCCGGACGTAAATTGGAAAAAGCTACATGCTGCGGACCCGGATGCAAAGCGAAAGGTGCGCCCCTCAAGACGCTTGCCCGCAGTACACCCATATTGACTGCATCAATCATATAGCCAAGAGTATGCTCATTTCGGACAACATAGCAGTTTAACATTCGTCTGCCTCTCCATTAATGATTTGCAGAAAACCGGTCAACCCGGCCTCAAAGTCACCTATCAATTCAGCTTCCCCGCAACCGTTATAATCCGGGTCAACCTCAAGAAAGCAGACGTGCGGATTTTCGTGATCCGGGTCATAAACATGGTGCATTTCGCCAAGCACTAAGCCGTTGCTGGAATCAATTACAAAGTAGGTAGCAACCGAGCCGTTGCCGTCTGCGGATGCCTCAGTAAGCTCCGTATGAATGTCATTGCGATTCAACATTATACCACCTCATCAAAAACGTCATTGGCTATGTAGAAAACAATATCCGCTGCGGCTGCGTTGGCTATGCAGTCCAGACCCAAGGCGTTTGCGCCCGCAAGAGTGTTTTCCAAGTCGGTAGTTTCCGCAGTGAGTTCCTGCGGGGTCATGGAGTCGTAAAGGTCCAAGGCCAATTCGTCTGCTATTTCCAAGTTGTGTAAGGTTAAGTCAGTCATTGCATTTCCCCTTTCGGTGTTGGCTTGTTGTGTCGTTTGATTCATCATGCGTAAAGTATAACAAGTCCCTAGAGCGTTGTCAACAAAAAAGTGCAATTAATTGCACTTTTTTATAAGATGTTGAAAATAAAGAGCATTTTATCCATTCATTAAGAGTAAAGAGCCTAAGCCTCTATTCATAGCCTCTTGCCAAATTACGTGAAACTGAATTTCCAAGGTATGTACTACCCGGTCAACCGTCCTACCGCCGTGGGGGTGATCCTCACAAAGCAGATTGATATTCCGGCGCAAGTCACCGCTGAAACGTACCAAGCTGAAATCATCCATAGACATAGCGGTTATTCGGGTTGAAACGGCCAAATCCCTATCAAAATTTTCCTGATTAAAATTCGGCATTTCGTTTCTCCTTTCTTGGCTTATGTCATTATTGGTTTCCATGCCCTAACTCTATCAAGGCTTAAAAGCCGTGTCAAGTAAAAAATGCAAGCGATTGCACTTTTTTATTTTTCAGAAATTACTTGACAAGTCTTTTCAGGTGTGTTAGTATTCCTTTATAATTTACGCACGGGGGTAGCGAATGGCAAAGAAAAAGCCGGTCAAATGGGAGCCTTTCAAAGAGGCATATTACCCGGATGATTTTCCGCTTGATGACGATAAGGTTTACAAGAATAATCAGTATCAGGTAGCAGCCAAGCTTTATCCCTCTCAAGGGGGTTTTCCTCAGTATGTGGGGCTTTCCATTAAGAAGCTGAATAAACACCCCGTACATGATTGGCGGGATTTGCAGCGTATAAAAAATGAGTTGTGCGGGATCAATTGTCAAGCTATTGAGATTTACCCGCCTGAGTCTGAGTTGGTGGATACTGCCAACCAATATCATCTTTGGGTATTCCCGCCGGGTATCTGCTTACCTATCGGATTTAGTGAGCGGCGTGTTTCGTGTGATCCTGAATTCCAAGAGCAATTAGAGCAAGATTGTGCTGGTATCGGGATTGATCCAAAGCAGTTGAATAAATCCAAGCAAAGAGAATTCAAAGAGCATCATAAATGCCGGACCTTGCCGGAAATCGGTAGGGTATGGCAGGATGTTGGCTATGAGGGGGTAGAGGATGATTGATATCACTAAGCCCGTTACCACGGCAAAAGGGCAGCGTGTTATCGGATTGCAGCGGGTACCATGCAACTCTGAGGGTAGAAAAGTAACCTACCCTTTGAAGGGTAGCGTTGTGGTTTGTGAAAAGCCTTTCAGGACTGAGTACAATGTTTGGACTGATAGCGGCGTGTGGGATGTAGTCTGGAATAGGCACCCGGAACTTAACTTGATTCAAGGGGGTTGAAAATGGCCTTAGTGAGTAGAGAGGAAAAGGACGGCGTTCATATTGACGTGGTTTGTGATCATTGCGGTGCGGTCAATGATGCGGATGTAACGCATGATATTGCCGGAAATTATTGCAGCAAACCGGAGTGTCAAAAAGTTTGGTGGAAAAACCGAAAAAAAGGTAAGGCATTTATGGGTAAGCTTTTGAAAACCACTATGAATTTCATTGAGGGAATGGATGATCTTGCTAAAGAATTTGAGGAAAGTAAGAAATGACGGCGTTTACTTTTGTGGGAGTGTTGGCGGTTGGTTTCATCCTTGGGGTGATTTTAGGGCTTTCAATGGGGAGTCAAAAAAGAAAGCTACTTGAGGAATTGCAGGAAACTTATGAGGAAACGGTTGCCAAGCAAAAAGAGGCAATCAAGCATCAAGATTCTGCTATCGAAACTCAGAAAGAAGCTATTGAAAAGCTTATGCTGAGGCTCAAGGTAGATTATCCTTTTGTGTGAGGTAATAAATGAAATTCCGGCTTGAACCTATGGACCTTTTTCCTCTGAATAATATCAGCGGGAAAATCCCTATGGACCTTTTAATTAAAGTTCATTGGGGTGGTATGTCCAAGTCAAGCTTTTCGCTTGAGTCTTTTATCAGGCAGTACACGCCGGATAAGGTTATCTCATTTTCGGATGCAACGGGTGTGGGGGAACCTCTTGTAATGAGGCATTCACAGCTTATGGAAAAGCTTGAGATTGAGGGTATCTTAAAAAAGTGGGAGCGCATTCAGGATGAGCGGGAAAACCGAAAGCGATAAAATTTTTGAGCAATGGCGCACTAAGGTCTATGACCCCAATGAGGGTGGGTTTGTAACCATTAAGCATAGGGATAGGAAGTTCATAGGTACCCTTTCTTGCGGACCCGGCGGGGTGGGTATCTTTGAGCCTTATGAGCCGTTGCACGTCAATTTTAAGTATGAAATCAATGTGTCTGAGTTGGACCCTGCGGTAGTTAAGTCGATAAAAGAATTCAGGGCGGGGTGGGGTGCAAAGAAAGTTGAAATAGCTTTAGATGATGATGAGGATTAATGGAGGCTCCTAAGCACATAAAAAGTATGAGGGAACTTGTAGATATTTTTGGGGATTTTTATCCGCAAACTACTTTGGAATTGCGTCACTCTGAAATGTTTTCCCCGGTTGGCAGACTCAAAATGGGTAGTTGGTCTATTCCGGCTTATGATCCGGTTTCCAAGTACAATAGGACTGAGTACGTTGTGGTATTTACGGACTTTGGCGTTCAATACCGTGGGGAGCTTGACGTTGAAACTGGAATCATAACTATAGATAGTCATATCACGGGTGACGTGAAAAAGATTGTAACAATGGAGGTCGTAACCTGCGGGTATGCGCCCGGTGTGGACCCTGATAGACTCGAATACTTTGAGGAAAGGCGGTTGGCGAATTTACCCATTGGGGTACCGTCGCAGTCTTTCAATACACAACACAATGCTTGGTTTAGGATTCATAGTTTTAGAGAATTGAGGGATAGACCCCCTTAAAAAATACTTGACAATCCAAATAAGCGGTGTATATTAACCAACCATTACGGCGGCAAACCGTGACTCTGGATAGCGATTTGTTAGCTGTATTTGCTCAATTTTATTAGGAAAGGGGTGATTAAACGTGTCAAGATTTTGAAGTTCATTTTGATGAAAGTCTGCTTTTGGACGTAACTCACTGCGAAGTGGGGTACCCCTTGGTAGGGCAGCTTTTTGAATCTCTGGTTTTGTCTTGGCCCTTTATCCGTGATTTTGATTCACGGGGCAAGTCAGGGGAAAATCAGGCTAAAGAGTCTCTAAGCTTGTGATCTGCGGGGGAACGCTCCGGTAACTATACGGGAAAGAGCCTGAACGAGCGAACAGGTCATTTCCTTAAACACCGTGCCGGGGTTTCAACGGAGTTGGCTGCAATCCTATCCAATGTGATCATAGGGCTGCGGTGTTTGGAGGCGGGTGACTTAGAACATGAAAGGATAGAACTTTGAATAGTTTTACGAGGTAGAGGCCGTTTCCATTGGGAGCGGCCTTTGCTTTTTGTGCTATGATGTAAAAATGTTTCACATGAAACAATTGGAGCTACCCAATGAGCAAAGGCGAAAACCAAACCAATATTACCATCCAAGGCAAGAGCTTCCAACACTACCTATTTTTTCCACTGTTAATCATAGCTTGCGCTGCTATCGCTATCGGAGTGTACCAATACTATGCCCACCAAAAAGACCTTGATGCGGCCTCAGTTGACGCAAAGAGCCTGAAAGACCTTGTGAAAAACCTCAAGAAAGCGAATGCGGGGTATGAGCAAGAGATAGATGCCCTTGCAAAACTGGCAACCGACCTCAGAGACAAGCTGGAAAACGCTGAGTCAGAGGTGCGGGTAGAGGTGCGGACTCGTACAATCCGAATTCCGGGGCAACCAACCGACCCCGTGCAACCGATTGCACTACCACCGTCTTGTGAGGACTGTCTGCCTCAAATCGAAATGCCCTATCACTTTGAAAATACTTATGTGACGCTGGATGACCTACTCAAATGGTCTGAGGATGACAAAACCTTTGTTTCGGATGAGGATTACCGCAAGTTCAAACTGAAACCGGAGTTTGATGCGCTGCTTTTGACCCAAGGCACTGAGAATATTGTGGAACAGGATGAGAAAATTCTGAGGGCAAGGTGGATCATTGGTGTTGACGGGGGTATCCGTACTCTGAATGATGAGGATAAGCCCGGTGAATTGGGGGCTACTGAGGTTGGCATTAATTCCGGGGTTGAATTCCTGAATTTTAAGAAGCTGATAAAGGCACCCTTGGGCATGGCAGCAACAGCCTCAGTCACGCCCGCCGATTGGGAGCAATCGCACCTCTCTTTGGGGATGACCTACCGGCCTTTCAGGAATGTTGCCGTGTCTGTTGGCTATGGTCGGTCCATGCAATCCGATATGGCTCTTGTGGGGCTTGGTGTTTTTCCTATGAAGTAAATGAAAAGGTGTGTTATGATTTAGGTGGTACATTTTGGTTGCCGTTTTGCTATCTTTCCTTTCTGAAAGGCCGGTGTTGTCGCTACCCCCGTTGACACCGGCCTTTCCCTTTGAAAATTGTTTGCCAGCTAAAATAGTTCCTGCTATCATTATGTAGGTTATAACCGTTAATTTCTTTGCAAAGGAGTGAGGTAAATGGCTTACGATGTAGAACTGATTAGGTCGGACGGTGAGGGAAGTCTAAACTTTAACGAGCTTGAGGCGAAAATCAAAGATTTCGTTGACGCTCTTTCGGTACCGGTGAAAGTGTCGGTTGGAGAGGGTGAGGATGGTCTGTTCGCCGTGATCGAATACGGTACCGACCTTGCCGGTGCGGGTCTTGTTGGTCCGGCGGGTCCGGCGGGTCCGGCGGGTGATCCAACCGTTCTTTACCCGGTGGAATTTGTCGGGTCCAACGGTGCGGGTCCATGCACCCCGGCCTCAAAATCGGATGAGGCAATCAACGTGGGTGACAAGCTGGTTCATATCGTTGGATATGTGACGGCTGCGGGTACCTTCGTTGCTACCCCCACATTGGCTGAGGCTATTGGTTCGGCTGATTTCGATTCGCTGATTACGGCGGGTCCGGTTGTTACGCAGAATAATGTAGCGAATTGGTCCACCAATACCTACATTGCGTTGGTTGCTCGTACCTAAGTAACCGAGCATTTACAGTGGAAAGCCCCGGCGTAAAAACCGGGGCTTTTTATTAAGAGGGGGATAGGCATTTCAGCCTACCGTTTCCGCTTACTTGTATGAACGGCAATTCTCCAAAAGGTACCCGCCGGTACATCTTGGCCTCAGCGGTGTTTTTCAATAACCCGGTCCTAAAGTCGGTTGCCGCCAACCATTACCCCCGAATCACCTCAAACTACCCCTCTTAGCAAATCAAAGAAATAACGGCTTGCTCCCCGTGCCTACCGCCTGAATCAGCCCCAAAAATCCTTTGCTGAAACTTCCCTATCGGGTACCTCTAGTTAAGCGGGTAAAAACCCCGAAACGCCCCTAGTCGTATTTCAAAAGTAAGGCGGGATGAGCCGGGGATTCAAACCCCGTCGCCATTGTAGCGGCTTTACCATTCGTGATCATATCCGTTTGCAACCGGATACTCCCACCTCATCCCTACTCTCTTGAGAGGTCTTTTTTCATTTCCCTCTTGAATACCCTGCGGGTCTTACGGCGCAAGGCTTTCCGTTCTTTTCCGGGTGGGGGTCCGCAGCATGAACAATTCATCCCGCCGGGTCCAACCCATTTCCAAGAGGTTTTCTTGAATTCATCTATTGTCATTTTCGCTCATTCCTTTCCCAAAAAAGATCATCCCACATTTCAACCGCCTCAGCTTTGGTGCGTCCTAACGGTCCCTCAGAGTCACAACTTATGCAAGCTACTCTGAAACCTACTATCATCGGAGCGCAACCGGCGGGTGGGCTTTCCTCCATTTCAGCCCAAAGCATACCGGAGCCGCCTAAGCACTCAAAGCACAACTCCTTTGGTTTTGGCTCATTTCGTACCCCATTTTGAGGCTCCTTTCATGCAAACTGATTATCAACTGACTGCATCATAACAACGCTCTTTTGGTGTGTCAAGTAAAAAGTGCAATTGCTTGCATTTTTTCTTAAAAAATACTTGACACGGCTATTTAGGTGTGTTAGGGTTAAGATAGGTTGAAAACTTGGCAACTGAAAAGGGGTAGCAAAAATGTTAAACGAACACTTTTTAGTGATTGCGGGCAACGGGGGTCAACATGACGCTGAGGTTACTGAATTAACCTCTCAGGGTGTGGACCTTTGCCGTGTGCAACGTATTCAACACGGGCGGGGGCGGCGTACTGCGGAATTGGTAAGGACTATTTACGGATGGTCCGTCCGTCACGGTAGCGGCCTCAATAATTTCGGGATCATGCGTCATTCGTGTCCTTTTGAGGATGCCGTTCAATTCGGTATCAATTGGGCAAACCGTGATCCTGATAATCGGGAATTTTTTGTCCGGCGGTCTGCATTCAGCAATATGACTGAGGATGACCGGCGGTTAATTGGTGCGTAAGAAACGGGGGTAGCAAAATGGAAACGACACGAATTGAACGTACACGAATTGAGCCAACCGACTCAATGACACCGCAAGAGCTACTTGAGGCTGCGAATGTCATTATGAATCGGGTTGCAGCGGACCCTGAGAGGTTGCCTTTCGCTGAGGCAGTGCGTATCAACACGCTCTTGCTTGAGGCTGAAAGGACCGGACGGGATTACGATTGGGAAGTGCTTGAGGTTGCAATCCTGCAATTCCAAGAGGCGCACGGGGATGCCTAAAGGTGACTGCTTTCAGGCAGCTTTTAACCTACTCCATGATATGAGGGATGCCTACTTAGTTCATGCGGTCTGCATAGGCAGGGGCGGGGCTATTACGGGCATTCCTTTTATCCATGCGTGGGTAGAGAAAGATCATACCGTATTCGATTATTCCAATGATACTGAGGATGAGATTTTTGCGGACTTGTACTATGGGATAGGTAACGTCCGTTGGATACGAAAATATGATTTTGATGCGGCGTGTCATAGAGCCGTGGCAACGGAAATCTATGGACCTTGGGATATTGACGTGGACTCTGATACCGGGGATATCTTTGACTGCTTTCCGGGTAAGGGTGATCCTATAAAAAATGCCTTTGATCCTTGGACCTATTGTAGAGGTCTTTGGGGGATCAAGGATATCTTGGGAGTTAGAGTTGGATAAGACGTGTAAGACTTGTAAGCACCGTTTTATAGACTATGGTACGCAAAATTGCTGGCATACACGCCGGGAAATACCTCTTGAGGGAACGTGTGAAAAGTGGGAGTCAAAGATGACTGAAACAATAACGATACCGTCTGAGAGTAAAATGTGCGGCTTGTGCAAGCATTTCAATTGGGATGAGTTGTACGATAGGGGCTTGGAAAAGCCTTTTCCGGCCAACGTCAAATCCTCTTGTCTTGAGAGTGTGGGTACGCTCGTAAAAGCAAATGGTTTGGGAATACCGGGCATAAATAAGTGCGACTTTTTTGAGGCTGCGGGTACTGCCCCTACTCCGAAAGGTAGAAAAAGACCGGTATCGGGTGGGGATTTTAAGAAAAAGGCTGAGGCTTTTTTAGAGATTCTAAGAGAGTTGAATCCGGGTATGCCGGTAGAGGCAATCAAAGACTTGACTGAGTTTTCGCTAAAGGCTGCGGATAGAGGTCATGCTTTGGGGGTGATCATGGATGATGATAAGACCGGTACTGAGGTCAATTTTAGCGTTCCTAAGAATGCTGGTAGTGTAGAGAGGGATGAATTTAGTCTGAGTTGGGCGGTTACGCCGGGGTATGAGTACAACGGCGTAAAAGTAGTTGTGGGGTGGGGAGCGGGAGATTTTACTGAAACCACAACGGTAGCGCACTTGCTCCAAGTTTTAGAGACACACCATGACGATACTGCTTTTATTGATATGGAGCATTTCAGGCTTGGTACGCCGGGATGCAAGCTTGTTATAACCAAGGGGGAGCTACTTTCTGCCCTTGAGGAATCCGGGGCATTGGCAGCTTACGATAGGGTAAGGGAGAGTGAGGAATGAAACGGTTGATTCGATATGGATTGCATAATGTGGATACTTGGGGTCCAAAGAGGGTCCGTATTCGCTTGAATAAGCTAATGCCTATTGAAACGCATTTTGATGGTGTGAATTGGTTTGCAACGGCTTGCGGCGGGGTCATTAAAGGTGATACGGAAATCTTTGACGATAAGACTGAGGCACGGGCAATTTGGGATTTGCGGCAAGAGATTGGTGGGCTTGTGGGTAGGGATCATTTTATGTACGCAAGAAATGATTTTACGGAAAAAGGGATGCGGTCTTTTGAGCGGGAACGGGATGCCCTTATGCCTTTCTTACCTGAGAATAAATGGCCTTTTGCTGCGGTGATTGAGGAAAAGTACGGATATAAATCTAAAAGACTTGACAACCCGAAAACGGGGTAGTAGAGTAAATCGTTAGTAACAATTAAGGGGTAGAATCCTTGTCTTTGATCCAGAAAGATATGAAAGGTGATTTGGGGGGAGTAGCCTGTATTCGTGATACACGCATTGCCGTGTGGGAAGTTGTCAGGCTATGGCGAATGAACCTTTTGGACAAGGATGTTTTCAAGCAATATCCAGAACTAACAAAAGAGGATTTAGAGGCTGCTTGGCAATACTATCTCAAGCATTCCTCTGAGATTCTAGGGGAAATTCAGAAACGGAAAGAGGGGTAGAAAATGGTTAAGGCAACCAAACCGCCGAGTGTGTCCGATTCAATTTTTGAGGGCAAACAGTACGTCCAAAAAGGGATGAAAAACGGGGGCGTGAAATGCCCTTGCTGCGGTAAAAAGGCAAAGATTTGGACACGGGGAATCACCTCATCAATGGCAAAATCGCTGATTAACTTGGTGCGCCGTTACCTGAAAGAGAGAAAGGCGTATCATATCAGTCAGTTTTATGCCAAAACATCCGGCTCTTGGGGTGGTGATTTCGCTCTTATGCGTCATTGGGGATTGATTGAGGGTGTATATGATCCCAAGACCGGAAAACGCATTCAAGCAATGTGGACACCCACAGACAAGGGGATTGATTTTGTTTTGGGCAAGATCAGGGTAATCCGGTCTGCGGATACCTACAATGGAAAAATCCTTGCATGGTCTGAGGATAAGGTGGATATCAGGGATGCCCTTGGTAACAAATTCGATTATGATAAGCTGGTAGCGGGGCTGCTTTAATGCAAGTGGCAAAAGAGGTCCAAGTAAAAGCTTACACTCTAGCGGACGGTAATATTGATATGGAGGCTCTTTTTTGGGCTATGTTCCCGTCCGTTTTTATTCCAGACCGGTCCACTCTTACGGTTTATCTTGAGTCCTTTGGAAAAGTCTTTGATCCTGCGGCGGCAAAAGCAGCCTGTATTAATGCAGCGGCCTTATTCGATAAGCCCCCAAACATGGCAGGGAGCGGGGAGGAATTCGGTAAGTCTCAGGCTTTGGCAGATATGATCAGAGGTCCGAGCGGGTATATGGTTACGGATGCTTTGCAGGATACTTTCAAGACGTGGGCTGAGGGGTTGATTGCGGGTGCTGAAATTCGTATGAGTAATAAGATAACCGACCTCAAAGCCGTGCTTGATACCAAAGACAATAAAGGCAGACAAGCGATTGAACTCAAGGCGGGCAGTACCCATATTCTCGTACATGCAGACGGATTCTATTTCAACGGTGAAAAGCGGGATGATCCTTTTGGAGTCTATGACGCTTTTGTAAGTTTTCTTGAGGAATCGGGGCATATTGACCCGGAAAAGGTCTTTGCGGATGCCACGAAAACTGAGGATGATGAGGATGAGGAATAGTGTGGTATGCTTTATCTTTTTTCGCAGGGCTGTCCGTGGGAATATTCATAATGGCGATTGCAAATATGCTGAGGGATGATGAATGGTAAGTCAAGGTAACGGTGAAAGCCGGAAATTGAAAATTGTGCGGACGGGGTTGCTTGCCGTCATGTTGCAGATTGTTGTTGGTCTTTTCGCAGTTGGGTATTTCCCGGTTGAAAAGGCTGCGGTAGTCGGACAAATACTGGCAGCATCCCTTACCGTAACGGGAATCATTTGTGGGGGCTATGTTGGAATTCAGGGTTGGGCAGATGGACGTGCTGTTACCGGGCATTATCATGCTCAAGCCAACCCGAATATAGCCGCAACTAATTCAATAGGAGAGGATGAGCAAGCAGTATGAGCCAAAGAAGTAATAACAAGCACCGACTGAGGCAGGGACAGGTTTGCCGAATACTTAATTTTTCATCCCCACGTCTGAGTGTTCTGCGGAATGAGGGGCGGCTTAGGGAAACGGGGATAGATAAGCAAGGTCGGTATTGGAGTCCGCAAACTATTATGACTTATGTTGAATTTCAAGAAAGGGCCGGACGTTTGGAGGATGCAGCCACGTATCGAAAAATGGTTCAACAGAGATTGCGAGAGGAAATGTACGGATTAGAACATCATGCAGCGGCGGGCAGACCCGCAAAAGGAGATAGCAAATGATATTGACAGGCAGCGAGATTGAGAAAGAAGTGAAAGCCGGGAAAATCATTATTGACCCGTTTGACCCGGAATGCTTGGGACCGAATTCCTATGATATCGCTTTGGGACCAAACATTAAACTTTATGAGTTGGCTCCCCCGGATTCACTCATTCGGCAACGTACCATTATGAGTACGGATGGAAAACCAATACAAGCAGTGGTACCGTCCGTAATTGACCCCTCAGACCCGAATCATCCTATCTTTGATGTTGTCATGCCTGAGAGTGGGTTGATCCTTTGGCCGGATAAGCTTTACCTTGCACATACGGTAGAGGCGTTTGGCAGTGATCATTTCGTACCCCGAATTACCGGGCGGTCAAGTTTTGGCCGGTACGGTGTAAATGTGCATTGCACTGCGGGCTTTGGTGATCTTGGTTATAAGTCTCAGTGGACCTTGGAAATTACGGTCATGCAGCCTATCCTTTTAAGACCGGGTATGCGTATCGCACAAGCGTATTTCTATGAGGTCAAAGGAGAGAAAACCAAGCTTTACCGGGGCAAGTATCTGAATGCCAAAGGTGTGATTGAAAGCCGTGCTTATGAGGAAATCAAGAAACCGGCTCCCCCGCAGCAACCGGGTAGTCAGCAAAAACATTAAAAAGTGCAAGCGAGTGCATTTTTTACTTGACAAGGCTCTTTTGCATTGTTATGGTTAGGCAAGTTGATTGAAACGCAAACTTGCAAAGGGGTATGCAAATGGCGAAAGCTAAGGCAACTAAGAAAAAAGAGGTCACTGAGATTCCTTTCACTGAGGATATTCAGACTCTTTTTACTGCGACAATGGCTACCGCTGAGGAATTGAAGGGTGGTACGGTTAAACCGAATACTGAGGATGCTCTTTTCATCCATGCCGGTTACAAGGGCATTGAAAAGGCTGCAAAGGCCGGTATTGATGCAGTACGTCCGATTCTCCAAAAGGCGGCTGAGGATACTGAGGGTGGTACTTTTGAGGGTGCCAACGGGAAAGCTACCTATACATGGATTCAGGGTGACGATACCGTGAATTTCACTGAGGCAACTACCGAATTGCTTGAGCAAAAAGGTGTCTTGGATGATAGCGTGGTTATCCATGCGACTCTCAAACCGGGCGTTGAAGTGGAAAAGATAACCGAAAAAGAGCTTGAGGTTATTCAAAAATACTTCGATGTAGAGTACACTCTTTCCCATGAAAAAATTGCGGCTCAAGTCACTCTTGAAAAACTCACTCAAGAGGAATTGGACGCAACGGTAGAGCGTGTTCCTGCAAAGGGTTACGGTAGGCTGAATGTCACACCGGCAAAAGAGGTTAAGAAGTCTTTTTCCTAAGCCTCTAAGACACACCGGATTGATAAACTCTTTATAAGACGTAAGGGTGTAATGCCCTTGCGTCTTTTTTGCTTTGAGGGATAGGTGCTATGGATAATGTGTTTCGATTGACTGAGGGATTCCTTGATAAGTACAAAGGCCGTCAACCAAATTGGGGGTACGGCGTTGTGGGGTGGGTGACGTACAAGCGCACCTATGCCCGGTTAAAACCGGACGGCAATTTAGAGGATTGGTGGGAAACGGTAAAGCGGGTAGTAGAGGGTTGCTACAATGTTCAAAAGCTTCATTGTGAGGCACACCGCTTACCGTGGAATGGTAACAAGGGGCAGCTATCAGCCCAAAAGATGTATGACTTGATCTTTAATATGAAATTTCTACCGCCGGGTAGAGGGCTTTGGGCAATGGGTACTGAGTATGTTTCGGAGCGTGGCAGTGCGGCTTTGAATAATTGTGGATTTGTCAGTACCAAGGATATCAAGAGGGACTTTGCCCGTCCTTTCTGTTTTCTTATGGATATGAGTATGCTTGGAGTGGGGGTGGGAGCGGATACCAAAGGGGCCGGTACTTTCACCTTGACGCAACCGGATTACGATGATGAGCCTTATATCATTCCAGACTCAAGAGAGGGTTGGGTTGATTCGCTCAAGGCTATTTTGGATGCGTTTTCCGGGCGTGGTAGGTTGCCCGCCAAATTCGATTACTCCCAAATCAGACCGCAGGGCGCAACTCTCAGGGGGTTTGGGGGTAAAGCCTCTGGACCCGGACCTTTGAAGCTACTCCATAAAGACGTGATCCGAATGCTGCATAAGCAAGTGTATGAAAAGAATGGAGAGGTAACGTCAACTGTTATCGTAGATATTTTCAACATGGCAGGGCGTTGTGTTGTAGCGGGTGGTATTCGTAGGTCCGCTGAAATCATGCTTGGGGATTCTGAGGATGCTGATTTTCTGGACTTGAAAAACCCTGCTAAGTGGAAAAAGGAGTTGAATTCGCATAGGTGGGCATCCAATAACTCAGTGTTCGCTGAGGTTGGCATGGACTATGAGCCTTTTGTGGATCAAATCATGGAAAACGGGGAGCCGGGTTTCGTTTGGTTGGATAATGCCCGGAATTATGGACGGATGATTGATGGATTCAATGAGGATGCGGACCCGTTTGTAATGGGATGTAACCCGTGCGGCGAACAGTCGCTTGAATCTTATGAGCTTTGCAATCTGGTAGAGACTTTTCCGGCATTCCACGAATCTTATGAGGAATTTCAGTTTACACTGAAATATGCGTACCTATACGCAAAGACCGTATCCCTGATTCCCACGCATGATCCCAACGCAAATGCGATTATCGGACGTAACCGGCGCATTGGCACGTCCGTATCCGGTATCACTCAGGCAATTCAGAGGTTTGGTTTTCGGAGTTTTATTCAAATGCTTGATAAGGGCTACCAATATCTGCGGCAACTGGACAATATTTATGCCCGCTGGTTATGTGTGCCAAACTCAATCAAACTAACATCCGTGAAACCATCCGGTACCATTTCCCTCTTGACGGGTGCGACCCCCGGTATCCATTTCCCCGAATCTGAATACTACATAAGAAACATCCGGTTTGATCCCGGCTCCCCGCTTTTGGAGCGGCTTGAGGCTGCGGGCTACCCGGTAGAACCATCCATTCAGAAAGATAATACATTAGTAGTGAGCTTTCCCGTCCGGCAAGAGCTTTTCAGCAAATCTAAGTATGACGTGACGGTTTGGGAACAATTTGAGCTTGCCAGCCAGATACAGAAGCATTGGAGCGATAATCAGGTATCGGTCACTATCACGGTGCAAGAGGGAGAGGCGCAAGATGTTCCACGCTGCCTTTCGATGTACGAGAGTAGGCTGAAATCGGTATCAATGCTGCCTTTAGGGGAGCATGGTTATAAGCAAGCCCCGTATATTCCAATTACCAAGGCTGAGTATGATAAGATGATGAGAAAGTTAAAACCTTTGGACTTCAATGTGTCCGAGAAAGAGTGCCATGACCAAGAAGATAAATTCTGCGATTCAGAAAGCTGCGAAATCAAAACCTAAGTTCGTACCAAGGGAACGGTTGCGTTCCTGTAGGAAGTGTGGGAGCATATTTCGTAGTGATGACCATTATTTGTGTCGTAATTGTCGGGGTAAAGAGGCGAAAAAGCATACCCCGAAAAAGAAGTTTGATAATGAGAGTATGATTGTCCGTCTGCAAGGGGGTCCGAAATGAGTAAGGGTAAGAAGTCCACAAAGAAAAAAGGTGTGGAAGGGCAGCGTACCAGACCGCCGGTAGAGGAATACATTATGGAGAAAGTAGTTGACTCTCAAGAGGTCGTAGTCAAGGTCTTTGGCGGCGGCGGTATTGACGGTCATTCTCAAATTGGAAAGATGGAAAGATTTGGAGCAAGGTCTAAGCAGCTTCCCCCGGATCATTTTGAGCAAGATATCCGAGCCGGAAATGTTATTGCTCCCCTTTATGATCCTGCGGTTTGGGCTTTCCTCTTAGAGCAAAATACAAGGCTAAATAAGCTTGTCAACTCAATGGCGTGTAACACCGTTGGTTTGGGTTGGAAAATCGTACCGGTTAAAGAGGATGAGACTTATATTGAACAAAACAAGAAAGAGATTGAGGCAGAAAAGGAACTGTTGATCCCCCTTTTCCAGCATCCTAATCCAGAGGTTCCCTTTACCGAGCTTATGAAAATGGTCAAGGTTGATGAGGAAAGCACGGGGCAGGGTTGGATGGAGGTTATCAGAAATCTCAAGGGTGACAAGGTTGCAAATATGAATCATTTGCCGTCCTACACCATGCGGGTTGCTAAAGGTGGGGATAGGTTTGTTCAAATGCGTCCCTCTGATACTTCCAAGAAAGTGTATTTCAAGCCTTTCGGAGTAGAGAGGAAATTGGATTCTTTAACCGGAGAGTGGGAGAAACCGGGTCAACCGATACCGGCTGATAGAGAGGCTAATGAAGTTCTTTACTGGAAAATTTACAACCCACGCTCATCTTTTTATGGTGCGCCAAGAGTTGTATCCGCAGCACCGGCTGTTGCTGGTACACGCCTTGCCCACAAACGAAACGTGGCATTCTTTGAAAACGATGCGACCCCACGCCTTGCGATTATCGTAAATGGAGGGCAGCTTTCGGATGAATCAATGAAAATGATTGAGGATTTTGTTGATGCCCGTGGAAAAGGACCGGGTAATGCTGGTAGATTGATGGTTTTGCAAGCACGGGGAGCCGATTCAATGCTTGCGGATGCGAGTCAACTCAATATTAACCTTATGCCGCTTACCGTGGGAGTCCAAGATGATGCCAGCTTTAGCCGGTACCTCACTCAGAATAATGAGGAAGTACGAGAGGCATTTGGTATTGGACAAATTTTCATTGGTACCTCAGACGATGTAAACCGAGCGGTTGCTTTGGCGATGAAACAATTGACTGTAGAGCAAGTTTTTGAGCCTGAATCACGGCGTTATGAGTATCGAATCAATGAAACAATCGTAAAGACTTTCAATGTCAAACACGTCCGGCTCAAATTTATCAGACCCCGGACTACCGATATGCAAGCTGAGTCTCAAGCATACTCTATGCTTGCTGCGGTTGGCGGCGTAACTCCCAATGACGTGCGTGATTTCCTTGAGAAACCGAGATTTGAGGGCAAGTGGGCAAATACTCCGCTTTCGGTCCTGCGTTCTGGAATGATGGAAATTCAGGATAACCCGGATGCTACTATGTGGACTGAGTATGGTGACAAAATTCCTCAGCAAGAGTTGGTTGATGCTCAAGCCGATAAAGTCCGCATGGAGGTTGGTATGGCAGGGGCGCAAGCTACGACCCCACAAAAGATGCCAACTGAGGGTGCTACGATAACCCCGCCGGGTATTATGGACCGTGATAAGATCAAAGAAGCGGTTAGAGCAACCCCGGAAAACCGGGAAGCGGCCAAAGAAGCATTGAAAGAGTTTCCCGCTGAGAGTATCCAAGAATCTATAGATGAAATGCAAGCGATTGCACAAGGTCTTAGGGATATGGGATTCAATGTGGAAGTCACTTTACCTGAGTAAAGACGTGAAAAAAGCCTTACACACCATTTTAGGAAACGCAAAGATATAGGGTTGACAAAAATTTTTTGCATAAGTACACTGATTTCTGTATGATACTTGGTATAGAAACCTAAAGTTTCAAGGAGAACGACAATGCCGATGCCTAAGTACAAATCCCCCAACAAAAATGCGAGAGTTGCAGACGTGTCTTTGGTTGGTACCCGTGCTAACGTGGTTCGTCACGGCGCACCCCGTATGGCTGACCAAACCGCAGCCGGGAATGTCAATACTGCATCAAGCCGGAATACTTCAAACTATTCCGACCTGAATCAGAAACGGAACAAGGGTGCTGGTAAGGACATGATTAGCTAAATCCAGCGTTTCGGTTCTAAAGCAGTAGGAGTAGGGATGAAAGACCGTTTTGAATTCGATCTGTTCGTTCAAAAAGCGGAGGAACGGGAGGGCCGTCCTTTCTTGACGATCTATGCCACCGATACGGCTGAGGATCAACACAAGGAAAGATGTTCCCGTACTTGTCTTGAACGGATGCAGGATCAAATCAAACGTCATTCCGTTGACCTATTGAATTCCCACCATGACGCAGTAGGTATGGGGAAAGCGGTTGATTCCTTCATTGTTGATGCCGGACAATTCGATTCGGAGCTTAACGGGGAAACGGCTCTACTGGTTGATGTAGAGCTTGATCCCCGTTTTCCGCAAGCGGTTGCGCTGCATGAATCAGCAATGAAGGGGGAGCATAAACATAAATTCTCCATAGGCGGGCGGCTTAACAGGCAGAATCCAAAACCTTTCTATTATGAGCGTGGTAAGAAAGTGCTTGATGACGTGGAATTAGACCATATCACTGCTTGCCGTGCGCCCAAAGCGTCAAATCAAAGGACTCACATTGCAGAGGCCGTATTCAAGACTTTGGATATGACTGAGGATGATGAGGTTTTGATTCTTGGGGATACCGAGGATGACGGGTTGGAGTTTGATAAGAAAGGTATGGGAGGTCTGTTGCCGATTGGCGATAGAGCAAGACCTTGGGATGCGTCCGGGGCAGTTCGGCGTGTGCGAGATTGGGCAAACGCCAATGAAAAGCCGAATGCCAAGTATGGACGTGCCTTTCTCTGGCATGACAAGACCAACCCGGATGTATTCGGAGCTTATAAGCTGCCCTATGCTGATATTGTGAATGGTCAATTGACTGCAATGCCAAGAGGTCTTTTTGCAGCGGCGGCTGCGGTCCAAGGCGCAAGAGGCGGCGTGGACATTCCTGCGGCTGATAGAGGAATGGTGCAACGAAAGCTTGCCTCTTATTATAGTAAGATGCGGACTCAGTTTGACGATGCCAATATTCAGGTGCCTTGGGCGCATGAAATGGCTATTGAGAAAGTCTTTGGGTCTGATTTCTTTACTGTACTCAAATCTTTGGACTCAGCGTACTTTGAGGGTGAAACCGCACCCGCTGGTAAAGGTCCAAGGGAGCATACCCATAAATTCACCGGACGGTTGAATGGGGAGAGTGGTACGTTAATCGGTATGACTACAAGTTGGTCTGCGGGGGAACGTCACGCTCATATGGTTGATCTTGTTGGTAAGGATGAGGCGGTAACGGCCCCGGCAAGCAGGGGATTTAATCATACTCACAACTTAGAAATGCCGAGCGTTTCATCCATTACCGAGAAACAGTTTGACAAGGTTCTAATGGAAGCAGCCAAGGAACTACCGATTATGTTCTTTGGGAATGATAAATTGAAAAAACTTGCAGAAAAGGCCGTTTCAAGACAAGAGCCGGAAAGCGAGCATGAAATGGATAAGGACAAGATCGAAAACGTAGAGGCGGGCGCACCGGTAGAGGAAACCCCTGATACCGAGACTATTGATACGCCTGAAAACGCAGAAAGCGAGCAAGCCGCTGAGAGCGTTACCGAGCCGGTTGAAACCGAGACACCCTCTGAGGATGATCCTATGGAGCTTACCAAAGAGGATACCGGGATTCTGCGTAAGATTGTCAATGCTTTTCGGAGTGATCCGAAAGAGGATAACCGTCCTTTGCAGGATAGGATTATCGACGCTGCGGACCATATCACTGAAAACTCAGTTTCGCAGGACAACTTTGATGAGGTTGCGGGCGCAAGCCTTTACCTGTTGAAGCGTCTTACCGGACTTGAGTTGGACCGTGATGAGCTTGCCGTTAAGTCTGCAAGGCTCTTGAGTCAGCTTGAAATGATTGCGGATAAGGATGCCCCGGTTGCCCTTGAGGTGGAAACGCCTGAAAGTGTCGATACGGGGGAGCCGTCTGATGACGTGTCCAAAACCACTGAGGACGGGGATACCCCGGAGGACACAGAAACTACTCCAATGGAGGTTGAGGAAATGAATGCTGAGGAATTAAAAGCCTTTGGCAAGGAGTTGGCAACCGGTTTGGTGGAAGGTCTTACCCCGGCAATTACGCAGGGAGTAGTTGACACATTCCGCAAAGAGGGTTTGCTGCCCGCCGCAAAGGAAATCGAAACTGAAACCCCGGCTGAGGCTCCGAAAGAGGCCGCACCGGAAACCACTGAGGCTCCGAAAGAGGAAACTCCTAAAGAGACTCAGACCCCCGAAACACCGGAAACTGAAACCGAGACACCCGCTGAAACCCCGAATGAGGTTGCCAAGACTAAAGACGTTTTGGATGAAATTCTGAAAACCGTCCAAGGTCTTGATACCCGCATTACGGAGATTGAGGGACGGCCCGGACCATCCCGCAGCATTGCCGGTCAAGACCCCGCTCCTGCATTGCCGCAAAAGAAAAACAACGGCATTTTCGCAGGTGCATTGTTTCGGAAATAAGCTAGGGTAAAACTTGGCTTAAAAGAGACTAAGGTATTGATCTGTAAACACATTTCTATAGGAGGCTGCAATGCCTAACGAGAATGAACAAATTGTAGAGAAAACAATCTCTACCGATATGATGCTTACGGGTGGTCGCCTGAATCCGGTCCAGCAGGATGCGTTTGTCCAGTTGGTGAAAGACAACTCCGTAATGCTGGCAATGGTCCGCTACGAGCAAATGGCCGTTTCCAGAAAGCAGATTGACAAGCTCTACATTGGTGAGCCTGTTACCGCCGGTATCGCTGAAAACATCTGCACCAACAACGATTCCCGCACCGTCTTTGATCAGGTCAACCTGAATGCGGATAAGCTGAAATCCGATTGGTCCATTACCACGGAAACCTTGCAGGAAAACATCGAAGGTGAAAACTTCGAGGATACCGTGATGGATATGATGACCAAGCGTATCGCTACCGATATTGAACTGCTTGGAATTCAGGGTGATACCAACATTACGCCGGGTACCCCGCTTACCAACTTGCTTTCCGTTGCGGACGGTTGGGATAAGCTGACTGATTCCTCTCATCTGCTTGACGCTGCGGGTGCTACCATTGAGAAAGAAATCTTTGCGGGCGCAATCCGCAAGATGCCGGAACAGTACCTCCAAGACCCGGATTTGCGCTGGTTCATGCCCCGCTCGGTTGCTACCGATTGGGCTGAGTACCTTGCATCCCGTGAAACCGTTGGTGGTGACGCTGCCCTGAGTGGAAATTCCATGCGTCCGTTTGGCTATCCCGTCACAATCGTTCCCAATATGCCTCAGCGTAAGCCGCTTGCGGCGGGTGCTGCTACCCCGGCTCTTGTTACCGGCGGTGAATTCGCACCTTATGAGGTCATTGCGGGCGTGAATGATGCAGTCACAATCAACGTGGACGGCGGCGGCAATGTTGCAGTCACCATTCCGGCGGGCGTTTATACGGTAGTCGAGTTCATCCCGGTCCTGCGGGCTGCGATGATTGCTACCGGCGCAACCGGTATCGCTGCGAGTGCTGCCCTGAATATGTATGATGATGGAGAGGGCCGGGTTGTATTCCAGACCGTTGCAACCGGAGCCGCATCAAGCATTCAGTTCGTGGCTGTTGCCAACGATATGTACGATGAGCTTGGAGTGACCGCTGCAACCACAACCGGAGCCGATTCCGGCGGTGATACCAACGATGGTACAATCATGTGGTTGGCGAATCCCCGCAACTTCATTTACGGTATGGTTGATGACACCCGTATCTACACCGAATTCAACAAAGATTGTGACCGTCACGAATTCGTGATCTACAATCAGGTCGCATACAACATTGAGAATACGGACGCTATCGTTAAGGTGATCAACCTGAAACGTGGTTAATCTCTGATTCCCTGAAAGGTGGGGGCTGAAATATGCCCCCGGCCTTTTTAACCAGTTTTAGGGAGTAAACAATGGCTGAAAAGCACTACTACCGACCCGAAAGCAAGAAACTCAGCATTCACTTGCCGAGTGGAAAATTCTGCCTGTTCTATCACAAAAACCCTCAGAGGAATGTGATTACGGATGAGCGGGATATTGCTTACTTGGGTAAAATCGACAATATCCATGAAGTAGTACAACTTCCAGACGGACGTTGGGTACGCAAGCCGGACGGCGGTGTGAATCCCGCAAGAGGCGTTGTGATCGAATCCCAAGAGCCTGAGAGTGTGCCAAGTGGGGCAGAACACCCCTTAGCCAAGCAGCTTGAGGATGAGCCGCCTTTGCCTGAGACTGAGGATGATGAGTCCGATAGTGACGATGATGACGGCTATTCCAAAGAGGATTTAGAGGCTTTTACCAAAGATGAACTACTTGAGCTTGCGGATGAGGATTTTTCCGACCTTGAGCTTAAATCGTCAATGAAAAAAGCCGATATGGTTGACGCAATCTTAAAGGCACAAGACAAGTAACATTTTGAAAAGGGATAATCAGTGTGCTTCCGGTATTCAGATATGCTACCATTCAGCAAATTAAGGATAGGATCAACCCTGAGTTATTAGTTGATCCAGGTCCACCCCCGGAAACCATCATTTCTGATTCCCAAATTCTTGAGCGCATACAAGCTGCGTCCATGATGATCAATAAATGGACTAAGCAGTATTTCCAGCCTGTTCCACAAATCTACCGAGTTAGCGCAAGAGGTGATCGGCTTTTGACCGGACCTCAAATGCTACCTTTTATTGTTCTCAAGCAAATCGGAATGATTGATGATAGAACAACCGGGCAGTTTGAGGGTGCTAATCGGGTGATTCCTGATTCTATTGCCCCTGAAAGAGTGTACCAGTGGCGAACAGGCGGGCGTTGTGCGTGTACCATTCCCCTTTATTATGACCGTGGCTCTATCAGGTGGGGAGAGGTTGCTTGGGAGCTTGGAAGTCGTACTATTGAAATGATTGTACGTCAACACGGCTTTACCCGTGGGTATCGTAACGTGGAAATGACGGGTTGGTGGGCTTGGTTGGAAAACTACAAGGTAGTTGAAACCGAGCTTACTCAAGCTATTCCGGGCGGGTCTGGAAATGTAACTCAAATCAGGATCAAAGATGCCGTTGATGCAAATAGCGGTGACTTTATTGAGGTGGGTGACACCCTTGTTTTGGACGTAAAGCCCGTGTCAGGTTCGTTGATCCCCACTCATATTGAACCTGTAATAGTGCAAGAGATTGCAGAGGGTACCGGGGAGTACCAAGTTAATATTGATCCGCTGCGGACCTATCCTTTTGAGATTCCCGTTGGTGCGCCGGTTTATTGTTATGGACGTACACCGTCTGCCCTTGCGGACGTGACTCAGTTTTTGGCGGTCAAGCTGATAGAGGGGCTTTCCGCTGAGATAACCGGTGATCCAGTAACCTCAGCATCCTCTCAAGGCATGTTGATTTCGGAAAGGACTGACAACTATAACTACACTCTTGCGGACGTAAGCGGTAGCTCTAAATCGAATTTTGGGAGCCTTGGTAAGTACACTGGTTCCCCACGCATGGATTTGGTGCTTAGGGAGTTTGCACAACCCACGGTAGCAGTGAGTTTGATATAATGGCTATTCCGCATCGTTATAATCCGGTCAACTGCCAATACAAGAGATTCTTGCCGGGTAGTACCCGTGTTGATGATGATTGGGGAGAGCCGAAAGTGGGGGCTGAGAAACAATATTCAGACCCTATTGATATTGTCGCTCAAATTGCATGGACAAATAAAGAGCGACGGGAAAGAGCCGTTACCGGTGATCCCTCCAATTCGGATGGTCACTTGTGCCTAAAGAGGGCTGTAGTATTGTCAAATGGGTGGGTATTCGCTAAAGGCGATATCATTACAAGTATTGCCGATTTTCCAGTGAATCTCACTATCATAGAAGTGCGTCCGTCCGGTCATTTGAGAGGTAAGGCAAATCTGCTTATGCTATACTTTAAGGAAAATGAGGAAACCAACCCGGTTTTAAGGAGATAAAGATGCCAGCTAATATTATGAAATTTACGCATTCCGTTCCCGCAGGGCAGCAACTTGATGGTACGCCGGGTAAGGGTGAATTCGTTGAATTGGACGCTCAAGAAACCGGTTGCATCGTTTCTCAGATTGCGGTTGCGGTAGGGACCGGAGCGGCTACAACCGTGAATATCTATCTCAGACAATACGGCGTAACGCCTGATATTCCTATTGTAAAACAAGCTCTTTTATCCACTGAGGAAGCTTATTTCCTTTCGGATGTAAAACTTATGATAGGTCCAAAAGACCGAATCGTTATTGAAACCACTGGCTGCATAAACCGAGTCTATGCGACGATTTATGTAAATTCCAAGGCATAATAGGGGGAAAGCCATGCAACAATCAGGTTCCGGGTTCATTCAGTATCCCCCTATTGAGGTTAATGCCGTTCAAATTCAAGGCATTCCCGTTGCTCCACCCCCGCCAACAGACGGTGATATCATGGTCTATGATGGTGGGACGGGCATATGGGATTATACTAACTATCAGTCCGGGTTGACCTATCGGGGCGGGTGGGATGCCAATACCAACACTCCAAACATTATCACCATTGGAAAAAGTGCGAATGACTATTGGATTGTTACCGTTGCAGGGTCCACTGATTTAGGCGGCGGGCCGGGTACGGATTCTTGGGCAATTGGTGATTGGGCAGTATGGAATGGTACCCAATTCGATAAGGTGGATAACTCTGCAAATGTCACCTCAGTAAATACGCAAACCGGGGCAGTTGTACTTGATACGGATGATATCTCTGAGGGTGCTACCAATAAGTATTACTCGGATGCTCTTGTAGCTCTTGCCCCTGCGGTAGTTGCGAATACGGCCAAAGTGTCTGCGGACGGCTCGGTAACTACTCATTCAGACGTGACAAGTGCGGGGTCCGGCCAAATCATTACCACGGGTGAAAGAAACAAGCTGATAGGTATTGAGGCCGGGGCGCAAGTCAACACTGTAGATTCAGTCAACACGAAAACCGGGGCAGTTGTACTCAATGCTGCGGACGTGGGAGCGGATGCTGCGGGTACTGCGGCGGCTGCTATTTCGACACACGAAAGTACCTATGACCATACCAAGATTGCTCATACAAACCGGGCGGTCTTGGACGGTATTTCCGGTGTAGGTAGTGGGTCTATTATCACCGTTGCTGAAAGATCAAAGCTTACTAATATTGAGGCCGGGGCTGAGGTCAATAAGGCTTACCCGGTTATCAGCGTCAATACTACAACCCCGCCGGGTGGTACTCCGTCTGCGGGAAATCGTTATATTGTAGGTCCGGGTGCTACCGGCGCATGGTTAGGGCATGACAATGAGCTTGCCATTGCGGATGGTGCGGGTGGTTGGACTTTCAGGATAGAGCCAAATGGTGTGCGGGTTTATAGCACGTCACAAGCCCGTTTCTACTTTTATGATAATGTTACCGGTACTTGGATTTTAGAGGATTCTATAATCCAGCATAATAGTTTGAACACTTCTACTGGTATTCAGGGCGGCTCTGCTACTGAGAGGTATCACCTTGCCCTCACTGAATATACTACTTTGAGGGGTGGGAGTGCGGATGCCTCAAGTCTGCATAATCATGCCTCTCTTTATGCCCCAATTGGACACGTTGGAGCGGGCGGGGCCGCACACGCTCTTGTGACTATAACAGTTGCCGGTTTTATGAGTGCGGCTGATAAAGTCAAACTGAATGGGATCACTGCGGGGGCAGAACCTAATGCAGTTGATTCAGTTAATACTCAGACCGGGGCAGTCGTTTTAGATTACACGGATGTTGGAGCGGACCCTGCGGGTGCGGGAGCGGCGGCTGTTGCAACCCATGAATCAACCTATGACCATACTTTACTCCATGATCCCGTCACTCTCGGAACTGCCAACGGTTTAGGTTTGAGTGGGGTTGGCGGTCAAGTGCTATCGCTTGCACTCGCAACGCCCTCTACTGCGGGGGCAATGAGCGCAACCGACAAAACGAACCTGAATACTTTGACCGGCGGCGGGGAAACTTCTCTGCATGAACACCCCACAAGTGCTATCAACATGCCGGTTATCGGTACGCCAACGTATGACACGCTCAAAGACCTTATTGATACGCTGCAATCTGCGGCTGCAATCTCAGGTGGGGTCATTTCGGATGCCGGGTCCGGGCAGATCAATGTGACTGCGGGTACCGGAGTTATCAAGACAACGGATTCAGACGTTGGAGAAAACCGATTCTTTGATTGGTCCGCTGCAACGGGTGTAGCTCTTACGGACAACTCAATAAATTGGGTGTACGTGGATTACAATGCGGGAAGCCCTCAAATAGCGGTGACTGCCTCATTTTCCGGGTTGAATCTACACACTCATGTAGTGCTTGGAAGGGTGTACCGGGAAGGTACCGCCCTGCATTTTGTGAATGTGGGGATGTATTTTGCGGACTATATGCGTAAGGACTGCTTGAAATCCTTTGAGGTCAACGGCGTTCAAAGAGCGTCCGGTATTATTGTCTCAGAAACGGGTACCAGAAACATTGCGATTACGGCGGGTGTCCTTTGGTGCGGTCCTAATAGGCTGACTTTCCCCGCTTTTGATTCGTCCGGTGCGGATACTTTCGACTACTGGTACCGAAATTCACCGTCCGGGTGGCTCAAACAAACGGCTCAAAGTCAAATCAGTAACACACAGTATGATGACGGGTCTGGTACGCTTCAAAACCTCACCGTCAATAGGTATGGTGTTGCGTGGGTTTATGCTGCTTTGGACGGGCATGTTGATGTGCTTTATGGGCAGGGAAACTATGCTACTCTTGCGGCGGCTGAAAACGCTACCCCTCCAAGCTCGGTACCGGGTATAGTTGAAAACTTTGGGATTCTTGCTGCTAAGATCATTATTCAGCAAGGCGCAAGTGTATTTACCGTTTTGGAAAGTGCCTTTGACACTGAGTTTGGTGGTACGCAGATACCGGATCATAATCAATTGGGCGGCTTGCAGGGCGGGTCTGCCACTGAGAGATATCACCTTACCCTTGCACAATTAAATGGTCTGAGTGCGCTTGGCGATATTCATACTGCATCCGATGAAACTGAAAGTTCTACAACGGCAACAAGCGCACAAAACAAGCTCACCACACCTTTCACCCCGGCTTATACTGGCAATTATAAGGTGGAATGGTCGTTTGAGGTTGCTTGTAGCGATAAGGATAAGCCCACTGCCTCTACTGTTACCTTTAATGATGGTGGGGGTGGGGGTGATGTGGAAGTAGAAAAAGCCGTTTCAAACGTGTCGCAAGATAATCAAAAATATGTAAATGGGGGGTGGTTTCCGATTTCAGGCTTTAAGGTGGTTGCTCTAACCGCCTCACAAGCTACGTCCACTAAGGTAAATTGGTGGCAAACCAGTGATAAAACTTCCTATATTCGCCGTGTAAGGGTAGTAATTACAAAACTTTAAGGGGTAGGGCATGGAATACGATTATGAAAATATAACCGAATCCCCGGATTTGGATGCTATCACTTTGGCAATATCGGTTTCTGCCATGACGGACAAGAATTTGGATTATCTCAGGTGGGATGAGAGTATTGCCACTCTGCATGTAGCTTGGCAGGATGAGCTTTCAGCCGGGGATAAGGCAATCTTGGATCAAATTGTAGCGGACAACACATAAGGGGTTGAAATGGCTGATAAATACACGCTTGTAAAAACTTGTGATGGTGATCATGCAGACCATACCCCGCCGGGTGTGTGGGCAGTGAGTGAGCAAACCGTTGATTCTGAGGGTGAGCTTAATATGGACTATGCTTGTCCAGAACATCCCGGCTCTAATTTAGGGCTACCTATCATTGTTCAAAAGGAACCTGCGTAATGGCAGCAATAAATGTGACCCTTATAGCTGGAACAGGTATCCCACCTCTTGATTTTGTTGTGGGAGATACCGTTGGTCTTGGTTCCGTAAGTGCGGGAGATACCTATGCTTGGGAATTTCTGGATAAGCCGGACGGTAGTGCGGCGGTGATCCTGAATGACGATCAACAAAATGCAACTTTCGTAGTCGATATTCCAGGTACTTATTACATTCAATTGGTTCGCAATGCGAATGATGTAGGACGTGCGCTTGCTGCGGCTCCTTTTATTGTACCGGACCCAATAGGGACTCTCAGACCCCCCGCATCCGGGGAAATGTTTGAGGGTGATCTACTCAAGGGTTGGTCAAGGGAAGTTCAAAAACTTTTCACCCTGCAAGCCGGGGCGGTAGGCAGTCCGGCGTTGGTTGCCCGGAAAGAGGTGGATTTAACTGTAGTTGGTCAAACTCCAATCTTTACGCTGCCCTCTGGAAAGATATTCGTAGCTTTCAAAGCCCTTTTGCTGGCAAAGCAGTCAGCCGGGGCTTTGGGTGGGGCAACCTTGAGTGTGGGGCAGTCACCCGGTTACATAGACCTTGTGCCAAGCACCGTCCTTACTGGTTTCGATATTGCCGGGGAAGTCTGGTATTGGGATTTGAATCCGGCGGGCGGTCTTTTGGTTGCAAATACGAGCTATTGGGGAGCGAGTGCGGCTTTTGATTTGGACGTGACGGTAGCGGACCCCGGCGCAAGTACGTTGCTTTGTGATTTTCTACTTTATGGAGTGCTTTTGTAAATGCCCGCAATTGTTGCTAAACCTACTGATACCGGCCAATGGAAAAAGGCCGTCATGGTTACGAGTCCTAGATTTTGGGAACGTACCCTGAAACTCGTTTGGCCTAGAATGGCTAAGAGAATTGGGGAGCAATATATTGAGAACGTCAAGAAAGAGATTTTGCAGGGACAGGTTGGCGGGCCTCCATTGTCTGCGGCTTGGGTTGCTCAAAAAGGGAATGACATTCCTTGGCTTGATGAGGGTGACTTACTGAAATCTCTTGCGGTGTGGTATCAGGGAGCGGGTATTTGGGCTGCGGGTGTTACACCGGGGGCAACGAATAGGCGGGGCGTTTCGATTGAAATGATAGCAACGTCTTTGGAGAATGGCACTATTTTCATTCCAGCACGTCCGGTATTTGCTCCGGTAGCTCAAAAAATGGCAAGTCAAGCCTCTATGGTTGGCAGATTGGCAAATAACTTTTTCAAACGGTATATTTAATGCCTTATTTTTTCATGCGTACCTCAGACCCGCTAACTCAGTGGGATGATCTTGAAGCTTGGAGGCTGCAACCGGGCGGTATCGGTATGCGTGTGGATTATGGAGGCACCTCTGAGATTGCCGTAAACGAGACTGTAGTTACGATGCGGCCTTGGGCGGCTGAGGCTTTTACTGAGTTTTGGGCAATCCAACCAATTGTTGCGAATCTACCTGATATTGAGGATTTGTATTCAGCGACTTTGCAGGAAAAGGGTGCAATTGATTGCACTATATCCGTTGATGAGGGTACCACTTGGCTTTATTGGGATGGTGCGGCATGGTCCATTGCCGGGGCCGGGGATTGGACTTCATTTGATGATTTGAATTTGAATCTCGCTGCTATCCCATTTCAGGCTTATCGGTTGATGATGAGAGTGCGGCTCCAAAAAGGAACGCATGAAACTGAGGGGCCGGTACTTAAAGCTATCAGGCTTGGGTATGATCTTTTGCCGGATCACGCTCAAGAGGATTGTCACCGGACCATGAAACGCTTTTTCTCGGATAACCTCTCAGTCCGCTTTAGGGACTCGTTTGCGTCCGGGGGAACCGCTACCCTTGCCGTGGACAATTACTTAGATATCAAGGGTGTCTATGCGGCTTTTGACCTTACAAATGATCCTACCCGGCAAACCAATATTTACGCAGGGAGCTTTACCGCTGATACCATTGACTTAACCGTTTCACCCGCAGCCGGGAACACTATTGAGGTGGAATGGGATGGTGCTGTAGATACGATTCTCTTTAAGCGTGATCCTGATTTTTGGGATGAGTTAGACAAGCACGTTCCTTTATTAATAGTGCAAATTACAACCGCTACTGAGTCGGATGAGGCAAGTGTGAGTAGGGCAAAAGGCCCGATAGCTATTAATTTCCCTGAGAGAAAGTATTGGAGGGAAAGACCGCCTTATCCGGTTGACTATCGGCTTATGATGCGGGCTATTGCGGATTCTGAAAGTCTTGCAACCCGTATTTGCTCGGCGGCGTATGAGTTGTTAAGGAGAAAATCAGAGGATTCATTCTTGCCTCTGGCTTTATCCGGCACTTTTTTGGAGATATTGAATTTTACGCCACCTTTTCAAGATTTGAGTGAGGTGAAAGAGGGCTTGTCAGTGAAATCCTTTTCCGCTATACTGTGCGTAAGAGAATGGTGCGCCGGAATAGAAACGGGTGTACTGGCAGAAGAATACACTATTCTTTATGAGGACATAGAATGAATTACAAACTTAAAAACGGCGGTCTGTACGGTAAGCAAGAGATTTCCGTCAATGTTTTGGATGGCGGTTTGAAAGTAGTCCGTACCATCAATCTTGCTCCGTATGGTTCTGAGTTGATTTCTGAGTCTGAGGCAGAATCCCACGAAATTGCCAAGCTTGTTAGGGCAGGACGGCTGCAACTGAAAAAGGATGTACCCGTTAAAGGTCTTTCCGGCTCTATCGGCAAGTTCAAAGCCTCTAAGAAAAAGGCGGCTCCGAAAGAATCGGCTGCGGTCAAGGCTCCGAAAAAGACGGTCACTAAGAAAATCGTGAAACCCGCAAAAGAGGCGAAACAAGGCGAAACCAAGCAGCCTGATTCCCCTAAAGATAAAGAGTAAGGAGATAAGGAATGGAAGCATTTGCACCCGGCGTTGAAGTCCTCGAAAAAGAGGCGTTGGCTGTAATTGAGGCTGCGGGAACGTCTTTTTCTGGTATGGTTTGCCAAGCAGAGAGAGGCCCGGATAACGTAGTCACATTCTTGTCCAACTTTGATCAATACAAGCGGCGTTACGGCGGCTATGGAGGTTTTCTTGGCTACCCAATGGCTGAGGATTACTTTGACCAAGAGGGTGCCGGGTTGTATTTCATCCGTGCTGTTGGTGAGGGAGCCGCACAAGCCAATTTCAATTCCTTTATCTCTGCAAGGTCTTTGGAATATAGTGAATCAATTAGCGGTATGACCCTTGTATCAGGGGAGCCGGTTGTGATCCAGTTTTCCAGTGACATTCCAGACGGTATTCTGAAAGACGGGGATCAAGTTTGGTTGCAGGATATTTCCGGCGGTGACTCTGAGGATTTGAATGACAACTATTGGACCGTTACCCGTGATCCTGACAATGACGATACCATTTCTTTGGATGGTACCGATAGTGACGATTACACCGGTTACACAAGCGGCGGTGACGGTTTCTTTGGCATTCCCGCTGGTAACTTCCTTGCCTCAAGTGTGGGGCAGTGGGGTAACAACACTCTCATTACTACAAATAAATGGGTTGCGAATCCCGCTACCGGTTGGAAAAACATTGTACCTTTGGCAATCAAGGATATTGACATTTCCGGCGGGGCTGGAAATCCGGTTATTCTGGAATTCAATGACGATCTTGAGATTCCTCAGTCCTTTGAGAAAGTCAATATGTGGTTGACGGGGCAGGGCGCATTGACAGGTACGCCGGACCTCAGAGGTAAGTGGGAAGCTAAGTTGATTCCGGGTGAGCCTACTAAGGTGGAATTGGACGGAACGGATGCCGGTAATTATGCGGGCGGTCCTTACGTTGCTGATAGCGAATCAGCTACCCACCCCACTAGCACACTTTCGTTTGATGGACTTCCCCCGCAGCTTGAGCTTGGGGATGGTTTCTATCTCTTTCAGAATGCTACCGCTACACGCACAGGCTTTGGTTTTATCCTTGATATCGACGTTGCCACTCAGAAAGCTACCATCTTTGGTGATTGGGAGTCTTGGGATGACGTTTCCGCTATTGATATCTCAGCCGGTGCGGGCAATGAGGTAGAGGTCACTTTTTCAGGGGATCACGACCTAAGAACGGGTGACTATATCTATCTCTCAGGCAGTGCGGGCATTGTAGATTCGGGGCCGGGAACTACTGATTTGGCCGGTAAGTATCAGGTTGGACGTGTGAGTGACACCATTGTAGTGCTTGCTGATACGGATCAAGGCGATTGGACCGGGGCTTATACCGGCGGTGACGTTGCGTTTAATCCTTACTTCGATGACACCTCTAGTATTTATTGCAATACCACTCACAAGTCCAAGACTGTAACCACTGAATTCTACAATGGTGGGACTACTTTGAAAGTCGCTTCCAATGCCGGAATCAGTAAGGGTGCGCTTCTTTTCTTTTGGGATCAACTTACCGGTGCTATCGGTCAGGTAAAAGTCAACTCTATTAATGGGAGCATTCTGAATGTCACGTTGAATTTCTCTAACGACATTTTTGATGCGCTTGGAGTTCCGGCTGACACCAATATTGTCTCCATGAATTTCAACGTCTTGCATAATGTTGACGGGGAAACGACAATCTTTGAGTTCTTGAATCTTGAATCTGATTGTCCGGCTGATTATATCGTAGATAGGTTGGCTGAGAGTGAATTCCTGCGATTTGACCCGAATGATGCTTTCGCTATACCGCCGGGTATCCCCACAAGCTTATTCTTTCCGGGTGCCTACGATATCGAACAGAACATGATTCGTGGGTTGGACGGCTCGGCTGCAACGAATCAGGATTATTTGGGTACCAACACCTCGAAACTCTACACCCACGGAATGCAGCTTTTTGATTCGGTTGGTGTGCTTCCCCAATTCGCTATTCCGGGGCAGGGTGTGACCGTTCAAAAGGGAGCGGATACTTATGCTAAGAGTAGAGAGGATACCGTGTTTATCGGTGACGTGCCTTTGGCTGAGGATACCCTTGAGGAAGTCCTGAATTATCGCAACGTGACGCTGAATATACAGTCCAGTTATTCCACCTTGACTTTCCCTTGGTTGAAAAAGCAAGACCCGGATACCGCTGAGGCTGAGATTATCACTCCCCCGTCTGCAAAGGCTTTGGGCGTAATGTCCTACACCTCTCAGACACGGGGTACGCAGAAACCGCCCGCAAATGAGCAAATCAACAATATCATTGACGTGAATACCGTTGTTACCAAGCAGGAACACGGATTTATGAATGCTGCGGGCATCAACGTCATTACCAATGAGCCGGGGCGTGGTATTCGTCTTATGGGAGCTAGGACGCTTTGGGGCGTTGCAGACCGTAAGCAGTACCTTAATGTGCGTCGGATTCTGAATGCGGTGAAAATCGGTCTGAAAGAGTTTGGGGAAACCATCGTCTTTGAGGCCAATGATGACTTGCTTTGGAAAGATATTCAGGCGCAAGGAACCAAGTACCTTGAGACTCTTTGGAAACTCGGTTGGTTCTATCCCCGCCTTGATCCGACCCAAGCATTTTTCTTTAGGTGCGATTCAACCACGAACAGAGAAGATTTGCGGTTAGCTGGAAAGGTCCGTTCCGTTGTCGGTATCAATCCGGTGCTACCCGGCGAACTTATCATTTTTGAGGTTACGCTTTGGGACGGCGGCGCAATCGTAACCGAAATATAAGGAGTTAAGCAATGGCAGACGGGCAAAGGCTTGATCCATACCGTGCTTACAATTTCCGGGTACTTGTTGGCTCCAAGGTGAGTGCGGAAATTGCTTTTTCCAAAGTTACGGGTCTTGAGGCTGAGGTTGACCAAACGGAATACCGAGAGGGAACCGACACCGCAACTCTCCGTAAGCTCCCCGGACTCGTAAAGTACCCGAATATCGTACTTGAGCGTGGTATTACCGATTCCCCGGAATTGGTGCAATGGTTTCAGGAAATCGTCAAACTCACTGAGGAAGCTGCCCTACCAAGGGATGATGCTTTCAGGACTGATATGACAATCCAGTTGCTTAACCGCAACCTTGAGATTGTTCGTGAATGGGTTGCAACCGCCGCTTGGCCTTGCAAAATGTCCGTTGGTGACTTCGATGCTGGAAGCAGTGACGTTGTAATCGAACAGATGGAGATTTGCCACGAAGGGCTATCTCTTGTCAGTTTCGCATAACTGAATACGATTCTTTGGACTAACCATTCCCGCCTAGTGTGAGTGCAATTGCTTGCATTAGGCGGGGAAACAAAGTTTGAAAGGATAGCAAAATGACGACACCCAAAGACCCTCCAAACACTCCCCCGGAAAATGAAGTAGCTGAGGTTACTGAGGCTCCAAAGCAAGAGCTTGTAAAGCCCAAGGTTCTAAAACCTATCCGCAGTACACTCAAAACTGTAGATATCGAATTGGGCTGCGGACTTGTGCATGAAAATAAAGTGCATCGTATTATCACCGTGCAATCTGCAACCGTTGGTGATAGGAAAGCTTTTGGTGCCAAGCAGAATAGGTCCAACGGCTCCAAGATGATCACTGAGTTACTTCAATCCAAGTCGATTGATGCGCCGGGTGCCTCATTCAACCTTTCCGGGCGTTGGTTTCAACATGAAATGCTCGGTTTTGACCGGGATCAACTCTGCTATGAAATTCGCAAGGCAACCGTGGGAGAAAAGCCTTTTGATGAGGAAGTCAATTGCGCTCATTGCGGTATTCCGAATCATGCCCTTGTGAAAGTTGCAGAGATTGAGGAAACTTTCAGACCTATGCCGGATGAGGTACGCCTTAATATTGAAAGAGGCAAGTGTGTTCACAAGGTAGAGCTACCTGAGTATGGCTTTACCGGTGTTTTCGCTTATTCGGATGGTAGGAGCCAAGAGCAACTTGCCGAAAAAGTGAGTGAGGATGGAAATCCGTTTGAAACGGAGTTAGAGGTTATATCCGATATGTGCCTTGATTTTAATGGGGATGGTCCTATTACAGTCGAGGAATTGACGGAATTGGATATTGAGTTTTTGAATGACCTCCAAGCTGAAATTCAGACACATGATTACGGTTACGATTTTTCACCCCCCGTCTATTGCTGGAAATGCAAAAAACCTACGATTGTGAGGGTGAATGTTCTGGATTTTTTGTTCGAGGGTACGAAAGCTCTTATAACCTCTGTGAAGCGGCCCAAGACGTTGAAAGGGTAATGTTCAATCTGGCATACGGGCTAAATTGGTCGTACCATGATATGATGGACATGCCCGTTGAGGATTTGCTCCTATTCCACGCATTGCTTGAGGAACAGTGGGATAGAGAGAAAAGGAGATAAGCCAGATGAGCGTTATCCCTCTTGGACTCCAACTCTCAGCCGAAGTTCGCAATATGAGCAAGCTTCAATTGGCTAATAGGGAGTTGGAACGCACCATTCACAATCAAGAAATGCTGAATAAGCAAGCCAAGCTTAATTCTCGTTATATGGATGAGAATACCCGCCGGTTAGAACAAGCCCGCCTCCAACGTATGAATAACAATTACCAAATGAGGGCTGCGGCTCAAGACCAAGCTGAGGTAACTGCCCGTATGCAAGCTGCGGGTCGTACAATGACGGCTGTAGGGGCTGGTATGACCGCTGCGGGGGCTGCGGGTGCATTCTTTATGAAACGGGCAGTGGGGGAGTCCGTAAAGCTTGAGGGTGCTATGAACGGTATCCGCATTGTGTCTGGAATGTCGGATGAGTCTCTTGGGAAGCTGAATAAGAACTTTAAGGAAATGTCCATTCGGTTGCCGGGTACGGCGGTTGATATGGCTAGGGCTGCGGACGTTGCGGCTCGTATGGGTGTCCGGGGTGTAGAGGAATTATCGGGTGTGACTGAGAATGCCGTTGGACTCGCTGTAGCGTCCGGTATGCAGACGAAAACGGCGGCTGAGGGGTTGGGGTCGGTATTCATGGCTTTCCGGCGTGGGAAGTCGTTTATTGATCCTACAACCGGTGCAATGATGAGCATGAAGGATGCTACGGCAAGTATTTCCTCAGCGTTGATGGAAATGACCTTTAGTACGCCGGGTACGGCTCAAGAGTTGATCAATGTGACCAAACGTAGTGCGGCTGCGGCGGGGCAATTCGGAGTCACGGCTGCGGAATCTCTTGCTCTTGCGGGCGCACTTGCCGATTTGAAGCTACCCCCTGAAATGGCCGGGTCTGCCATGCTGAAATTTTATCAGAACATGGCGAACAAAGGCCCGGAAATGATGAAAATTGCCGGTATCAATGAGGCGGCTTGGAAAAAGATGACTCCGATAGAACGTATTAAGGGCGTTTTGAAAGGAGTCAATGAGTTGGGGGCGGCTGAGAAAGCCGGTACTGCTAAGACCGGTACCCTACAAAAAGCTATCAGTATGATGGGTATGAAGGGTATCCGTACCTCAGTGGTTATGAGTGCTTTGCAAGCTGCAATGGGAAAAGCTCTTGATCCTAAGTTAGCTGCAAAAGGTGTGACACGTCTTGATGCGTTGCTTGGAAAAGCCACAAAAGCGGCTCAAGAGGCTACTAAAGCAAAAGAGACAATGGAGAAAAGGCTGAAATCGGTTGGTCAACAAATGGCACAGCTTAGTGCTATGGTCAACATGGTTATGATTTCCCTTGGTGACGCTCTTTTGCCGGTGATTACGGCGGTAGTGGGAGTTTTGCGTAAGCTCGTAAACTGGTTCAATAGCCTCTCTGAAAGAACAAAGAACATCATAGGTCTGGTTATCGCTTTGGGGTCTGCCTTTTTACTCTTATTAGGTGGTCTGCTTTTGGTCGGTGGCGCAATAACAATGATGTTGCCGGGTATCATGGTGTTTATAGAGTCAGCATTCATGGCTACCATTGCGGCTGAGGGGTGGGCGGGTGCTTTAGGTGTGCTTTATGCTGAGGCACTTGCTCCAATTCTGGCAATCTTGGCTCCTATTGGTATTGCTATTCTTGCCGTTGCCGCTGCGGTTGGTACGCTCTATGCTCTTTTCAGGCTTGGAGTTTTTGATAATTTCTTAAACAAATTGGGAGAATGGAAAAAGACACTTGGGGCGGTCAAACAAGCAACGGCTGATGCTACCAAAATGACGCAGGAACAGTTCGATCTTATGGACAAGTGGGATATGTGGGATGTTGCTGCGGGTATGGAGGCGGCTCAAAAAACTAGCACGGCTTTTTGGGATTCATTCGGTAGAGGTTGGCAAGAGGGTTTGGAGGGTGGTACCTCTTTTAAGATTCTGGTTGAAACTATCGGTATGTATTTATCCGAAACTTTTGAGCCTATTTGGGCTGCTATTGCTGATTTATTAAATGAGATTTTTGGTGAAATGGATAGCGGGATGAATAAAGCGATTGAGGATGGTTATGCTTTTGGCTACATACTCTCTCAAATTAAGTACGTTCTTTTGGCTTTGATTCCGGTAATCAAGATAGTCTTAGGTCCGATTGCTTCCATGATTAAAACCGCAATTAATGCTGTAAGATTGTTCGTGATAGCCATTAAAAGCATTGCTACTTTTGTAGAGGGTGTGGGTAAAACGATTGCCGGTCTTTTGGTTGGTATGTTGTATGGAGATTGGGGCGGCTTTTTTGATGGTTTGAAACAAATGGCATATAGTTTTTTCATGTTTTTTGATGCCATTATAGACTCTATTGCAGTTGCGGTATCCGATGGTGTTAGGGGTATGTTAGAGTTGGTGGATGCTGTATTACCAACGAGTTTGACGGCGATTTTTGATAAAATCATTGATAGGATTGCTGGTTGGTGGAATACCCTTAGAAATAAGATAAAAGAGTGGGCCGGTATCGACGTTGGTACTGAGGCAACTGTTGGAGCCGGGGCGCAAACCGGAGCCGGTGCTACAAAGAGGGCTGAGGCTGCGGGTGGATTAGTAGCCAAACAAAATGCAAAAGAGGCTGAGAAAGCAAGGAAAAGCACTAAGGCTAAAAAGGATGTTGCCACGAAAAAGCCCCCAAGACGAACTACCCCACCAACCCCGGCTGAAAGAGAGGGTGCGGGGATGATGACCGCAGCCGAGCTTGCCGCTACCTTGACCGGAGCATTCCCGAAAAAACTTGAGTCTCAAACGAATGTAAAGTTGGTTATGGGTGAATTACAGTTTGGTGAAGCGGTTGCGAAAGTGAGTAAGAATTTGAATAGTCGATTGGGGCAAGGAACTGCCCCAAGTTCTTGATAGGAGTCTGATATGCCTGAATTAAGACCAGAGGCGCAAATAGGGCCGGGGAAGCTTAAAGCTGCCTCTAAAGGGTTTTTGGCAAATTATTATGATCCTAATGACCGGTTGGTTTTCCAATACAATCCACCAATGATTGATGAGGAAAAGAGTGTGGGTTGGACTGAAATTACTATTCCGGGGTCGGATGATAATCTCTATCAGTTTGGAGGCGGTAACAATCTGACATTAACGGTTTCTCTGTTTTTCAATCAATTGGGAGAGGCGGTTGATACCAACTATGTAGAGGATTCAATCAAATGGTTGCACTCCTTTACTGAGACAAGGCGTGGGGTGCCAATGCAAGGGCTTGCACCCGGATTGCTGCTTTTCGGCTTTGGATCATCGGTTTTCGGAGCGGGAAGTGGGTACGGATATTCCTCTACCCCGGCTCTTTTGGTGCATATTGAGAGTATGCGGGCAAGCCGGATGTTTTTTGAGAAAACGACACTGATTACCAGACGGGCGCAAGTCGAATTGAACTTGGTTCGTCATTTGCTTTATCCGAGGTAAGCTATGCCTGTATATACCGATTCCAGATATTCCGGCGGGCGGCAAATATGGATACGCACTGAGAGGGGTGCTGAGGAAAAGACGCTCCCTTTCATCTATGCCTACAAAGACGTGACGGTGAATATGACAACTGCGTTGGTTCATACCACTCAGTTTGGGGATAGGATTGATGAGCTTGCCCGGAAATATGGAGGCAAGAGTACCCTTTGGTGGGTAATTGCTGATTTCAACGGCATGTTTCGATTGCCTTTGTACTTACCGCCGGGATTGAAGCTGAATATACCGACAAGGGATGATTTCAGACGGGTAGGGGGAACTTAATGCCAACCGAGCCTACCTATAAATATTCTTGGCAAGTTGATGCTTGTGGGGGTGCGACGGATGCGGGAGAGGATAATCCGATTCCTCAGCCCCCACCCACTAATGCCACGCCCGCAGATCAACTTGTAGAGCCTGTAGCTGCCCCGCCGGGTCTTGTTGCGGGTCGGTTTGGGGCGGTAGAGCGTCATGCGGTCCAGCATATCGTTTGGGCATACCCTTACGCAGACCGTGACGATGACCGGGTAGAGGTGACGGGTATTGTAGAGTCTATTCAGATAGATATGGAAATCAATAAGGATACGGACGTTAAGATAAGTCTTGTGGACCATGCTTTCCAGCTTACCGACCTTGTGTACTTTTCGGTTGGACACCGGCTTGGGATTGAGCTTTTTGATGGTGTGAAATGGAGAGATTTTGGCAGCTTCGTTATCGTAAACCCTCAGCGTGATTATTCGGATACCGCAAAAATCAACTTGGATTTGCGGACTAAAAAAGTGGTAATGCAGCGGAATTCCAATGCTCAAAGGTGGGAGAAAACCAAGCGTTCTAAAGCTGTAGAAGATATAGCCAAGGCATACGGATTTGACGTTGAAATGGATGAAACGGATTTGGAGGTTGGTGAAATCACAATGGCTAATGAGCCGCCAACGGCTTTTATCCAGAGAATTGCCAAGCTTGAGGGTTTTTGGTGGGATGTAGTCGGTAACAAGATTCGTTTTAAGAAAAGGACGCTAAAAGACACGGGTGTAATCCTTCGCTACCGCCCGGATTGGCCCGAAGTTGGTAATATAATTTCGGTTAGCTCTGAGACAGATGGTTCATCCGGCAAAGGCTCTAAGGCGATACCAGATGCAGTGAGCATTGATTTTCAGTCCGGGGAGCTTGACCCAAATTATCTCCAAGTGGTAGCTCAATTGGGACTTTTCAATACTCAGGGTAACGTAGTTGCGAGTATTGCTGATAAAGCCGGATACCAAGCACCAAACTCCAATGATTTTAGTCTCTTGGCAAGTTTGCAGCAATTCAATACGAATACTGAGGAACCAGAGGATAAGGGCAGTGTCCTAGATGAGCCTGTATCTTATAATCCACCCTCTATGATGCTCCAAGATGCCCGGACTGCTAATGCTATGAAAAAGATGAAAGACATTCTCTATGAGTCTAACGCTCTTGGAAAATACAAATTATCAGTCAGCACTTATGCGAACAATGACATTGAAATTGAGGGAATGGTGACGGTCAATGGAAAATTAAGTGTAGAGGATCAAGGGCTTTGGATGGTAGAGACTTTGAGCGTTGGTTTCGGAAACGGCGGGTATATGATGGAATTGGGTTGCAAGAGAGGTTCCCGCCCGGAAATTGCTAAAGGAACGGTAAGGGGCAGTGATTCAGCCAATGGGGAAGCTGCCCAAGATAGAGCGTTTGAGGAAAATGATCCTGATAATCCTTGGGATGCGTAATGAAAATAGTCAAAGAGGGAATCACATATTACTTGGGAAAATGGCCCGGACGTTGCGTTGCCATTGATGATCCAAATCAAGGGGGTCGTATCCGGGCAATGGTGCCGGATGTTTATGGTACCGTAAGTTCCCCGTGGGCTACTCCCTGCTTTCCCGGCGGTGATTTTAAGGTTCCCTCTTTAGGGGATCAAGTCTGGTTTGAATTCCAAAGTGGTGATCCAGAGCAACCGATATTCGTAGGCTATGCTCCCTCAGCCGCAGGGGGCGCACAGGCGGCTCCGGGTACTGCTAGAGGGGATGATGACGATACCACGTTGCTCTTAGGCGGTAAGGGCGGCGGGGCTATGGATATTGCCGATGATGAGGATGGTACCCGGCAAGTTTTAGAACCAGCTACCACCTCTCAGCCTCAGTATGGACACGTCAAATCTCTGCGGGTCGGTATGACCTTCATGGAGGTTGATGGTACGGCTGATAATCAGAGAATCCAAATGTACCATGATTCAGGTGCTTTCATGGAAATTGGTAAAGGCGGCGGTTTCAAGAAAGTAATGAAGGGGCAAGAGCATGATTGGGTGAAAGGCACTCGTACCCGTGTTACCACTTCACAGCTAACGGAAACGGTTGGTGCCAATGCTCAATATGATTACTCAGCCTCAGTCAAATACACCTTTGGCGGTGATCGAAATATCACTCAGAAAGGCGATACTTTTCTTGAATCTGAGGGGTCGCTGAGTGAAACTCTTGGAGGGGGAAAGGTAGTTGATGTAAGCGGGCAGTATTCTATCTCAGCCGCATCCGTAAAGGACGTGTGTGCCGGGGATAGGAGCGTTGCCACTCTCGGTAAGTTGGATGAGGTAGTCACCGGTTCTGTAAACGTGCTTATCGCAAATGGCAGCTTTGATGAGGGTTGGACAATTGGGTACAACCTTGGGGTTGCTCTAGGGGATATGCTCTTTACTACATTGGCAGGAAACGTATTCGTGACAACCGCACCGGGGCCGGGAACTATAAATCTGACAACGGTAAACGGTGCTATGAATCTTACTACCGGGGCCGGGGTTATGAATCTGACAACCGGAGCGGGTGTGATGAATTTGAGTACCGGTACAGGCGTGTTGAATGTCACGTCCGGGGCTGCTTTGAATTTGACCGGGGCTGCGGTAGTGACGGTGAATGGTACTCAGATATTACTCGGATTGGGTGCGGCTGAGAATGTGATAGGGGGTTTGAAGTTTCAAGCCCTTTGGAATTTGATGGTGACTTGGTTGAATACGCATGTTCATAAGGCCAATGCTGAGTTTGCCCCCGTTGATCCACCCACAATTCCTTTGACTAGCGATATAACACCCGCATTGTCTCAGCTTGTGAAAGTGGGGCTGTAAATGCTTGATTATAAAGACTTACACGTTGACGATGGTAGTGAGGCATTCCTGCCCAAAAGAGTGCAATCGGTTGCACCTCAGAATGTGAAACCGGCCAAATGGGTACCGTTGTCTGAAACGGCTTTGATGGATAGGGTTGATGAGATTGCGAAAAAGGCGCAAGAGGTTGAAAAGAAATTTCAGGAAAAGGCTCTAAAGCAGATTCAAGGCTTAATGACCCTACTGAAAATGGCTTATGCACAAGAAAACCAGACCGGGGCTTTACCGGCAACGCAGGGATGGATTCACTTAGATGAGTAGTGTAGCGGAATGGCAAATTATTGAGCTTGAGGTACCGCCTGAGATTCAGCAAGTCTTGGACCTTATTGCGGACGCTCTTGATGCTATCGCTGCGTTTCTTGAGCTTGTCGCTGCTTTCTTGGAGTTGGTAGCGACCCTCATACAACTCGCTCTTGACCTTTATGTAGCACTTGTAAATGCTTTCATTGATGCGCTCCAAAATCTGCTTAACGACTTACGCTATGCGGGCATATACGTCTTTTTGGACTATCCGAATACCCTAAGCCTTGCTGACTTTAATCCCGCCGCAGAATCGACTTTGGCCGGTACGATATTTGACCCGGATTTTTTGGACGGGGTAGAGGATCAAGAGGAATTGCTTGCGATTGCGGCCAAGCGTAAGTCTTGGGCAAGGCAGCAAAAATCGTTCCTGTCTTTCGATACTGCGATTGCCAGAATCAATGCGTCTTTCGTGGATCAACTTGACCATTTGAAACCCCCGTACTCTGAGACTGCCAATACTTATGGTGTTGTGATCATGGGGTATTCAGAGGAAGTGGTTTTATATCTCAAGATTGTTAGGCAGTTCTACAACCTCTTTGCTCTAAACGACTTGGGGCAAGTGCTTGCACCCGGATTTGATCAATGGTTGGAGGATTTCGAGGGCGGTATTGAGGATTTAACAAGTGTGGATTGGTGTGATTTCAATTTCGTTGTGCCTTTCACTTTCAGGAATGCCGGTACTTTCCCGAATTGGATAGGCAGATACACGTTGCAGGATTTAATACCCCCTCTTGGAGAACTCTTGAGGGCTTTGAGTAACCTTTTGGAGCTTTTGCGTCCGAATGGAGCTATCACTGATTTTATTCAGGCTCTAATAGATGCTTTATTGAAAAAAGTTGAAAGGTTACGACAACTTGCGGAAACTTTAGCTGAGTTGGCAGACGCTTTGAGGAATGCGTTTTCCGGTACGAAACTCTCAGTTGTCACCGTGGAATCCTCTACCGGCAACAACGGCTTTATCAACGGTCTGCGGTCTGCTACCGGGCATCCCGGATTTGATGAGGCGTTGGTTGTGAGTTTGGTTCTTTATGCGGGCGGTCCAAATATTGAGCCTCTAAAGCTCCTGTTCGGTGTTCAAGGGGAGAAAATGGTTGACGATTACGTTGATGCTACTGAGGGTGCGGTAGAGGATTATGAGGACGGGGAGCCTACAACCCCAACTACTCCGATTGTGACACCGTAATGGATAAGACAAGTTTAGAAATGGACCTCATAAATCGGGTATTCATTGATGCTCAAAGCGAGTTTTCGCAGGATGAGTTTGATAAGAATGAGCAACGCTTACGGGATTTGCGGTGTGAGCTTAGAAAGAAAGAGCTAAAGACAAAACAACTTCAAGAGGCGTTAGAGGATGCGGAAAGTGCTGCAAAAATGGTATCCTGTAATTACCCTGAGTTGGCTCTTGTTTTTCAGGTTTATGCAAACCGTCTGAGGGATAAGCTGAAAGCCCAAAGTCCTGAGTCTTTCAGGCATAAAATCAGGGAGCTTGAAAAGGAGCAAGGTTTGAGCAAACGGATTGCTAAGACACTTTCTAAGCCATTGGAGAAAGTACATGGCACAAGGTAGAAATGACCCGGTAGGTGTTGGGATTAAATCGCCTCTATCTTTCGAGGGGGGCGGTCTAAACTATACTGCCAGTACCTACGTTGATGTTTCCGGGGATGCGGGCATAGGTCCGAATATGGGTTTTGGAGGTCCGGCCCGCTTGCTTGACCCGAATGCGAGTAGTTTTTATAGCACTGGTAAGATGCTGGTTGCGACCTTAAATGAGCAAAAACAAGTCATTTTTCAGTCCATTTCTCGTATCATTAAGACACCCGTTGGCAGTCGGTTTATGAATGGTGAGTTTGGCAGTTACGTTGATGATATCGTTTTCGACTTGAATGAGCCGGTGATTCATAGCTTGGCAGCTTCTTATGCCAGCGTTGCCGTTCAACAGTGGGAACCAAGAGTAGAGATAAATCGAATTTCGGTTGATTATCATCCGAGCAAGGATTATGCGATGGTAGGGGTTTTGGACTATACGATTGTAGGTACTGCCCTTGTTACCGGGAATGTGACTTTTGAGGTAGAGGGAGAAACCAATGAGTAACCTTTTCAAAGTACCCTCTTTGGACTATACAAGCCGGGATTATCAGTCAATCATTAATGACACAATTGCCCGGATTAATTTCTATGTAGAGGAATGGACGGATCACAATCCCACGGACCCCGGCATAGTAATCCTGCAACTGTTTGCCGGTATGCACGACGTTTTGCATTGGTACATTGACCGTGGGATGAAAGAGAATTTCATTACGGATGTTCTCGGACGGCGTTCAATTATTGCTCTTGCCGCACTTGTCGGGCAAAACTTGAAAGGGAAAGCCCCTGCGGTTGCCCTTTTGGACGTGACACTGCAAGCCGCACAACTCAACCCTACTCCGATACCAACGGGTACTCAGTTTGGTACGGCGGGCGTTGATCCAAGCAAAACTTTTGAGTCCACTCAGGCAGTTACTATTCCGGCGGGCGCATTGACGGTTAGTGGCGTTCCCGTCATTGAAGGGGTTAAGAAATCAGGTACTTTAGGAACCTCAGACGGCAACCCTTATCAGTCTTTTGAAATCAAGACCAATGAAAACGTGTTGGATGAGGGGATTGTTGTAAAGGTAAACTCAATCGCATGGACCTATATAAAGAGTCTGGTACTTGCGGGGCCGGATGATGAGGTTTGGTCCTATGCACGGGATGAAACGGGGCGTGTATTTATCGTTTTCGGTAATGGTACTGCAAATGGAGGGACGGGAAAAATACCGCCTCTATCGGATGTAGTGACCGCTGAATGGAGAGAGGGCGGCGGGCGTGATACCAACGTGCCAAAGAATACTATCCGCACCGTAATTTCCACACTGTATTCAGGGGGTACGCCGGTTTCAGCTTCATGCACAAACCCGGCAACCGCTGAGGGTGGGGATGAGCAAGAATCCGTATTACTGGCAAGACGGCGTATTCCCCGTGCGTATCGAAGCAATGACCGGGCGGTTATCGCACAAGACCTTGAGGCTATCGCTGAGGGCGTTCCCGGCGTTGTGCAAGCACTTGCACTGGTTACAAGTTTGGGGCATTGGACGGTCTATATCTGCCCGCAGCCGCAAGTGGGGTATGGTACCGGCGTTGATCCTTATGGGTATGCTGTTCTTTCCACCTTGGAGCTTTCGCAGACCGCTCTTGCAAACGTAGTCACTGAGGCATTGGCTGAAAAGTTGTGTGGGACCGACTCAGCTACCGCACAGATCGTTAGTTTCCGTCCTATCGACACTACCCTAACCCTGACTCTGAAAGAGGGCGCAAACCGGGCAGACGTTGAAAATGATTTTGTGCAATTCGTAGCCAACTATTTTAATGTGCAAACCAATTTTATTGGCCGTCCGAATCGGCTGATAGGGGATGCTCAATATAGCGATTGGGTAGGGGGAATAGATGACCTTGATGGTGTGGATTATGTCGAGGTACCACGCTTTCAGTTGCGTCCGATGGTAGAGACACTTGCAGCGATTGGCACACCGGTATTTAGCACAATTACCTATACAATCGCTACTTTGGATGCTTATTGGGAAATCATGTTCATATCCCCCACGGCGTATGCGGTTTACCGGCAAGATATCCTCAGTGACGAAAGGATTTTGCAGGACACCATAGGAGCGATTGGCACAACTTACGTTGCTGCAAACAACGAAATTCAGTTTCTTGTTTCGGTGCCGTCCGGCGGTGTAGAACCAAAGGCCGGGGATAGATTTAGATTCAGGGCATCCCCAATAGCGGGGTCTGTTCGTATCTTGACCGGGGAAATGATGGCACAAGGAAACATAAATTATAACATCGTAGGGGGCGTGTAATGGGTATCCCCCGCTTTGTAGTTTGGGCAACCCCGCCGGAAGCTGCGGCAATGACTGAGGTTCAAATTCGGGTGCTATCATCCGAATCTTTGGTAGCCCGTCCGCAAGTCAGAATTGATGGTGTATTTCCAGCTAAGTTTGAGGGGAATGATCCTGACAACCCTAATAACTATATTTATAAATACATCATGCGCCCGGACAATTACGGCTTTATCGTCGTATCTGCGACCTCATTGACAGGTGACTATGGTAGCGCACTTATCAGTGACGCTTTTATTTCCGGGGGTCCGGGTGGAAGCTTTGCCTTTGGGGAAGTACAACACGGTCTGACTCCTTTTGGAGCCGGTGTGATCTATCCGGCAACTCTACCTGATTCCGAGCCTCTTGACGCTTTGGACTTTGGGATGCGGCGTGGTTTCGAGGGTCCGCAGATTGTGTGTTTTTGGACGGTTGACCTTGACGTTCTTACCGAGACATTCACTTTCCGTTTGAGGCGAAAAGAGCTTGATTATCCAGAGGATGAAACGGACGGTGACTTGGTTTATAGTGGTACGGGGAGTTACTATTCAGACGTTCATCTAGTTGATGGAAAGGTTTATTATTACAAGCTTTTCATTCAATATGACGGTACTTGGTTTGAGGGCGGTTACGGGCATATGCTTGCAATTGACAACCAAGGCAATCCCGCTTTTGCCGCTATTGATCCGGTTATCGCTATTGAATCAACACCCCCCGGCTCCCCGGCATTGGGAGATAGATATCTTATTGGAGATTCAGCAACGGGTGTGTGGGCTGGTAACGAGGATTCTATTGCTGAATGGGATGATACTCAGTGGGTTTTTTCAGGTCCAGTTGACCGTTGGTTGGTCAAAGATTTGGATACCGAGATTTGGCTTACATATAGGAGAGAGGCGTGGATAGCGTCACCTCTGAAAGACCGTTTGAACCTCTATGACTTCATGGATGTTTATGACCTTGACCAAGATAAGAAGTCTACTACCAAGAGATTCTTACCCGCTGAGAGTGAGGTTTTGCAGGGTGAGAGCTTTAACTTTGATGAGAGTACGAATATCGACAAGTTTACCGAGCAACGGTTTCTCAAGATTTTCACGCTGCTTATGGGAGTAGCCCAAGGCTTGATCGACTACTATGATGAGGCGTATCAACTCGCAACTGTAGATAAAGATATGTTGGTCCGGGCCGGGGCGTTGGTGGGCTATGATGACTTTCCTACTTTGGATACGTCCTTACGCAGATTCCTCATTTCTCAAATCAATGCCGTGTATCCGGTTATGGGACTTTTTGAGCGTGTCAGCCATGCTATTGAAATGTGGTTAGGCACGGGCGTTACCTACGACCTCAAGAAATACGCTGCAAATGACTTTGAGGTAAATGAGAGTGAGCTTGCGGTTGTTACCCCTACCCCTGAGAAAACGGGAACCTATGACGATGCTGGATACTTCATTTCGAGTCTTGATCCTGAAAGCGTAATTAATTTCAAAGGCTTGGGAATTTTCCTTGACCGGGCAGTAGAGCCTTTTGAGTATTTGGTTGCCGGTGATTCCATGCTCCCTTATGTGTTAAGTGCTACTACGTCTGCCCCGCCTCCTGCAACAGATGGTGATTTTTATCTTGTACCGGTTGGAGCGTCGGGTGGGTGGACCGGGTGGGATGGTTTGATTGCACTTTACACCTCTGGTTTAGGGTGGATACCATTGGTGCCAAGACATAGGGACGGCGTGATTGCCCAAGATACCGGTGATACTTGGGTATTTAATGCTACTAACCCTCTCAATGGTTTTTGGATGGTTGCCTTATCGGATGAGCTAAAGCTTGTCTTGGAATGGTGGTTAAAGAATTACGTTTTGCCGGATACAACTATCAGGGGTCTTTTTGAAATCAAAAACGAGCGATATTCAGGTGTGGAAAGCTTTGAGGGCTTTTCCGTTGGACCTTTGGTGCCTGTGTCCGGCAATTATTATCGGGGTCGTAGTGCCATGTGGACTGACTTCTTAGTAGGGTCGCCGCCTCCTACTTGGGTTGGCTCTTATATTGTTGTGACGGGGGGTACTCCAAAGACGGGGTTGAAAGAGTTAAAGACTGACTTGACCGGCGGTATCCCGGTTGCCGGTAGTCCTCAGTTCCTTTCCGGGGCTGCTTTCGTGGGCTTTCCGGGCGCATTTCGGAATGAGGAATTTTACTTTGAGACTTACCTGAGATTTCCCGTTACTTGGCCGGGTCCGTCACTCTTTGGGATAACGGGTTTTCAGTGGGCTTTGGTGCCTTTTAGTTTATCTATGCTTACAACCGGGTCTTTCAATCCAAGGGTTATCCTAGAGGCCGGTTGGAATGTGGGAAGCGGTATAAAGCTTCAATTTTCGGTTGAGGATTTGCCTACCGGTACTACAACTTTTAGTCCACAAATTCCTATGTCCTATTTGGCTGATAACCAGTGGCACAAGCTCAAAATAAGTTTGACAACAAGCGGTTTTTTGAAAATAGATTTAGATGACGGGTACGTTTTAATTCAGCAAGCCTTTGCAATTCCAGAGGTTTTACAGTTCCTTTCCGGCGGGGTTTATACCGCAGGGTATTCCGCAGTTGGACCCGTACTTGATGTACCGGATCACTTTATGGATGATATGACACTTGGTAGAGTCTAAATGTTGTGGTAGATTCTATCTAAAGGGAGTTGATAATGAGCAAGATTCTGCAAATGCCGTTTACCGGGGATTATTCCCGTGACATTTTCTCCGAGCGTAAAAAGTACATAGGTGCGCTGCTACAGCAGGGTAAGAAGCTGATTGATGCGGATATGAATGATGAGATTCAGGAACGCATTATAAGGCTGCAACGCATCGTTTCGTCTGCGTTTCCGGCTCAAGCTTATGGTGACTCCTTTAAGCTTGTCCAGAGAGTGAGTCCGGGGGATAGGTCCAATGATTTCCTTATCTTGGCCCGCACCGAATTAGGAAGTCCGGCGGCTGCTACGAATCCTGAATCCTATGCCAGAATGTATCTTGGGGGTTTGGGAGCTATTCTTTCCAACGCTGACTCTAATGAGGGTGTGCCTTTCGGTTACGTTGGCGGGGGTACTGGTATTGAGTACCTTTTTGGGGAAATTCATCATCGGAGTACGGACCTTACCGCAACCGTTCTGACTGATACCAACGCTCGTTTCGTTCCTAATGAGCTTATCGGGATGTACGTCATTCCAAATACGGTTGATGGTACCGAGTTTCAGATTGCCAGCAATACCGAGACAACGATAACAATTGTTTCCGGTAGTATGTTGACCGTGGGAGCGGGCGGTGACTTCTATAGGGTGCGTCCTGTGGCTCCGGGTATCGTTCCCCTTTATGCAATTACGGCTTTTGCGGATGCGGGCGGGGGCTTAGTCACCGTTACCGCAGCCGGTCATGGTTTTGTTGATGGTGACACGGTTACTATCACGGGTACCACAAATTACAACGGTGATTTTGTTGTATCCAATGTAGTTGCGGGTGCTACCTTCGATATTGAGGCAACGTGGGCAGGGGATGACGCAACGGGTAACGTGATTTTGGCATATCCGGGGCGGCGTGATCTTGTCTTTTTGGATATCTATATTGGAGAAATGACCGGGGATGAGGATACGGACCTCTTGCATCCTCTAGGAGCCGGTTATGAGTCCGCACGGCGCATGGTTGTCCGGCAACAAATTATGGTCCGGCAAAACGATACATTAGGTGGTTTGCTCAATCCGAATTACACGTCACCCGGTTTGCCGTGGGTTGCGGACCCGACTGCCCTTGAGGGTTACTATCAGGACAATAACGGACAAATGCACTACCTTGTCAAACTTGCTGAAATTGCAAGGCAGTCCGGCGTTTCTGATATTACAGATTCCATTACGGTTGGTGTCCAGACCATAGAGGGTATCGTAGATTTGCGTGATCCTTGGTTTGGTTCAAGCCGGGAAGTGGTTGCCGCAAGGCGTGGTTTCGATTCTCTTGAGGAAAGCATTGAGGATGCCATTGATCAAGGGGATAGGTATAGTGCGGCTCCTACCCAAGCTACAAAGGCTTTTTCTGGAAATAATACCGTAAATTTGACCGGAAATGTTTATGTGGGAGAAAGCCCCTCAGACAATATTGCCTACTCTGCAAAGATTTATGATGCGAATGGGGAGAATCCGGTAAGAGCGGATGCGGCCTCAGTGATTTCTACCTTGAGTTCGTATTTTCTAAGCAGTGACGATTTGGACATATCTGTAAATGGCGGTCCTATCGTTTCCCTCACTGGTTTAACTGCGACGGGTTTGACCAATCTCGTCAATTACTTCAATACCACTATTTTTCCAGGGGAGCCGGATTTGGCTGGAAAGGTGCAAGCGGTTGCACTCCAAGGCCGGTATTTTGCTCTTAAATCTCTGGTTTCCGGGTACACCTCTGAAATACATCTTTATGCCGGGTCAAGTGCGTTGCCTAAACTTTTTGGTACCTCTCAGTATTTCAATCCGGGGGATCAATTTAATGACGGCGCAAACGGGCTTGTGACCAACGGGCAGCGAGAGCCGAAGGTTAAGGAAATTGGCTCCGATAACGTGACGTGGGGTAGCAACAGTGTCATCGGTGCGCCCACTCAAGACCCAACCCGTTTCTATCCGAATCCGTGGTTTGCTTTCGATGCCATTATTCCGGCGGGCAGTTACATTGTCCGGTACGGAGTAAGAACGGCCTTTGTTGATGAGCCGTCCAATAGATTCCTGCGACGGGATATGTATCCCGGTCTGACTCAGTATGACCGCAGACTTGAGGTAGAGCATTACTACGATGGTCAACATAGAGATATTTTCCTGAAAGAGCGGATGATTGACCTTGGTATTTTGGCCGGTCAAGTCAACGCCGAGACTTTCAGGCTTGAGGCTGATATCACCTCTTTTAATGGGGTAGCCCTTTACACCGTTGGTTTTGCAGACGTAACCACTATTGAGGGAATGCTTGCGCTCTTGGTACCCAAAGGCGGCGGCGTAATGACCGGCATTCTTAGAATGGGTGACGTTATTGATATGCAGGGTAACTATATCAATGACGTTGCAGACCCCGTGCTAGATACGGATGCTGCCAATAAGGGATACGTTGATTCCGTTGCTGAGGGTTTGAATATTAAAGATGCTTGTCGGTGTGCGACAACCGGACCTGTAATTATCGCATCCGAGCTTGAGGCCGGTGACATTATCGACGGGTACACCTTAGTTGCCGGGGATAGGATTCTTGTAAAAGACCAAGCAAATCCAGATCAAAAAGAAAACGGTATTTGGGTAGCTCAAGCGTCCGGTGCGGCTCAAAGACCCTCAGATTGGGATTCCTCTACCCCGAATACGTCCGGCTCTTTTGTTTATATTGAGGATGGTACGACAAACGGCAATACCGGGTGGGTTATGAATACCCCCGGTGATCCTATCGTAGATTCTGCGGCTACAACGTGGGTACAGTTTGCCGGTGCGGGTACTTATACCGCCGGGGCAGGGCTTGACTTAACTGGTACGGTATTCAGTGTTAAACTGCCCGCTCTTTCAGGCTTGTCAGCTTCAATACCTTCTGGTTTGTCAGTTCAAATAGGGGCCGTTGGAGGTCCAGCGGCGGGCCTTTTTATTGATGCCGGGGGTCTGCATATTCCCTCATCTTTTGCCGGACAAGGTTTGGTTGGCGGTAGCGGTTTTGCTTTTGCTCTTGATCTTGACGGGGCCGGGGGAGCGACTAACAATTATGGTTTACAGATTGTTTCCAATCAACTCCGAGTCCGAGCCGGGAATAATATCTACTTTGACCCTACTGACAATTATGCGATTGCGGTAAGCAATGCAATTTCAGACGCAACCTCTACCGGTACGGTGACTACAAACCATACACGGGGAGTCTTTTGCTCCTTTGACGGGGAAGCATCCCAAGTTCGTAGTGCGGTTATCGCTTGTGAGGAAATGGCGTTGCCGGACGGCGGGGTAGGGGAGCAAAATAATGCTTGTATGGCCTCAGAGGGGAACGGCGGGGCATACGCAGTAAAAGATAGCGCACTTATAGCAACCGCCGGGGCTTGCTCCATTGTCGGTTTCACCTTGCCGCCTCTCTTTATCCCAACCGATATCAGGGCAAGGCACTGTACCGTCATTGGCTGCCTGAGTTCATCAATTATTGCTGGTACTGCGACTGCAAACCTTGAGATTAACCGTGGGTCCATTATCGCAAGTGATACTTGCCAAATGGCGGGAACAGTTGCCGGGATTGAGGACTCTCTTATTGCGGCCTCCAACACCTCAGATATGACCCCTGCGGTTGCGGATGCTCTGATTTTCACCTCAGCCATTATTGCTACTGCTAGTTGTACTATGGCACCTGAAACTGAGACTGTGCCTCTTAGACGTTCCGTTATTATTGCCTCACAACTTTGTGAGACAAAACGTGGGGATGAGCTTTTTACCGCAGCCGGTTTTGAGTCGGATTTTGGGGATGTATCCGGGGGTACGCCTCAGCATTGCGCTATGGTTGCGGTTAATAATTGTACCGTGAATATTGATGAATCTACCGTTCTGCAATCAGCCATTATAGGTAGTATAAACTGTGATATTGGTAATGCCGGTGTCAGCGGCGGTCAAATTGCGGATTGTGCTATCGTAGCTTGTCGGAATGATGCAAATATTTACACGCCAACCGTGAATACGGCTAGAGCGTCCGGGATGTTCGCTTGCGACGGCGGGGCTATCGTAACGGCTGGTAGTACGGCTACAGGAACTTCTATAATCAGTTCTGAAAGTTGCGTAAATAGTGCTGATTATTGCTGCTTGGTAGCCTCATCTTTCTATGTTCCGGTCAACGCTCCCCTTCAAGGCAATCCCAATTTCACCTTGCAGGGTGGTAGCGGCGGTGTTGGTAGGTGGTTATGCTCATCCCGTGATGGAATTATGTACACCAATACAACTCCGGGCTTTATTTCAGGCGGTATTGACTATGCTGAAATGTTTGAGAGTGCCGATGGAAACCCGATAGCTGTTGGTTTCTTAACCACGTTTGATGAAACTGATACTGAGAAAATCAGGAAAGCGACGGCTGCGGATGACTTCTTGCTTGGACCTGTTTCCTCAAGTCCGGGTTTCCTTTGTGGGGATGAGTCTTTTGAGTGGCATGGCAAGTATAAGCGGGATGATTTCGGGCGTATTCTTACTGAGGTCGTACCTAATGATCAATGGACACCTGACATTGAGGCGGGTGAGACTGAGGATGACCGTCCGAACATAACAGTTGGGCAGATTGCGGATGCTTATGATCCTGAAATGGAATATCAACCCCGTACTTTGCGGTCTGAATGGAATATGATTGGTCTTGTCGGTCAAGTCCGGGTCCGGTGTGACGCTACGTTGGCAGCGGGTAATTGGATTAAGTCGGATGATTCGGGTTATGCTACTCCCTCAGTTGACAGGGGCATGGGTTGGCGTTGCATGAAAATAGAGGTTCCTTTTGATGCTGAAACCGGATATGGTATTGCAACTATTCTGATTCGATAAGGAAAGGCGCACTATGCTTGACAAGTTCGTAGAGTATGCCATTTCTGAGGGACCGTGGGCAGTTGTCTGCATAGTTCTTACTTGGTTATGGCTGCGTACTCGAAAAGAGGCAAAAGCAACGGTTGATGCTCTAGTTGACGAAAAGAAAAGTCTTGCAAAAGATTTGCTTGCCGAAAAAGACGCAAGGCGGGTAGAGGCGTTGGAGCTATCACAAAAGGGGCATGAAACCGTTGCCGAATTGGTCAAGCTAATGGACAAACTGGAAAGCACTCTTAACCGTGTAGAGGCAGCTATGGTTGGTTGTCTCAGGTCGCAAGGGGGTAAAACATGAAACTTTTTCTACTGCGTTGGACGGGGGTTATTCCAAAGGATATCAAAACCGTTGATGACTTGAAAGAGGATATCCCAAAATGCAAACCCCCACAACCTAACGGGGTGGAATATGATGCTCTAAAAAAGCGGATTTCTGGAATGCTGGCAACGGTTACACTATTTTTAGACCGGGTAAATTTGACTCCTTAACCTTTTATATTCCACACGCACACGCAAGGATGCCTTAATAAAAAAAAGTGCATCCGCTTGCATTTTTTCCTTGACAAGTCTTTTTTGCATTGTTATGGTTTTGGGCGTGGAACGGAATTGAAAACTTAAACGGCAAACCAAAGGGGTAGCGTTATGCCAGAAAAATCATGGGTTAAAGGACGTGGTACTGAGTCCGTTGAAAAGTCGGTACCTAAGTCAGTTCGTAGGCTTGTCACGGCTGAGGAAAAACGTGCGGCTGCGGCAAAGGTGGGTACGGGAATGCCGGGGGTTGCCCCGTCCGTATCGGTAGAACCGGAAAGTCTGCTTGCTGATAAGCTGGTAAAGTTCGTCGCTGAATCTATCAAAGATTCAGACGGTGATTTCATCCTATCCATTAAGGATATCACTTCAAAAACCGGGTTATCTTCAACGTATGCCCGTTTCTCTCTCAAAGACTCCAAGATAATCGAAAGAATCAATGAAAAGGTACCGGCTGAAAGCCATGTTGAAATGAACTTTGACGGTAATGAGCTTGCCGTACTTTTTGATGATGTAGTGGAAACTGAGGCTGAGGAAGTTGTTGAAATTACTGAGGAAACTGAGGAAACTGAGGATAAGGTGAAAAAGGTTGTTGCGACAAAAACCAAACCGAAAGATTATTTCTATATTGATCCGACTCGCAAGAAAAAGCTTACGGCTGCTATCAATGCTTGCCTCAATGTGTGGGCTGCGGGTCCGACCGGTACCGGAAAATCTGAAACTTACGAAAGACTCTGCGAAATTCTCAAGAGAGAATCAATCAAGATGTCATTCAATGGAGAATCAAGTGCGGATGACCTTTTGGGGCATTACACTTTGCAGGGTACGGAAACGGTTTGGGTTGATGGTGCGCTACCCCGCGCAATGAAAGCGGGAGCGGTGTTGATTTGTGAGGAAATTGATGCCGCTCCCGCTGAGTGCAATCTTGCATTGCAGCGGGTTTTAGAGAATAGAAGGGATGGAAAGCCAAGGTCTTTCTACAATCCCCGTAACGGTGAAACCGTGGAAGCAAAACCGGAATTCGTGGTACTGGCAACTGCCAATACAACGGGTGGGGGTGACTACACCGGACTCTATGCGGGTGTGCAAGTTCAAAATGCTGCGTTTCGGGATAGGTTCGTTTTTGAATACTTTGATTACCTTACCCCGGCAATGGAAAAGAAAGTCTTGACAATGCGTTTCCCAAATATGCCCGCTGATATGGCTGATAAAGCGGTCAAGTTTGCCGGATACGCTCGGAATGCGGTTAATGACGGTACCATTTTCACGCCGGTATCAACTCGTACCTTGCTGGCATTCGCACAACTCTACTGCGTATTCAGAGAGGCGAAAATGGGTACCAAAAAGGCTCTAAGTGAGGCTTTGGATTCGTCAATATTTTACAAGTCCGCAAGTCCCTCAGACGCTACTGCCTTAAAGGAAATGGCACAAAGGGTCTTTGGTGACTAAAAAAGACTTGACAAGCACAAAAAGCCGTGTTAGGGTCAAACCTAGCACGGTAACTTTTTTAACGGGGTAGCAAAATGGTAAACAACCGACTCAATCAAACACTCGAAAGCGCAAGTGAGAAACTTGCCCGTATGGTTACGGCAAGCGGTATCAACGTGGGCTTTTCTGACAAGGTGAAAATCCCAAGTGCGGACGTTGTAGGCAATCGAATTATGATGCCCGCCTTGCCGGAAAACATGACTCCCAAAGAGATTGCAAAATTGCGGGGTCTTATGGATCACGAAATGGCGCATTGCCTCTTTACCAAGGATAAGACCGGCAAGCCAATAGAACGTCCGGGCAACGGTATGGACGGTATCATTGCCAATGCTCTTGAGGATGGTCGTATCAACCGGAAAATGGGTGATAAGTTTTTCGGCTCCAAAGAAAATCTGAATGAGCTTTATCGGATTTATAAGGCTGAGATTGATACTCAGGGGGATGAAATACCGCCGGGTGTTGATCCCGAACAACACAAGGATATGCAGGAAAGATTTACTGCGTTGCTAAGAGCGTCAATGGAGCATGTTATGAAAGCCCCAAAGGATACTCTTAGCGAACCAAACCAATACACTGAGGCTCTAAGCCCGGAATTGGTCAATGAGTTAAGAAAAATCGAAACCCTTGAGGATGTTTTTGAGGCGGTCCCAAAGGTCAAGAAATGGATTCTGAAAGACTATAAGGAACCACCTAAGCAGGATCAAGAGGGTGACGGTGACGGGGATAGCTCGGATGGTCAAGAGGGTGAAAGTAGCCAAAGTCAATCCGGGTCCGGTCAAGGCAGTTCTCAGGGTAAGTCTAAAATGAGTAGCTTGGATGATTCGGGTGATTCTGACTCAAGCGATTCGGATAACCAAAGTGATTCAGGCGATTCAGGGGATTCTGATAAGCCTGAAAACTCGGACGGTGACTCTGAGGGGGGAAAAGGCGATTCTGAGGGTGACGATTCAGACGAAAACGACTCTGAGGATTCGCAGGGCGGCTCTGAGGGGGATTCTGAGGATTCAGACGATGATTCAGACTCGGAAAGCGGTCAAGGCGATTCTGAGGGCAATGAGGGGGATTCTGAGGAAACCGGTCAAGGCGATTCGGACAAGGAAAAAGCCAATGCTGGTAATGATCCTAAAATGGAAAAGGGTCATGGTACCCCGGCTGAGACTGAGGGCGGGATGGATTCTGATTTCATAGACTCCTTTGCTGATTTCTGCAACAAAGTAGAGGAATCAATCAAGAAAAAACAAGAGGTCAAATTCAGTCAAAAGGATATGAAAGCAAAATATCTTGTGGATACGTCCGGGGATACTGAAATTCATATCAAGGATATGCCCACTCTTTTCAAGCGCACCTACAATGATCCTTACGTTAAAGAACTTTTGGAGCATGGTAAGAGTCTTTTCCAAGGGCTGAATGATAAGGTTGCCGCAATGCGTGGTAGGCTTATTCTTGACTTGCAATCCAAGGGTAGAATATGGACCAAAGACCTTGATACGGGTCGATTGGATACTCGCACCTTGCACCGGCCTTTCATTGGTGACAAGAGGATTTTCAAAAACAAGCTTAAGAAAGATAAGGTCAATACTGCGGTAACTCTGCTTGTCGATTGTAGCGGCTCTATGAGCGGTAGGAAATTTGATACTGCCATTCAGCTTGCGGCAATTATGTGTGACGCTCTTGAAATGGCAAACGTGCCTTGTGAGGTCTTGGGATTCACTACCGGCTCAATCTCTGGCACTCCCAATTTTGGGGTAAGGAGAGAGGGCGTTGTGCATATCATTTTCAAGACCTTTGATGAAATGGCAAGTGCCTTTCGTGACAAGTGGTACGGGGCTGCGGGTGTACTGAGAAACAATGTTGATGGAGAGGCGGTTTTGTGGGCTGCAAAGAGGCTCATTAAGCGTACTGAGGAAAGGAAAGTCTTATTCGTACTTTCGGATGGTAGACCCGCCGGATACGTTGATGCGGATATGGGAAAGCACCTCAAAGACTCAGTTAAGAAAGTAGAGAAAACTGGTATTGAGGTTTTGGGGGTTGGTATTATGACGAATGCTCCCAAGAGGTACTACACTAACAACGTGGTTTACAATGGCCTCAGTGAGCTTATGGCAGGATTCTACAAGCGCATTTCGGATATGCTGCGTTTTGAAATTCATCAAAACAAAGCTAAGGCCGTTTAGATAGATACGGGGCCGGGTTTATCCCGGCCTCAGTCTTTTCTTTGGAATAATTGGAATGAGAAAATACTTTGCTCTACCTTATGACGTTTTAAGATTACCACCAAAGTATCTAAAGACCTATATGCAGCTTATAGCGGTGTCTGAGGGCAAACCTATATGCCTTACCCAAAAAGAGCTTGCGAAAGCTTTAGAAACCGGTCTGCGGACGCTCAAGAGGCATTTGTACTGGTTAGAGAGTGTCGGATTACTCAGGATCATGCGGTATGGGTATATCGAATTGGAAACGGTAAAGGGTGTCAATAATGGCACACAATTTAAGCTAAGTTCTGATAACGAAAGCGAAAGTGGAAAAATGTGTGCCAATAATGGCACACTTCTTAATATAACTACTGATTATACTGATATTACGAAAGAGAATAATATAAAAGATATTAAGGAGTGTGTCATAAATGGCACACAATCTGAGGTAAACTCAGGTAATGAAAAGGAAAGTCCAAAAAATAGGGTTGAAAGTGTGCCAATAATGGCACACAATTTGTCTTTTGAGGGTAGGCTTATGAGTGTAACCGATTGGAAAAGGGCATTCTCAAAGCGGGTTGCTGAGGTTGAAAATGATGCTGAGGTAAAGGCTAAAGCAAATCGCAGTAAAGAGGCTGCGAGAAAAGCCAAGCGTACCCGAATGAGAAAGGTTGTCCTATCGCTGAGTGATAAGGAGCTTGCCAATTGGAGTGTAGGAAATTTCTTAGAGCATTTCCATGCTCGGTATTATGAGATTTACCCGCATGACAATCCGCTTACGGTGTCTGGATTGACCAACGGCGGCAAGGGCAGCGGTCAAATGCGAACACTATTGCAGCGGTTGGTACCACCAAACGAAACTGTAGAAGTGGGAGAAACCAAAGCACGGGAACGTCTGAAAGCCTTGATTGATCACGCTTTTGATAACGTGGAAAGGATCATGCCCGCAGTAGGTTTGCGGGGAACGGCTTTGAGTATCGGTATCCTTGCCGGGTACTGGCAATCCTTTCTTAACGATATGGATGGTGTTGAAACCCTCAAAGATACGTCAAGAGCTTCATTGGACAAGGGGTTAGAGAAAGATGAGGAATTCGATGACTCAGAAAGCCTCTGGTAATAGGTCATTTCGGCAAAAACCAATGGTATTGCAGGGTGATTACCATGCGGACCCGGTACTAGAGCTAAAAGCTGTAGATATGGAAATTATGCACTTGCCGGAAAGGTTGTGGACTCAGCGCATGGCTGATTTATTCAATGATCCCAAGCTTTATGGGGTTATCAAGAGGTTTGTTGAAGGGTTGCCGGGTACGATGCGTCCGGTCAATGACGAACAGCCGAGTATTTTTACTTTCTTTGGCTCCCTGAATAGCATGGCTGAGGCCGGGGCAGGGATCATGCTCAAAGCTGCCCGGTCACACCGATTCAAGACGCTGTACCTTGATGTTGCCCGGATATCTGATTATTGGCGTACCAAGACCTTGACTGCGGATGAGGATCAAACTTTTGAGGAAAGGGCTTACGAGACTGATTTGCTTTTTTTGAGCGGGCTTGGCTCCGAAAGTCAGAAATCCTTTGTGCAAGACGTGATTTTTTCGCTACTAAAGCACCGGCAAATGGAGCGATTGGTAACGGTTGCCACTACGACACTCTCCCCGAAAGAGCTTACCAATTTCTACCGGGGCGGCGTTTTTGACCTTTTGAATTTGTCCGCAGTGATAGTCCGCTGCGAATAGCCTTGACACGCCTAAAACAGCGTGTTATATTTATGAGCGATTTAGACGGGTGCAAGTGATTGCACGGGGGTAGCTAGATGAGTTCTATTGACGTTGACATACTTTCACGCCTTTTGAGGCATCCCACTGAGATAACCGAACTACTGTACCACGGGATAACTGAAAAACACCTAAGAGGCAAGATTTTCTCAGACGCTTTCAATTTCATTATGGATCATCGGTCCAAGCACAAAAAGATTCCTGACATTTCGACGGTAGAGACACACGTTGGATTCAAGGCAAGCGACCCGCCCGAACCTATGGGATTTTACTGCAAGCAAGTCATTGAGCGCATGGTTTATTACACCATGCAGGACGGTATGAATGAGTCCGTTGACTTGATGAATGATGGCAAAATCATGGAGGCGGTTGGTCATTTGCGTATGACCTCTCAGAAAGGGGAGAAAGAAGCATCCTACTCTCAGAAAGTTTACAGCACTGAGATTCAGGTACCGGATAGGCGCAAGAGGTATCTTGATGCAAAGACCCGTACCGGCCCGGAAGGTTGGCCGCTGCCTTGGGAGCCTTTTACTGAGGCTACGAGGGGATGGTTGCCGGGTGATTTCGGGCTGCTTGGCGCACGGACAGGCGTTGGAAAGACCTTTATTTTGCTACTTATGGCTCATTGGGCTTGGGCGGCGGGTGCTAAGACGCTTTTTATCAGTATGGAAATGGAGCCAGAGGAAATCCAGTTACGGCATGACGCTTATATGGCCGGTGTGCCACTTGATAAGCTTTCGAAAGGGGAGTTGACCGCCAAAGATGAGGCAACTTACATGGATGCCCTCAGAGAAATGGAAAAGCTGGACGGTATCAAGATTGTGGGTCACAATATGTCAGCTACCGTTACCCACCTTACCGCAGCAATAGAGCGTTTTGAGCCTGATATCGTATTCATAGATTCGATCTACCTTATGAAACCGTCTTTTATGTCTTTCAAATCATCCCGGCATGACAAGGTATCTGATATGGGGGATGAGGTTGCGGTTTTGGCAACGGATTATCACATTCCTATTATCGGCTCCATACAAGCCAATAGGGAGCAACGAAAGTCTAAGAGGGAGTTTGGGGTAGAGCATATTTACGGTACGGATGTTCTAGGGCAGCATTCACCGCTGATTTTCGGGTTGGTTGCCACGCTTGAAGATTTAAGGGAAAGCAGTATCAGTTGCAATCTGGTTAAGAATCGTAGGGGTCCGCAAGTCGCATCCCGTCTTGAATGGGATTTTGATGATATGGAATTTAACATGCTTGAGCATGAGGTAGGTGTTCCTGTATTGCCGAAAAAGGCGGCTCCGAAACCTACTTGGAGGTGATTATGGCTCCATTAAATAAACTACAACGTGAAAAGCTGAAAATTCAGCAAGCAATGGAGGCGGCAAGGACTGAGGGGCTATCTATGAAAGATGAGTTCGTTTCCCCCGGCAAAGAGGCTCCGGTAATAGCCCGTGATCCGTTATTCAAAGACTACAAGACTTCTGTTGCTGACTTGGTTGCGTGGGTTATGGCAAATACTGAGGATGAGATTGCGAATGTCCGAGCGCACGTTGACCGGGATATTATGCTTGGGGTGACGATTATTAAGCTGGTTTTCGATTTTGAGAATTTTAATGAGGAATGGGAAACCTTTACAACTAAGGTGCGTGTTGCGGATGAGATTGTTTTGGATGCCGTGCTTGATGAGGATGCTTTTGTAGAGCATGTTGGCCGGATGCTGCTTGCTGGTATCTCCAATAGTATCAGAGAGTATCTAGGGGCAGGGCAAAAGGATATAGAACGTGCTGAAAACTGAATTATTGAAGGTCGCAAGACTACTGGATTTGGATGCCTTTGAGGTGACGGGAAACATCATGGTCCAATGCCCGTTTTCGCCTTGGACGCACGGTAAGAATCGGATGCAACGCCCGCCGGGATCAATGAGCTTGGAGGTACGTCCGGGGCAGTCACGGTATAACTGTCATGCTTGCGGCAAGAGCGGAATGACGCTGCATATCATGTTGATGCAGTTGCAGGATTTGGGATACTTCAAAGATGAGCCTGAGTTGTACGATACCCTCTTTAGTCTAGTAGATAAGGCTGAGAGATTCATTCCCAAGCATGATATGAGTTATGATGAGGCGATTACGAAAGCTGGATTGGTCCGGCTATTCTCCCCGCCCCCGGACGGTGTACCCATTTATGAGCCTGAGTGGTTTGAGAGGTTCGCAGATTTGTACTCAGCGGACGGACAGCCCGGTTTGCGGTACCTCAGAAACCGGGGAGTTACGGATGAGGCCATAAAGCATTTCAATCTGCGGTATGACGCTCCTTACGAGCGGGTGGTTTTGCCTATTCAGTGGCATGACGGCTCCCTTATTGGTGCTACCGGGCGGTTGATACGTCCGGCCAAAGAGGGGGAGTTGGCTCACTACCATTATCGTAATTTCAAGAAAGGTGTTGTGCTTTTCGGAGAGAATCAGCTTGAGCAATCTCCGGTGATAGTCGCTGAGGGTCCGTTTGATGTTCTGCGGTTGTACCAAGCCGGATTTAATGCCGTCGCTACCCTTGGGGCCAAGTTTACGGATGATCAAGTTGGAAAGCTTGTAGAGTGGGGTCAACCCGTCATTATTTTCTTTGATCCTGATAAGGCCGGTATCTCTGCAAGCGGTAAGCTCTATGGTGCGTTGGCAAAGAGCGGGGTGAAAGCACGGGTCTATCAGGCATTGGAAAGCGGTAAGGATGCGGGGGATCACACCGAGCGAGAATTACAGGACGTGTTGAATCCTCTGGTTATGGCCTTTTCCGAGAATCCCTTGGGACGGCTCAAACCTAGAAACCTTGTTTATTGGGGGCTTGATGATGAGCAAAAATAAGAAAATGAAACCGCCAAGACCTACCATGCCGTCTGTTGGTAAGCAAATGCCCTCAGTCGATGTTGTGGATTTGAGTCTGACTCTTATTGATGAAACGGATGAGGGTGATTTGCGTTTTGAGTATTCCGGTCTATCCGTGGGTGCCTTTTTCTTTCTGCGGGGTAAGTTGAAAGTGCGGCCCTCTGACTTCGCAACGGACAAATTCGTTCTTTCCCCGTCATTACTTGACCGGAAAGAAAAGCGCATTCCGTTGGTTGCCAAGACTCTCTTTGCTACCACTCTTACCGGTTGGCAAGCTCTTTACCAGACGCTTTTACAGGACGGGGTGGATAAGGATGAGGCACGGGATTGCGCTAATTATATGCTTCCACTCGCTGCGGCTACAAGAGGCTTTATTGTAACGGATAAGAAAACAATTGAGGCAGTTTGCCCCAAACTTGTAGAGGGTAATGACGCTGAGTTGCGGCGGTTGGCAGAAAAACTTTTGGAGTTAATTGAAAAGGGTTGACATTCCAGTTTTGGAGTGTTAGGTTATAGCTGCGTTCAAAGATGGTCTAAGGACTGCGATAATTTATAGTCCTTTATAGAAAAGACCACGAACTACAAAAACCTTTAGAAAGGGGTTGTTATGAATCTTTCCAAGGCAGAACTTCTATTCATTCAGTCAAACGGTCTTGCCGGTACTCCCCCGTCAAATTCTAATCCAGTTTGGAATTTTGCACGTCCCTCTTGGGTACGGGGTACGGGTCATGCAACCGTTGAAAAAGACGCTAAGGCTGCGGCTGCATTGCGGCGTAAGGGTCCAAGGCGGTTTTGGATGAAACCCAATACCGAGACTCAGCTTATTTTCGTTGATGATGAGGCTTTCCGCATTAACGAGCATGGTCTGAGAATCAACGGCAAGTGGGGTCATTTTGAGACTTGCATTGGTCTGGACAATGGTTGTGACCTTTGCGCTGCGGGTGACGAACCTTATTACGTCTGCTTTTGGACCGTCATTGACCGGTCTGAATTTACCGACAAATCCGGTAAGCAACGCAAGGATGAGGTACGGCTTTTCGCTGCCAAGCAGAAAGTTATGGTTAAGCTTTCCCGGCGTTCTACCAAGCTGAAAGAGGCGGGGTATGAGGGCGGTTTGGCCGGTATCGTAATTGACGTTGCCCGTGGGGATGAAAACTCAGCGGGTACCGGGGATGACTTCGATATCGTAGGGCAAGCGGATGAGTCCCTTTTGGTGGATTCTGAGGGCAAGCCGATTAAGGCTTTCAACTATGAGGAAATCCTTGAGCCAAATCCTGAGAGGCGCAAGCAGTATGCTGCAACCGTAAGCGGCGGTAGTTCCCTCAAATACTGAGAGGCGTGTTATGACCGTTCCTAAGATGGAATTCAACGGGGAGCTTGTGCGTGACGTTGCCCGCTTTAAGGCAGTGAAATCACGTTTTGAGCTTACTCCCATTGTGTCTTTCGACTTGGAAACGGTATCTCTTGAGGATCATACGGTTATGGGGGTATGTCTAGGCATACCCCCTATTAATCCCTCTGATAAAGGGTATGCGGTCTATTTTGGGTGTGAGTCTGATTGTGAAATCGACTTTGAGAAACACCTGAAACCTTTTCTTGAAATCCTATTCAAATCCGGGTGTGAGATTGTTGGACACAACTTAAAGTTTGATCTTTCGGTACTGCGAAACAATTATTTTGAGAATATCCCTCAGAACATTTTTGATACGATGATTGCAAGTCATATGACTGCCAACCATGAACGTAGGCATTCCTTGGATGCGGTTGTTAAGCGTATCTTGGGGATTACCTTGCTCAAAGACCTTATGGATATCCGAAAAATTAAAGACAAGGATGCGGACCTTTATTGGAAGGAAATGAAACGGTATGGTACCGGGGATGCTATGTATCCTTTGATCCTAAGACAATACTTTATTGAGGAATTTGAAAAGCATGGATTGGTGACTCAGTTCAAAGAACTTGAAATGCCAATGGTACACGTTACCGCTGAAATGCAAATGGCTGGAATTCCGGTTGACGTTGATCATCTTGCCAGTATTGAGCCGGGGATACGGGATGAGGCTGAGAGTGCCAAAGCTGAGGTATTCAAAGAGGTCGGTTACGATTTTAATCTTGGTTCCCCCGTTCAATTGTCCAAAGCACTTTTTGAGGATATGGGTATTGCTACTTTATCTTGGATGAAACGTGGGAAACCGAGAGGTAAAGCCAAAACGCCGGGTGCTTGGCCTACCAATGAGAAAGTAATGAAATCTCTGGTAGAGAAAGGGTATCCGGTCTGCAACCATATTATGACTTTCCGTAAGAAAATGAAGTTGCTCAATACCTATGTTGTGCCTATGCAAGCACTTGCACTTTCGGTTCCTGAGAGGCGGCTTTACACGAATTTCAACCAAGCTGGTACGGCAACGGGTAGGTATTCGTCAAGCAAGCCTTTCAATGGTCAAAACATGCCACGGCAAAAGGGTTTGATTCGTAGAGCAATTGCAGCAAAGCCCGGATTTAAGATAGTTGCTTGCGACTATTCACAGATCGAATTGAGGCTTATGGCACACCAAAGCCGTGATCCGGTAATGATTGAGGCGTATAAGCAGGGTGCGGACCTTCATAGGAAAACGGCTGCGGCTGCGGCGGGCATAGATGAGTCTGAGGTTAAAAAAGAACATCGACAAATGGCAAAGGCTATTAACTTTGGATTCCTTTACGGTATGAGTGCGGCAAGCTTTCAGGCGTATGCCAAATACAATTACGGAGTAGAGGTATCAGAGGAAAACGCTTTCAAGTTTCGGGATGCGTACTTTAATCTCTATAGAGGTATCCAATGGTACCATGATGAAATGCGTGATTTTGTAAATAAGCATGGGTTTACCTACAATATCATTGGTGAAAAACGATTCTTGCCGGACTACAAATCCCCGGATACTTATCTGCGTTGGCGGGCATGGTCTGAGGGTGTCAATTATACAATTCAAGGCAGTGCGGCGGCTTTAATCAAGGTCGCTATGAGAAATATCTATAACGAGTTGATCCGTCCGCACGGGCTGAAAAAATCGACTCGTTACGGGCGTATCCTTACTTGTTGGAAATCTCCCTCTTTGGCGCATGAAGTCCGTTTGTTTTTGCAAGTCCATGATGAGCTTGTCTTTGAGGTTAGAGAGGAAATTGCAGAACCTTTTGCCAAGTGGTTAGCACACAAAATGGAAACTGCGGTTACTGGATTTATGGTGCCTATTGTTGCGGAATATGGGATTGCGGATACGTTTGAGGAAGCACATTGAGGGAAAAAACTTAACTGTTATGACTACTTACGTTGATGAATGGCTGCATTTACCCAAGACGGCGTACAATGCCAAGAGCTATGTTCATAGGCTGCAACTTACCGGAGTAGCGTCCGATTACGACCCCACTGAATCTTATGCGACCCTTGACCTCTACCAAACAACCCGTCACGGCATAGCTGTCCCACGGCAAACCGCATTCATAAACCCAAAAGTGCTATTGGAGGCAAAAGACCTGACTCAGCATGGAGCCGAGCGGGATATGGGAAAACCTATTGGGCTGCGGCCTCAGCAAGTGCCTTTGGTCAACGGATTCATGGATGCGCTTGATGGTCCACGTCCATACGGGGGATTGCTGCAAGCCAAGCCGGGGGCGGGCAAAACGGTAATGGGGTTGGAAATTTTGCGCCGGATTGGACGAACAGCTTTGATCCTTGTGCATAAGACGTTCCTGCAAAACCAGTGGCAAGAGCGAATAGCCCAATTTTTGCCGGATGCCAAGGTAGGGTTTGTCCGGCAAGGGGTCTGCGATTTCGAGGATAAGGACATTGTTATTGCGATGATTCAAAGCCTTGTGAGTCGGAGATACAGTAGTGCGTTTTACAAGTGGGCGGGGGTAGTGCTTTCGGATGAGGTGCATAGGCTGTCCGCTCCAACATGGTCGCAAGTGATTATCCAGTTTCCGGCTAAGGTTCGTATGGGTCTGACTGCTACTCCCCGTCGCAAGGATGGAATGGAGCCGGTCTTTTTTTGGCACGTTGGACCGATTATCTCTTATGCGGGTAACGATAGATCGACTTTGGATGCAGTGGTTAAGGTCGTGAAATGGCAAAAGCGTGTACCGGGCTATTTTTTGATGCGTAATGGGATGTTCAATCGCTCAAGGTGGATTACAGAACTTGCAAAGGATAAGGACCGGAATTGGATGCTGACTCAGTTCATACTCAAAGCCCTCTCCAAAGGGCGCAAAGTTTTAGCGTTGTCTGATAGGTTGGATCAATTGGATATCATAAGGCGGTTGGTATCGTTAAAATGCAATCCGGGTACTGAGATTGATTATTACGTTGGCGGGCGCAAGCGTAAAGAATTAGCGGTAGCGAGTGGGGCTGATTTGTTGCTTGGGACGTACCAAATGGCCGCTGAGGGGCTTGATATCCCTGACTTGGATACTTTGGTCATGCTCACACCTAAGAGCGATGTAGAGCAAGCCGTGGGGCGTATTCAGCGTGTATCGGGACCGGGCAAGCCCGTACCCGTGGTTATAGATATAGTGGATACGGCAATGGGGCAAGCAATCGGCATGGCAAAAGCGAGACACAAAATCTATTTCAAGATTAAGGCAAAAGTTTTGAATTAGGTTGACAAGGCTTTTTAGGAGTGTTATAGTTGTGCAAACCTTTTGAAAGGGGGTAGCGGTGAAAATACCGAAAAATCAGATCAAAGGCGTTAAGCCGGTCAATACGAAAGAGGAAAAGCCCAAAGAGGAAAAAGCCTCTGAGGAAAAGCCTGAAACCGAGTCCAAAGACCCTGAGTTGTCTGAGGATGTAGATACGTCCGTATTCGATAAGGTAGAGGGCATTGGTCCTGAAACCACTGAGGATGATGCGGATGATCCGGGTGACGATGCTGAGGGGGATGATCCGGGCGGGTTGCCGGATGATGAGCCGGATGATTTTGAGATTCCTGCCAAGATGAAAAAGATTGGCAAAGAGGATGGTCAAAAACCGGCTGAATCCAAGCCAACTGAAACGGCAAAAGAGCCGGAAACCTCTGAAAATAAAGAGGAAAATCCGGTCAAGCCCGTGGACAATCCAACGGTCAATCCGGGTCCGGTAATGACGATGCCTACTCAGATTGAGGTAGCACGTCAATTTAAGAAAGACGGTACTTGGGTAGAGGGTAAAGGCGATTCTGAGACTATCAAGGTCAAGGCGTTCCCTCTTACGGGCGTTGCGCTTGTGGGATATAAAAACGGTTATACCGCAAGCATGAAAGAGCTTGGACGTGATTTTGAATTCGCACGGGTTGACGTGTCCATTCAGGTGCCTTGTTTCTTTGAGGAAATTGAGGGTGCCTATCAATTTGCTTCTAAGTTTTGTGAGGATAAGCTTGCCAGTGAGTTGACTCGTATCTATGAAGGGGATGAAACCCCGGCTGAGGATGCTAAAACCGAAACACCGGCAACGGCTGAGGCGAAAGCTGAGGAAAAAGCTGAGGAAAAGAAAGCAGTGAAACCGTTGAAACTTCCAACGGTCACATAATAACGGCAAAAAGTCATAAGGGGGTATTATGACTCATTTTAATGATGCTAAAGGTGCTTTACAACATGCGGATAAGGTAGCAGTCCTTACCGGGGCGGGGATATCGGTTGAATCCGGTATTCCTGCATTCAGAACGGATGCGGATGGTCTTTGGAAAACCTTTCCAATGCACAAGGCAAGTCTGAGGTACTTCAAAGAGAATCCGGTTGATTTCTGGAATTCTCTTGGGGCGGTTGGTAAGTCCTTTATCGGTGCCAAGCCGAATAAGGCTCACTATGCCCTTGCTGAGTTGGAAAAAAGCAAAGCGGTGACGATTATCACTCAGAACATTGACGGTCTGCATACTGAGGCGGGATCAAGCAAGGTAGTAGAGTTTCACGGGAATGCACGGCAACTGGTTTGCTTGAAATGCAATACCTATCATCCAATGCCGGATATCGAAAAATTCCTGACTGAATTCTTTACTCCTACTTGCCGGAAATGCCGGTCATTTCTGAAACCGGATGCGACTCTTTTTGATGAGGGTATCAAGTCTGAGGCGGTCTTTGGTGCTACTCAAGCCGCCGCTGCGTGTGACGTTATGCTCATTGTGGGTACGTCCGGTATGATTTCACCGGCAAATACCTTACCGGGGGCAGCGTCTAAAAACGGGGCAACGGTCATTGAGGTGAATCCTTCAAAGACTCCGTACACGTCTGAGGTGACTGATTATTTCATTCAGGGCAAGGCGGGGGAAATTCTGCCTGAGTTGCTTGGAGGCGTATGAGCGTAAAGCCGAAATTGGTAAAGAGCTTTGACTACAAAGGGTACAAGTGTCTTGTCGTCTTAAACACTATAGGGCATTTCTGCGGTTATGTGGAAATGCCTGTAGATCACCCTTTGGCGGGGGAAAGTACGGCTGACTTTGAGAGTGACTTAATGCGTATCGAATGTCACGGGGGGCTTACCTTTGGTGGGGATAGGTCCATATTTGGTGAATCCGGCTCTTTTATCGGTTTTGATTGCGGGCATGGAGGGGATGGTAGGGATTACGATTTCCTTAAAGAGAGTGGGATGAATCCAGAGGTCATAGCAAGCCTCAAAGAATCAGACGCTATTTGGGGCAGTGAGTTAAAGCAATGGACTGAGGATGAGGTTGCGGATGAGTGTAGGGGCATTGTGGATCAATTGAGAAAGATAGCTGAATCCAAGATAGCGAAAGTGAAAACCATATGAAAGTCTATCCAGTAAAAGACCCGTTTGATGCGGTTGTGCGTAAGAAATACGGTGACGGTACCTTAGTGCCTCTTTCTGACTTCCCCTCTTTGAAACGAATTCCTACCGGGATATTCGCTTTGGACGTGGGGTTAGGGGGTGGAATACCTCTAGGTAGGACTACATTGATTTGGGGCAACCGGTCTGCGGGAAAATCCACCCTTTCAGGACACGTCATAAAACAAGCCCAATGCCTTTGCCGGTATGATGGTTTGCCTATCGGAAACCCGGCTGTAGAGGGCTTTTCCAATCTACCAATCAAGCCGTCATGGACCGACCCGAAAGGCAACGTGATTTCCACGGGGGAGCTATACACTACCCAAGTTCCCGTTGATCCTGACAAACCGAGAGGTAAAAAAGAAAACCAAGATATACCGGTAGAGCAAGCTGCCTACAACGTGGTAACGGATGAGGATGGAAACGAGCAATGGACGCTTGAAAAGGGTTGGAAAGAGAATCCATACCAAGAGCCTATGCGGGTGCTGATAGCGAATGTAGAGGGTGTGATTGATAAAGAATGGGTTACGCAATTGGGGTGCGACCCGTCCGGTATTTATGTCCTGACTATCGAAACCGCAGAGCAAACGATTGATGTTGTGGACTCAGCCTTGAGAGAGGGTTTTGCGGATTTGGTGATTGTCGATTCGCTGGCACAGATGACTCCGAGCTTTGAAGTAGAGAATAGTGCTGAGAATAAGTCAATCGGCAAGCTGGCAATGCTGGTAAATCAGGCTTTGCGGAAATGGGTGTCTGCAATCGTTTCCCGCCGGGATACCGTACACCCCACACTGTTGCTCATTAATCAGGTGCGGCAAAAGGTTGGAGTTATGTATGGATCACCGGATATCAAGCCCGCCGGGGTGGGACAGGACTTCGCTCCGTCTTGTGAGATTCGTTTACGCAGCGGCAAGAGGGAGAAAGAGGATTTTGCGCCGGACAACGTGGGAGCCTACCTGAAATATTCCCGGACCAATTTCAAGATCGAAAAGAACAAAACTTACCCGCCTCTCACTGCGGGGCAGTATATTACAGCACTTGCTCCGGTTGACGGGTGGGTGCCGGGGGAGATTGTTCAAATCCGTCAAATTCTGGAAACGGCCAAAAAGTTCAAGGTTCTCTACAAGGATAAGTCAAAATGGATTTTGGGGGAGCGGTCCTTTAAGACGCTGAATGAGATTGTAGCGTGGGCTAAAGCAGAGCCTA